TCATAACCCCTGTGTAAACTTTGATATCTACACCTTTGACTTTTGTGTTAGAATGCTTATTTGAAATACAAGCTTCTACACTGTTGATTGCTTTTACGATGCGATCATCTAAGATCTTCAGTTCCGCTAATGCTTTATGTACATTCATTTTTTCTGTTGTCATAATAAATACCTCCTGAATTTTAAATTTTAATAGTTACTATTTTCTTTTGTTCAACAGTAAACGCTACTTTACTGTCAGTTCTCTTATGAACTTCTTATCATTCATTTCTGATAAGATCATCCCTCATAACTGATGAATCAGTTGCTTTCGCAGTACAATCGCTTTACTACTATTCACGTTTTTATATATTTTGGGGACAATTGGATTTTAAACCAATTTTGTTACCATCTCAGGATCACAAATATGATACGGTTGGACTCGAACCAGCGACACGAGGATTTTCAGTCCTCTGCTCTACCAACTGAGCTACATACCATACTAAATTTTCATGCATGACCTGTCGTGCTGCAGTCACAACAGGATTATGTGTTCTTTGATCAGCTCAATTCACTACATTTTCTCTAAAGCTGAATGTTTGTCTCATTACAAAACATCTCAAAAACTATCTGTCTTTCCAGCGCCATCTGATTCTCACTACCAAATCAGCAACGGCTCTTTACTATTGAAAATTAGAGCTCTCAAAAGTCACTCCTTCGTCAGGAGAAATGGAAACTCTGGGACTCGAACCCAGGACCGACCGGTTATGAGCCGGTTGCTCTAACCAACTGAGCTAAGTTTCCATAGTGGGTGAACTTTGAAAACACCCACATATAAAAACGTAACAACTATAATGATTGATTTGTAATCATGTCAGCTACACAAACAATCGTCATTGTTTCACTTGCCCTCTCACAATTCCTCTACCTCGCTGACTCAATTACTATTTTTGCTTTATAACTAATTTACACATCTGCTTAACCAGATCATCCTCCAACTTCCCACTTACAACCTCATTAGCACAAAGCACATCTATATAAATGTTTCGTACATCCAAACCATTGCTACCAATGTACTGTGTTCCCTTTCTCGAACAGGTTCCAGTTATTAAACCATCCAAATTTTCACTTAAGTTTTATCTATATTCGCCATGAACATAAGTAGGTATACCTTAGTTCTATTGGTTACCTCTTTGGCCTTCAGAGCTAACCTAGAACTACGGGGTAGATGGGACTCGAACCCACAATCCTGGTGTCAAAGACCAGTGCCTTACCGTTTGGCCACTACCCTCTATAGATACCTATGAAGGTATCTATATATAGATTATTTACACTGCATAATGCAGCTCTTTACTTTTTGCTCTTACAAAAGTCATATATGCTGGTTTCATTGCTTTGATAATCTTTTCATCTTCTTCATTATTGTAGTAATTATCACTTTCTAATTTAATATCATTTCCAGATACATAGATAATGCCTTTTTTATGATCAAACTCACAATCAAGAACTTTACAAGAAGCATCTACATAGGTTCCTTTAAAGCAGAATTCTGGTTCAATCGTTGCGCTCTTATCAAAGAAATCAATAGCCGATTTTGTAGTTGCTTCAGAACCATCTTCAAGATGTAAAATGACTTCATATGTAATACTATTCAGATTAATAATGTTCAAATCTTTGATTGCTATCTCAAAAGGCTCCCCAAAATTCAACTCGAATGCAATTGCTCTTAAGCAGTCATAGTTTAAATCCACTTTGTGAGCAAAAGAAATTACTTTTTCAATTTCGCTGTAATACTGTTTATCCAATTTGTCTTCTAAGTATTCTGTAATTTCAACATCTGACGGATACTCAAATCTAAAATGGTAGTGGAATCTTCCAGGTCTGTTTACTAAATAACTATTTAACGAGTTGAGGTCATTACAAGTAATCACAAACATTTTCTTCCCTTGAGACAATCCATCAAACAATGTAAGCATTTCTGTTTGAGGATCTGCCATGCCATCAGCAGCTTTAATACTGCCAAATGTTTTATCAAATTCATCAAACAGTATCATTACTTCCTGTTCAATTTCTTCTATGAAACTTGCAATTCCAGGAATATACGTGTCTACAATGATAACTGGTAAACCAACTTTTGTTGCTTCCACAGCCAATGTCTTTGCAAACAATGATTTGCCGATTCCTTTATTGCCTGACAGGATAACGCCAAGGTTCTTTTCTGCTTTTGGAAAAGCCTTAAGAACTTTTTCAACCTTACTCATATGTACTCCGTAGGTTTTTTCTTTGATTTCTATGTCTGCATATTTTTCTAAAAAGAAACCAGAATTCTTTTGAAACCTCACGACATAGTTCTGAGCCGGAAGCTTGTCGAAAGTTTCTAATGAATCGTCGTAAGTTCTAAATGTGTTTCCTACCTTAATAATTCTCATTTTTCATTCTCCTGTTTTATATCATTGTTTATATCGAAAATCAATGCCCTTTAACATCTGCTTCATGTAATAGCATCACATCTGAAAACATCTGTTTTCCAATTAAATACTTATCTTTATTCTTTGCCTTGTTTGATTGTGACCATGATAAATAGGGATGCATATGATAATAAATCAAATTTGCTGTATAAAAAGCATCATATATATCTTTTCCTGTAAGTGCACCGGAAAAATCAAAACATGTTAAACATTCATAAGCTCCAACACAATGATGCTGATAATAGTGACAGTAATCATCCTCTTCACCTTTTCCATTAATTCTTGATTTAGTGAAAAGCTTTCCAATATCATGGAGACAGGCCGCCACCCATAAATTTTTTTCTTCTCTAGGTACTCCTTCTGAAACCTTTTTCAAATGTTCATAAAGAGTAAGAGAATGATGTGGATTCTCTTGATCGAAGTCACGAGCCATATCTATTAATTCTTTTATATCTTTATGATCATCTTGTACAACTCTAATTTCATTGAACCCTTCATGGTACATTGGTGGAGAAAATACTTTCCTCATTCTTGTAATCACTTCGTCTGGAACTGAATTTTCCCTTTTTGAGTTGTCCTTTAAACATTTTTCATACGTTTTCAAAAACATAATACATGTTTTATAAACATGTTTAGGAACTCCTTTTAAAAAATGCACTCTTCTTTTCTTTACCAAATTAGTAGCATCATAAATAACCGAATGCATTTTCAAATCTTCCAGTATTCTACGATGCAGTTCTTCAAATACTTTACTGTTGTCTGCGTCATCATAATTATCTTCATACATTTCTTCTCTGAGTTTATCAGAAGAGTGCACTATATAATCAGGATGAGTTTCTGAATACTCTTTAGCCCATGTACTTTTACCGGAAGCAGGTAAACCTACCAGCATAATTAATTCATTCATTATGTAATCTCCTCTATTTCTTTGCAAATCTTCTCTGCTATTTCTTTAGATATGTACTTCTGATTAAAAAACTCTTGTCCAATATCTGATCTAATTCGATATTTTTGATTATCTAAATTAGGCCTCCCTTCCCCGTTTACAATTTGAGGTAATGAAGCTGTCTGAAGATAATCTATATAATATAGATCTTCTTTTATACTTCTTCGTTTCTCTCTAATTGCTTTTTTTATTTTATAGGCCCAATATCCAGAAGTAACATTCAGTTTATTAAATTCTATATAGTGATCAAGATCCTGAGATATAAGCTCCAGTTCCTTTAGCTGTTTTTCTAAAGGTTTTCTATTACCTAATATTTCTTTAATAGGCAATATGCTGTCATCTATTTTCTTTTTATAATCACCAATCTCTACAAGAGATTTATTCTGCTGTACAAAACCAACTCTCTCATCAACTGATGTTACTTTCCAAGGGGCGTATATGCTTAAATTTTTAGGAATTGTTGATATCCTGTTTAAAGCTTTCGGTACATTGTCAAACTTCTGAGCAGATTTTAAATCCACCACATGAGGAGGACTTCCATGTTTAAACACCAAATAATTTCCAGGATATTTTTCACTTTCTAAAACATATCTCATTTTCCTCTTCCTTTTGTGATATATGTATTATAACATACTCCGTATTCTGTGTCAACAAGTTTTTTTACAAACTTGTTTATTGCTTGAAACTGTTCTCCTTTCTCTTAACTTGCTCTAAGTATACCATAGTCATTCTACCTTGTCAACACTTTTTTTTACAAACTTGTTTAAAAATTCTTTTTCTGAAATTATCGGGATACCAAGCTGCATAGCTTTCACATTCTTGCTACTCTTTGACAATGTATCATTATTAATAAGGTAGTTAGTTTTTTTAGTTACTGATCCTGTGACTTTACCTCCAAGAGACTCTATTTTCTCTACTAGAGCTGCTCTATTGGCAAACTCGGTGAGTGTCCCAGTAATACAGAATATTGCCCCATTCAAAACATCTTTTACCGTCTCCTGAGAAATTTCTTCAAACTGGAATTCCGCAGCAAGCTCAGTTATGTATCTTTGATTTTCTTCAAAATAATTTTTCAAAGAAGAAGCTTTCGCAAAACCAAAGTCTTCCAAACATGTAAAATCATACTGAGAATCCATATCTTTAATAAAGCTATCAAAAGCTGTTTTTAACCCTTTTTCTCTTGCTCTCTTCTCTTCAACAATGTTTAGCTGCTTACTAACACTTCGACCGATTAAAGGTATGGACAGCCCATAAAGGAATTTAGGCAGAGTTGTCTTGCGGCATTTTTCTATTGATTCCAGGATTTTATCAACCTTTTTTGCTCCTAGCCCTTGTAATGTCACTAACATTCCCCGGCAGTCTTTTAGATAAAATAAGTCTAAAGGCCCTTTAATAAATTCTTTCTCTATTAATAGACTCAGAGTAGATTTAGAAAGCCCTGTAATATCATGTGCTTCTTTGCTTACAAAAGTACATAATTCACCAAGAAGTTTCCCTTTACATTCAAGGTTCATGCACTGAAGCTCTTCTGTCTCATTTTCACCTGTAATTTTTACATGACCACCACAAATAGGGCACTTGTCAGGCACAGTAAACAATTTGTCACCGTTTCTGGTCAAATTCTCTGCGATCTGCGGAATGATCATGTTTGCCTTATATACCGTAATCGTATCTCCTACTGACAGTTCATAACTTTTGAAAATGCTCACATTATGTAAACTAGCTCTTTCAACAATAGTATCATCTATTTCAACCGGATCAAAAACTGCCACAGGTGTCAACTGTCCAGTCTTTCCCATGCTCCATTCCACATCTCTAATTACTGTTTCAAACTTATCATCTGCAAATTTATATGCCAATTGTGATCGAACATGATGTGATGTGTTTCCTAAGCTTTCACTATAATCAATATCATCATATGAAAATACGATTCCATCAATAGGAACATCTTTTTCTCTTGCGGTTTTTCTAAGTTCTTTAATATTCTCTTCAATATTATCAACTTTTACCCAAGGGACCACTTCAAATCCTAACAGATCTAATATCTGTAATCTTTTCATGAAACTATTTCCATCTATTCCACGAACGGCCTTCCAAGCAATGAACTTGATTTTTCTTTCTTTTGTAACGGAGTTATCAAGCTGTCTAACAGAGCCAGCAGTTAAATTTCTGATATTCTTAATACCATTATCTTTAATATATTTTTCTAATTCTTCACCAAAAAGTCCCTTTCTTTCTCCATCTTTTTTCAGATCAATATCTTTTAGCTCTTTAAGATAAGTATAATGATGGATTTCCATGACAGCTTCTCCATCAACTACTACTTCATCTTTATAAGGAATTTCCTTTGGAAGATTTACAAAACTGTTTGCTGTATGTAAAACATTCTCTCCGATGATTCCATTCCCTCTAGTTTCTGCAGCAACCAATTTACCATCTATATATTTTACTGAAATAGTAAGCCCATCCATTTTTAGCATGGCTAATCCTGGCAAACCATTCATAAAACTTTCAACTTCATTTATATCCTTTGTTTTGTCTAAGGACAACATTGGATGATCATGTTCGACTTTTTCTAACTCACTAACTGTTTCTGAGCCAACATTGATAGTGGGACTGTTGGCTAAAATAATACCTGTAACTTTCTCAAGTTCTTTAAGTCGATCATATTTTTTATCATATTCATAATCAGAAATTAGAGAAGTATCTTCCATATAATACGCATGAGCATATATATTTAATTCTTCCACTAATTCACGCATTTCTTTTAAAAGCACTCTTCTTCCTCCATTTTATACAATATAACATAATCTTTACCATGAACAAATTTTTCCCCTTCTCCAACTGGAACCTCTTCATAAAGCTTCGGCTCCAGTCTTATGTAGGAATCTCCGGTTTCTACTCTTACAACATCTCCCTCTTCATATATATTTTCAATTACAAAGTTCATCCACCCCATTTCCATGCCATTTATGTGACAAATTAATCCAATTCTCTCCTCAGTTCCAAAACATTCATAAAGTCTCTCTAACACTGCAATCCCTCCAATGTTCGAACGCTTGTTCGCTTGTTATGTTTAAATATTACCACACACAGCAAATTAAGTCAATCTATGTGTGGTATTATCTATTATAAATAACTATAAAATTTATTTTTAAGAGTTCCTTTGCCATAAGAACTTATATTATAATTTGAACTAACCATTTCAACATACTGGCTTTCAAAGATATCTTCCTTAGAAACATTATATTTCTTCATTATTTCTCTAAACTGCTCTACAATTCCGGCTGTATAGAGTCGAGGAATAGTCAGATACGGAATATTAAGCTCTTTTCTAAGCGCAATTAACCTATTTGTCAGTCTTAGATTTAAAGCTTCTAATGAATCACTACGTGTATTATTCCTGGAGTTAACAATATTCCCCTTCATACTTAATAAAGAAGCAGTTCCAGTAAAAGATATATACTCCTCCTCTTGTGAACTAACTTTAGCCAAGTCTACCAGCGTCTCTGACAAAGTTTTTTCCTCTCCGTTTTCGAAAGTAAGGATATTACCATTCAACTTACTTATTTTAGCTCTTAAAAGCTCACCGGGGGCTTCTGTTCTTACTCCTTCAAACAAAGCCAGAATTAAAAATTTATCAGAATAGTTTCTAATTTTAGAAATATCCTTTAAAACCTGTTCTCTGCTGGGACACACCGCTCTCTCCTTATTAAGATATTTCTGTAGACTTTCAATTTCCATATTTATTTCATCATAGTGATTTATGTTGTCTATAGATATGTTGCAGGAACAACACCAGTCAGCATATTTCCGTAAAACACTTATATTTTTCCTTAAGGCATTTATTGATGAGGCTGCAAATGTAGACAACAATTTATCTATTTCAGAAAAAGTAAAATCACATAAGTCCTTGTTAAGTAAGTCCTCATAGTCTTCCGTTTTGTTAAAAAGAGCTTTCGCACTTTGTGGAGTTTGTCCGAGATCTTCTACTACATGTCGCAGATATTCTTTCTTCCGTTCTTCATTATACATAATCACACCTCCTCAAATAAAGCTTTTATTTTATTTACTTTCATGTTTGTAACACTATTAATAATCGGCACATCTTTTCCTAATGCACTTTCTATTTTTTCTGCACATTCATATGCATCCTTTGAGATAGATGAACCATATAACACTACTGGCATAGTGGTGTCATCAAATACAACATCTGGATTATTCTCTTGAACTATCTTCAAAATATTTATGATAAATACCGCAGTTTTGATACACTGACTCCGGTTCATATTTTTAGTTTTAAGAATAAACTCCAATAATGAAAACAAAGTAGCTCTGTCTATTTCTCCTCTATGTGCTCTTTCAATTTTACCTCTTACTGGACTATCCAATGTATTGTTTAGTTTGTCAATAATTATATTAGTAGGAGACGACTTATCCATAGAAGCTAAGTAACTTTTAGAAATCTTATTTCTCTTATCTTCCTGCTCAATATACTGACATGCTTTGTCTTCTGTAAAATTCATGATATTCAGGATAAAATTAAACTGAAAATCAGGATTCTTAATTTTCGTGTTTATTGCAGCTCTAAACCGGTGAAAACCATCAATGATGTCAAATTTACCAGAATTAAGTATCAATTCTGATTCAACAATATCAAAATCTACCTCTGGATCATCAACATTGAGATTAAGAGTTAAAGCATTGGGTACAAATTCTCCCTTGCTCATTAAACCTTCAATAGCTTTTACTGATGAAGAAACTATATCAATTGTATATGACACATCTTGTCCTCTACGTCTCTGTTTAAGTTGACGCTGAGTCCTTGGATTGTATATTATAAGCTGGTTATCATAAAACTCTTTTAGTAAATCAATACTTATTTTTGTCACCCATTGATCTTCAGCTATCTCTATCACTGGACTTATTCTTATTGGATAAATATCTGTTTTTAAATAATCTGCCTTTAGGCTCGAAAATCTTACTATTTCCTTATCAGAAAAATATGTTTTCATTTCCATATTTGCCCTAAAAACATTATTAAACGCATCAATAAGCCAATACATTTCATTGTCTGGAATCTCATCTTTACTTTTCGCTCCAATGATATACTGCATATATTCAATATCTGAATATTCATATTTTTTCATAAGAAATTTTTGTACTTCTCTCTTGTAATATGAATTTTTCTGGATTTGAGAAAAATACTTATCCAGTATCTCATACAGGTTTTCACTTCTTAACATTTTGCAACCTCCTTTCTTGTATTATATCATTGTTTAGAACTTATTTCAATAAACTATTTACATATTTAGCAGCTTCAGCATTAATGGGCTTTCGAACGATATATCTTTGTGTCGTGTCAGGTCGAGAATGATTCATTAATTGCTGTACATATGCAATGTCTCCTGTCTGATCATATAATAATGTAGCAAAAGTACTTCTAAATTTATGAGGAGTAATATGTTTTTCAAAATCTGCGGTATATGCCTTAACTAAATCTCTCACTGATTTGTCAGTGATTCTTGTTCGTCTGTTAGAAATAAAAAGAGCATTACAATCTCTTTTGTTCAAAAGTTCTGCACGTTTTACTACCCAATTTCTTAAAATATCCATACTATCATCATCAAGTTCACATTCATAAGTATTTCTGCGCTTATCAGTAACCCTAATAATCTTCTGATCCCAGAGTATATCTTCCATATTAAGTTCTGTAAGCGCAGTAACACGAATACCAGTTACCATAAGAAGAGTAAATATAGCAAGGTTTCTTTCCTTCCATGCTTCTCTTCTTGCGTTGGCCCTTTTTGTACCAATAGAATTATCATTTATTCTTTCAACAACTTTTTTCAACTCTGCGGCTGTCATTGCAACCTGTTTAAGCGGATCTTTTACAGAAACTCTTTTTATGCCACAATCAAAAGGGTTCTCTGAAATCATTTTCCTACTTAACAAATAATCAGCAAATGATTTTAATGCCGTATAAGTAGTTGCTTTAGCGCTATCTGAACTATATCCTCCATCTCTTCCTCTTAAGCAAGAGAGATAAGAGTTTACATTGTCAATAGTCATTGCTCCATTACAATCTTCTATTGATTCTATAAACCCGTTTTCTTTCAAATAGTTCATAAACCTAACAGCCGTCATAGTATAATTTTGCGCAGTAAGATATTCGCATGAATTGAATAGACCATTATAATAACCAGTGAAATATTGTGGCTTATCCCTAAGCAATGCTCTCATCTTGCTTTCTGATTTATATTTATGTTCTTCTCTTCCTTTCATGCAATTCACCTCACCATCTAAATTTGTGGTCTAATCCACTTCCACTAATTCCATGTTTATTTCTTTGTTCAAGGATTTCTTTTCTTACTTTTTCATGCTTTGAATGAAAATAAGCTGCTGCTACCGCCCACATTGTTATCAGTAGACTCAAACCAGAAAGTCCAGCCATTAACAGTACAAATGATATTATTCCTAATATAACTATAGTCTTTGCATCAGACTCGTCCCAAACATCTACATGCTTTGCTGCCTTGGAATCAGGATCACTTGTTTCCCCCCATGTCCATGGATTCGGCAAAGGTATTGGCTCATAGTCATCCCTCACTACAGCAATAGGGAATGGATAAGCTTCTTCCATTTCAAAATCTAATGAGTCTACTTCTACTCGGATAGTACAATTGGGATGATAGTTCCAAACCTTATTCCCAGTTCTTACTACTTGAAAAGTTCCTTGCTGACCGGGCCTCAGTGCTTTTTCTGTCAGCTCAACTTCTTCATGTATAGGATATAGATTGAACCCGTATTTTTCATCCCAATTGTTTTTATTGTCTTCAGTAACTTTGAGCAATAATAAACCTGTATTTTGCTTTGCGTCTGTCATTTGTACCGGAGGCCATTTAGCATATTCATGCGCACTTTCATAAATTTCTTCCAATGTTTTGCCAGGTACTCTATATGTCCAACCTGGCTTCATATCTCTTACTTTAACTTTCTTTCCCAAATTCACCTTACCTTTCCTTGATACAAAAAGATGGCTATTTACAGTTTATAGTATTTATGTAGTTTTTTCAATAGGTCTCCATCCTACAACACACTTATCTGTCCAATTTCTCCATTCATAATTTCCATATTTTCCTTTAACCATTATATCTTTTCTTATAGCTCCATCTTTTAAAAGAATTTCTACTTCCTTATACAGTTCAGGAAAGTCTCCCCATTCTGTGTGCCAACTCGTATTTTTACCTTCTCTACCTTTCAATTCTATTTAGCATTTATTTCTTATAGGGCTCACTGTTATATTTCCATGCTGTTATTTCTACTCTAACTTCATCGTCGGTTAACGACCAATACCAATCTCCATCATTTCTATACGCAAATGCATCACAATAAGGCTCATGATCGTTATATCCAATATATGTTACTTGTACATCTTCCATATCATCTGGTAATAAACCAGTACTAATGGGAGTCCAACTATTATTTTTCATATTATTCTCCTATGTAACTAACCCAAACTCTTTAATAAGTCTCTGCACAACCATCCGGTTACATTTCTTATAAGCAATAGACAATGTTTTCTTTACACCTTCTTTCTTATAAATTGAATGTCCACCAGTACAATGATCTAGTTCCCAGCCATTCTTTAGAATGATTCTCTCAACTTCTCTTCTGTTATAAGTTTTCATATTTCACCTTCTTTCATTTAAATATCCATTCAATAATAACTCTTGCTATAACTCCTATTAAAAAATACTGCAATTTTATCCCCTTATTTTTATTTGTATTATAAGAAATATCCAACTGTTTTATCCTTTGGCTTTCCCCAAATAGATTCGTATAGATACTCTACCGTACTAGGTGCAATTCCATGATAGTTACACAATTCTTTAAATACTTCATATTTTGGTCTGGCATCAATATCTTCAATTATTTCTTCTAACGAAGTTTCAACATAATCAGAAGTAACACCATATCCAGGAATAGGTCCATACATATAATCTTTTAGCTCTTCATAAATTTCATCACTGTATTTATGACCGTTATTATTTGATTCCTCTGATGTTAATATTGTTGCTCCAGTTTCTTCTGGTTCAGTTTCTTTAGACTCTTTTTTTTCGTCTTGAATAATTTCATCTGCCTTGAACAGAATAATATTGTTCATATGCCACTGATAGTCATCATCAATACACGAATCAAATGAATTAACTTCGAATACATCATCGTCAGTTATGTCAATATTAAAATCATTAGCCATTTTAGCTGCTGAATCTAACATTTGATTTCTACATTCTTCCAAAGTGCCAATTTTTTCTACATAGAATCCAACACCATCATAAGCATGATGATAAATGCAGAGGTAATCCCCGTCTTCTATTTCAATTTCATGAATAGTGTAAACATAGAACTCTCCGTCTCCAAAAGAATAATCAATACGCATGATCTGGTCGTCGGATCCGTCTACATTTTTATATTCAAGCTCACTTATTACTTCTTCTCGGCTTTCCTCTGTAATACTGACTAAGTTGTCTATAACCCATTTATGAGCCGCAAAAGCAGTTTTGAAAAAGTAAAAATATGGTTCTCTATAATGTTCACTATCCAATGTACATAGTAAATATATCTTCATTTTTCACCTCCACTGTTTCTTTCTTTTACTCTGCATCTTCCAACCTGACACTTTTGATCCTCTTACATGATCCCATGAATCTGTTTTTCTTTTTGGCTTTATAGGTTTGAGAGTAATACCATATTCATATTTAATCTCTTTTATTTCTTCTGGTGTAATACTTTTACGCTGATCCGACTCTGTTGAAGCCCGATGAATATTCCATCCATGATGTTTATGATATGTACGATAATATTTCTTCTTATATTTCTTAGTAAGCTGATGAAAATCCCGTACATTACCATGATCGTCTATAATCAAATATCTGTGATATTCGTGAGTGCAAATCATAAAATCCCAATTATTATCTATTTTTAAATATTCATCATCAAAATAGTTAAATGAATGGTAAAAATTAATACTTCTCATACTGTATGGGAACTTTAGCTTAAAGTATGTATACAGTTCTTTAGTCCCTTCTACACATCCTACATATTCCCATGGGAGCCATTTGTATACGATCCATTTAAAATGACCTTCTGCGCATTTTGTACGCTGCATATAAATACGGTATTCTCTCATATCTACTCTCCTATTAACCTCTCTCAAGAAGAGAGAGGTTTCCTTTTATATAGCGCAAAGAAATCTATGAGTATCTTTTTCATACTTATATATTTTCCTTGTGAGGAAATCTTCTTTAGGTGTCGCTTCTTCCAACGTATCCTGTAAGATTATTGATAAGTCTACCGCATCAACAGCGTCTGCTTTATGTACCATTACCTCATGTACACTGGTAAACACTAAATACAAATCTGAATCCAGTACACCAGCAAAGCGTTCAGCCACACCGGGATAAAATATAGCTACCGCACCGTTTGTTTTCTTTGCTGTAGTTAGACAATTTCCAATAAGATCTTGGCTAATTGCTTCTTCTGTACCAGGACTCATAAACTCTTCTCCTTCATATTCCGGATTAAAGAGCATCTGATCCCATCTGTAAATTCTCGGTGGATACATACGTTCTGTGTTTCTTAATGCTTCTTCCAGAATATTGCCTTCACTTAAGGCCAAACCATCTTCTTTCCATTTCTCTACTACAGATTTAAAAATCTTAGTGCTCATAATGTTTCCATCACATTCAGACACCTTCATATATAATACCTGAGCAATATCACCTATTCTTTTATAAACAGCATTACTCAATTCTTTAGAATTATCATCATAATTAAGCAGCCTTATAAAAAGAGAATCTTTAACAGTTTCATAGTTCCAAATTTTCTTTGTTTTTTCATAAGAATTTTGTCCTTGTAAGTGTCTAATGTCTCTTACAGTACTATCAAGAATGGTGTCAAATGATGTTCCATTTAAGAATTCTCTAAAAAGCTCTTTTGTATGTATTCCACAGATCTCATAGGCATCATCATACTCTGCAAACTTCACCAGCAGTCTGTCTCCTGTCGGAGAAAATCTATCTCCATCTTTTGAAAATTCTATATTCTCAATAGGAATGTTGATAGCTGCACTTATTTTATTTTTAAGTTCTTCCACAAACATTTCATAGTTCATCATAACTAATCCCTCTCTTTCTTAACCCATATGGTTACATGAATACTCTGATATTTCTTCTAATCTTTCAACTACATAGTCAGGCAAATATCCACATTCTGAACATATACAAATTTTACCAAGAACATATAGGCATACCTTATCTTCTGGGATACCCTTTCTTTTGAATGATTCAGCCATAGGTTCGCACTCCTCGCTTCTATCTTTTTTACAATAGTATTGCGCAGAACATCTGTCACATCCATAAACAGCACCTTCAAAATTAGGAAAATACCAATCTAATATATCTGACTCAATTCCGTTGCCATTGTCTCCTGAGCATTCTATCATTTGTGTACTGAAATCAAGAGGGACATACGGATCATTGCAGGAAAAGTCTCTTATATAAAAAGGCGCATGAACTCCGATTTCCATTTTAGAAATCCAAAAATTGACATAGTCTTTGTATGTATCACAGTTGATCCAATCAATTACTCCCGGTAATTCTTCATAATGGTCAAGGCCAAACATCAATCTCAACTGAGTGTCAGCAATTTTTGTACAGTCCCACGATTTCTTTGAGTGTAAATATTTACCTCTTTTTTCAGTAACAACTTCAAACACATCAGGATAATATTCTTCTACATAGCTATACATTTCAGAACAAGATTTATAATATTGTTTATAAAATTCTTTTATTTCTTGATATGCTGAATCAATAGTTACTGTGTTGTCGTTTGCTTTGCCAATAATAAAACTTGAAGAACTACTATTAGTTACAAATCCGTTACGAATCTTCAATGGTATCGCCCCTTCCTATATCATATGCTCTTTTACAATACTTCCAATCATTACACAACGATCCATCCATTTTCTTGTAGCAATCTTTACACAGATACTCTCTGCTTTCTACGATTTTATTGAACTGTTCATAGTTTGCGTAGAATTCTTTCCGGTAGGTTCCATCTTCATCTTCAATAGTGCCTATATAGCCACCATCTGCTTCATCAAGAATGTCTGAATTAAAATATGGATACAGAAAGTCATAAATATCTTGCCCTAAATCATCACCTAGGTACATGTATCCTTTCATACAGAAGCTGGCAGTCAAGAACCACACTCCCTCTGAAAATTCTAATGTGTAAGTCGGATATAAAGCTCTATAATGATTCATCCATTTAGACTCTTTTAACTCTCTATGCTGTAACAGTGGTTTTATATCTCTATCACAGCTCCGCTCGCTTGCAAGCACTGATAAATCATGTAACAGTTCATCTGGAAGATTTCTTTTCAATCCGAAAATTAATTTTCCTTCATAGTAATTTCCCATTTTCTCCACACCCTTTCTAATACCTACATTTTTAATGATGACTAATAACAGCAAGACAACAATTCATATTCGGTGCAACATGATGTTCAAGGGTTGAATACATAAGACCATCATTGTCTGAATAATTAATCTCTACAAATACAGAGTACCCTTGCATATCTTCCTCTAACTCAGACATCCTATCTGTTATTGCTTTATTAAGCTTTTCCTGGAATTCTTCCGTTTTTCGTATTTCAAGTTTCTTACTATAAGGTACATAGAGACTGTTTTCTATCTCCCAAAGAGTCTGATAATAGATTTCTTCTGAATATCCTTCCAAAACATCTTCTCTATCCAACTTTGCAGCTTCCATTACATCTCTTAAGATTTCCTCAAAGTATTCTTCTTCAAGATTTTCTTTCTGCAGCTCCTCTTTGATACTTTCTTCACTCTTGAAACCAAGAATAAAGCTACTACTGCTGCTATTAGTTACAAATCCTTTTCTAATCTTCATGATCAATCCTCCCATTCGACATCTTCTCTAGCTACACCAATTAATAATAAAAACTTTTCCATGTCAAAATTATCCATAAGAGTATAGCCATGAATTTCATATTTAGTTTCTCTGATGTCCCATTCATCATAAAATGTTTCCATTTCTAATTCTTTTGCAACCTTAATATGATTTTTAATCTTTTCAATCTGATCGTCTGTTAAATCACTTTTAGCAATAGTAAAACTGGATGAGGAACTATTAGTTACAAAGCCTATTCTTAATTTCATACGTCCTCCTCTATAATTCTATAGTTATGTCTTTGAGCGTAAGTTTTTGTATGGGTATCACATGTAGCACAAGTATAGACCTCTTTATCCATTCCATTAAAGTCTATCTGGCTCATTTTCTCTGCCTTTACTTCTGCTTCAGATTGATTTTGTGCTTTTACAGCTATAAGCTCTTTAAAAAAAGTATCTATACATACTAAGTAGTATTCCTTAGGTTCTTCTGAAACTTCTTCGTACTTAGTACTAAGATCATCTGTATCAAAATCTATTGTTCCACTCTCCGGATCACAATGGATGTAACCATTCTTTTTCCCTTCAAAGTGAACAATACCATCCTGAGGCAACCGCTGCAGAGCTTCAATCATCTCTGCAACAGTTGTTCCTTCACACCTCACTCTCTTGTTAATGTCTAACATAAGACTCCTCCTTACTCTGTTACTTTAATGACGTAGATTTTATTTCCACGTTTAGCGTATTTAATAACTTCTTTTTCGCCTTCTTCATTGAGTCTCTTACAGCAATTCATTACTGCAGAAGCTCTTCTTTTAGCTTCAGCCTCATCATCGTACTCAAAGCACATGTTGACTCTACTTGTTTTCATAAACTCAACAATAGCTCTTCCCTCTTCTGAAGTAACAAGACCTCTTCTGTTTGCTCCTAACTCCTCAACCTGTACATCATAGCTCATTTTCATAATTTTAGTTCTCCTTTTCTTGTTTATTTAAAATTAATAATTTTAACGAATTTAGCGGCACCATAAAACATCTATTGACAGGATTAACATTCTCCATTACTGGATAGTAGACATGCACCCCATCATTTATTTGTTTTTCTCCAGTTAATGTAAAAATTCTATTTTCCCATCCTGGAGTAAAAGTGTTTTTCATAATAACTTGCAAACCTTTTTTATTCGGAATCATATTATAAACCCGTTTGCTTTCCAACAAAGTTAATTGGTTTACCAGTAACCTTGTTAATGCCATGTCCTACTACTTCTAAAACGTAATCTTCCCAGTAGTCACCTTTCTTCCAGTAGTCGGTATCTTCTTCATAATAGCCCTCAATATGCTTAACGACAAATTTTACAGTCCCCTTGAAGTCTTTGATCCAGGTAACCATCCATTTATTTTTTAAATGATAGTCAAATTCTGGATTATATTTCAAAACTTCATCTAATAAAAACACTGATACTAAACCAGCATCTGCACAAAACTCACCAATAGCTTCTTTTGTATCAGTGTCAAAAGTAGTACAACTCCAATCTCCATAGAGAGTATCTCTTGTCATATAGTGAGTTATTCCAAGTGCTTCCATATCCTCTCCGTAGGCACATGTTGCCCAATCATCATCTTCTTTCATGATATAACAAGGATCTGTAATAATAATATCTCCATCAAATTCCATTGGCTCTCCATCTAAATATGCGTCAATCCAATTTTTCTTAGTGTATTTATTAAATAATTCTTCAATTCCTGAGGATTCTGACAGTTCTTTATATTTCATATAAGTTTTCATAGAATCATCCACATATTTCATAATAAGTGCCATGTCTAATTCATGTATTGCAGTAGTATAACAAGGAGATTCGAGACAATCCATGATTTTCTCAAATTCCTTATCATCCAGATGCAGCTTTTCCCGAAGTATTTTTTCAATCTCAGGACGAACACTTTCACATTCTTTTATTTTCTGTTCTAACCAAGCTTTATCCATTCTTCTTCCCTCCTTCAATTTGGTTCATCATAGCTGAGTCCTACACTTTCCACATATTCATTTAATGCTAAAGACATATCTTCTTCCAACTCTTCTTTCCATCTATTGCTCCACCAATCCACATCTGCATCAATTCCAAGATATCCTATAGGTTCCCAGTCATTTTCAGTTTTAAAGCACATAAAATACTCAATAATTGGTTTGTATGCTGGCATTTCGCCAAACATTCCTAAAACAGAAATATTTACTTCAATATCAACATAACCTATTTCCAATACAGCTTTACCTATAAGAGGACCATTATCAAGATTAATTTGTAAATATTCTTCTCTTATATCTCTTATTAAAAGCTGGATTCCGTTGAGTCTAAAACAGTAATCTGAACGCTGTTTAGCTTCTTCAAATGTCATATCAACACCTCGAATATAGTTCAATTTCTATATGAATATACTTACCCATGTTTCCTTCTAAGATTTTTAACAGATCATGACCACCACATTTGAATTCTTCTTCAGTCCAAAGATATCCAGTATAATCACTATACCTATGATAATATTCAGACTCAGTGATTCCTTCCATTGATACAATCTTTGTCTCATCAATGTGATCCATATCAATAGGTGTATCTCCTGTAAGCATTTGAATACTTGCATATCTGTCAAGCCACCCGCATCGACTTTCCATTTCTTTTGAAAAAGCAAATCCATCATTAGATACAACAATTTCTTCACCAGAAAATCTTTTTACTTTCTGAATATTTTGTATTCCAATAATGCTATCAGCATCATCTCCTGTGTTTACCCACCCTACTTTTCCATTGAGAATAATAGTGTCCTCTAATTTATACCCTTCTTTCATGTCTATAATTCTCCTTTCTTTTCTCTATAGTATTCCTCAAATTGTGTTCTCCATATATAATAGAGTAATACTTCAAAGCTTCTAATAATGGAATCGGATTTCCATCTAAGAAATAATCATAACCATTACCGCATTTGTGTTGAGGATTTATAAAACTTATTTGACAGATACTGCAGTACGGAGACTTACAACAGAATTCTCTTAACTTGAAATATATTTCATATCTATCCATGTCTTCTCCTATAAATTAATGTGCTTAAAGGAAGTTCTAACATCTGGCTATTCCAACAATATCTTGCTTCTTTTATAAGATAAAGCTTATTTTCATGTCCTTCAAATGCGCTATGTATCGTAACTTTTTGACCACATAGTTTTTTCATTTGTTCATTGAAGCCACAGATGACAATTGGCATTCCATCCTCTTCCTGCGGCCGATATTCTTCTATTAAACGATCAAACGGTTTTACTTTATAGTGACCACCAATTTTAAGAACTTTAAGTTTACTTAGATTCATTGTTTATCCTCTCATATAGCTTTCTAAACTTTACAAAATCTTCTTGTTTACCTCCATTGTCAGGATGAGCTTTAACCATTGCGTAATGAACAGCTTCTTTTATGTCTGGTGTAGTAGACTTTAAAGTGCCAGGCTCCATTAATAATCTTACATACTCCCGGTATATGCTAGAGTACTTAAAACGTTGAATCTCATTTTGTCTTTTTAGTTCCTCTACTTCCATTTTCAAATTTATATTTTCGCTTATGCAAGCGAATAAAATTATCAATGTCACTATTAATACAGCACTTAGCCCAATTGTTAGCATAAATCTTTCTCCTCTTTTGTGCACAAGACAATTTCTCTTCTGATCGGGCATCCACCTAGACAATCACACTGACGACTACAACCTCTACAAGAATTTCTGAAATGGCTTCTGAAATCATCGAACACATCTGAATCCCATGCTTCCTGAATAGTGTGTTCGTTAAGATCAACTGCCCACTTAAGTTCCTGATTGTCAAAGCTACATGGCAGCATTTTCATATCTGACGTAATGTAACCAGAAAATCTTGCTCCTTCACACGGTTCCAGAGTAGAATTTAAAATCTCTTCTGTAAAATTCAACAGTCCAGGCACAGAACATGAATCAAATCCAATCTGAAATTTATAATCATGTTTATCAATCAAAGAGAAAAATTCTTTGACTCTTTCATCATCAGGAGACAATACATTTGCCTGAGTTCCTAAACCTACTGGTTTATGCAACAAGAAAATTACTGCATTGATACCATCAGGAAAATCTTCCTGCTGCAAATGTTCAATAGCTTCATCAATAGAATTCCGTCCAAGGACATAATGAATATTGGTAGTAACTCCTGCAGACACTAACATATCAATCGCTTTCCCTGTGTATTCACTTCTGTACCAAGATATAGCTACGGCTCCGCAATATTCTTTACATAAGGAAACAATTTTTTCATTGAATCCTAAACCGGAACTTGTAAAGTTTGGCACAATCCCTTGTAACCTACAATACTTAAGGATTTCTTCAAAATCTTCATGCTGGTCTACGTCTCCTCTGCCACCAAGAGCAAACTGAAATGTTTTTCCCTTACATTCATCTACTATTCTCTTGAAATTCTCAAGGGACATATTAGGCTCCTGTGTGTGTAATCCATTCTGATAGCACTGAACTCCTGACTGAATACACAAACCAGATGCCCCATGAACGCAATGTCCCATAACACCAATATCTAACAAAGCAGGAAAATTTCTCATAAATGGTTCCTTTCCTGTTGTCAAATCATCAGACCGGATATAGAATCCTGTCTCCGGATTAAATGTTTCTACAAAATTGTTTTTCTTGTCGTAATATTTATACATGAGTTTTTCTCCTTTGAATTATTTGTGCCAATAAACCGGCAGATGTAAGCATTTCTTCATCCCAGTAATAATGTTTTATTTCATCATTTAATTCCTTATTATTAGTTTCTAAATCGTAAGTAACACGAAAAATACCAGATCTTACATTCTTAATTGTAAAAATCATCCCACAAAACCAATTCATTTCTCTAGTAAATGATGATGGTGTCTTTATGCTACCGCAAGAATTAAGTCCATATTCTTTTTCCATTTGTTCCCAAGATTTAACTCTTACTTTCTGTCCTACTTTATACATTCCTGTCTCCTTGTGATTAACATTGATAAGTCTCCTTTTTCAAACATCTCACTTGTAAAAGTCCACGGAATTGCAGTCATTGTATAATAATAGGTATTACCAAGATTTTTTATAGTATCTATTCGTAATTTTTTCCCACAATATTTCTTCATTTCTCCCACAAAACTGCAATAATTGTTACATCGAATAACACCATAATAATTAACACCAAATTCTTTAACCATATCATCCCATTGACGAATCTGAACTATGTCTCCTACTTTGTATCGCTTCATATAAATCTCCTAATGGTGTGATCATGTCTGTAGACCACATATATCTACCGTTATCTTCTTCGATTCTAAAAACATTGTCGTATATAAAATATGAAACAGTTATAGTAGTTCCACAAAATCTACACATGTCTTTAACAAAAAATGCCAAACATGGTATATATATTTCATCCCCAGTTTGAGCAATTCCAAATTCTCTTTTCATATCATCCCAAGAACGAACTTTATACTTTTGTCCTACTTTCATTTCTCACCTCAATCATTTTTCGCAAACCAGATGTGAACAACATATTTTCAGTAAACAAAAATTGTTGTGAAATTTTCATATCTATCCCTTGATAAACTCCTTCATGATAAGGATACTTTCCAATTATACATATCTTGTCCCCACATAAAATCTTCATCCTAGATAAAAATAGTATTTCTCCGAAATCTAAAGCTCCTGAATAATCACCATTGGAAGCTTTTTTAAGCTCCTCCCAAGTTTTTAAATAATATGTTTTCCCTATTTTTAGCATAGTCTTTACCCAACCATCATGACATCAACTGCATTCTTAAATTTTCTCAGCATTTCTGGATTGGAAGAAATGATTTTCTTTCTTCTTGCTCCTGCTTTGCCATGTTTGTTAATATAACGAACTTCTAAATTATGCCAATTGATCGGACTCATTTCTCCCATCTTTTTGTATACTTTTCTATATGTAACCATTCCTCCGTTGCTCTTATCTCCATATTTTTCTACGAGAGGAGCAATAATAGAATCTGTTGCATCCTGATTACAGATTGATTTATATTTTTCATACAGATCTCCTAACGCAGCACTGAAGATAGATCTTAAAGTATCATTGGCATAGACAACATCATAAGTACTAATTTTACTTACTGGATTATATTTTTCTTTGTAATCTTTCACTTCCTGATCCCAACAGATACCGTAATTTTTATTCATATACTTATATACAGTTTTCATTACAGAGCCACGATCAGAGAACTTGTCACAAGTGGTAAGAGCATCAATCATCTGGTACATATCATTTTTCCATTTTTTACCAGGATTCTCTACTTTCTTCACTGGGATAGGTGTCGTAACAATTTTCTCCTGAACCATCATAGAAGCTAAACGCCCCATATCTTCAAAGATTTTATCTACTTTTCTTTCTAATACTTCAATTTTGTTATTGAAATCTGGCAGCTGTAACTGAATAACGTTTGGATTATTAACTTTTTTCTCAAGGAAAGCTGCTGCCAGTACATCTTTTGCTTTGAGCTGATATGCTACAAGTTTTTCTGCTATTCCCGGCATTTCCTTTTTCATAGTTGGAGTAATTGAGATTTTAGCCAACCATAATGGTAAATAATCTAATTGTAAGCACATAACATTCTGATTCCCGCCATTGGTAAGGAGGGTAAAATTTTGTACCCCCTTTGAAATTACTGAATCCGTTTGCATTTTTCTTCTTTCATATTTGATCCGGTTATCATCTAAACCGATAGCTTCACATACCCAGCGAGCACCAACCCAAATATTTCCATCAGGATCCTGTGCTGCTCTAAGAATATCTCCGTTAAACTCTACTTCTTTTGCTATTAATTTATCCATAATGTTTTCCTCCATTAATATAAGTTTTCTTGTATTAGCATTCAATTTAAAATTCCTCCAACTTCTTCTCAGCATCTTCACGGGCGAGGAATACGGTTTTTCCCAACTCAGCAACGTTAAATATTCTTTTCTGTCTATTTGTTTTGAATATAATGCTGTTGTCAGAAATTTCTATCTTTCTTATTCCTTGTCTTGAAATATCTTTTCCGACAATGATGAAAACAGAATCTCCAACCTTACACGGCAATCTAACAAGCAAGCCCTGTTCGTCTAAGTCTTTGTAAGATTTCAGTTCCTCTAACCATTCCGCAAGCTGTTCGTGTTCTTCTGCACATTTTATGCAATTAGCTTTTATATCATCGTCTACAGAATCAATTGACTCAAAATCTGCACCTCTATAATTCTTTTCTGCTACTTCTTTTGCATGAGAAATAGCATCTTCAAGTGTTAATCTCTCCATTATCATTCACCTCTTTCAGCTTCTCCACCGCCAGCTTTAAGGATTCCTTAATTTCACCTGTTATTCCGCGATATGGACTTTGAATTAACTTCTCAATATCTTCAATTGCTTTCTCTTCGGGTGTAGGAACTGTAATTCTACTTGATTTCGCAATTTCAAGAAGTTCATCAATGTTGTTTTTCCAGTTACATGTACTACACAACTGATTGTTGCACTTAGTGTTCTTTCTGCCAAGTACACATTCATCACAGTTACGTCTACCGCACAAAAAATCCACATTGAGATACCACTCAACAAACTCTCTTGCCGTCATTTCCTTTGTGCCGAGGAGTTCTGATGCTTCGTAGAAATCAACATTTGATCTGATACTCGCCTCATAAGTTATAACTTTGTCTTCATAAAATCTTAAAATGTCTGGAAAATGTTGTGCTAGTAATGGTTTACAATCGTATCTCTGAGACCAATTGAATCCCTGTTTCTCAGCTTCTTTAAGTAGTTTTTCGTTTTCTTCTTTCGTTCTGACTAACACACATGTATTTTTTAAATTAATCATCTTTTTTCACCTCTAATTTCTTTAAATCCTCAATACCCCAGGGTTCTTCATCTTCCCATTTAATAAAACTAAAGATATCACCAAAAATATCTGCCGATATCTGATAACTACCTCTTAAGCTCCAATAACAACTCCATCGTACTGGCTTTTCAGTGTACACATAAAGTTTATTGTTCCTATCTCTTGCAATATATTTACTTTTTGGTAAAAGCAGATTAAGAAAATTCTTTGGCAAATTTTCCTTATTTTTCATAAAAATCACCTCAATAAAAAATTTCTTTAACTCTTCCCCAAAACATAATTGAATTATCAATATCTATGCCCCATTGCTCCTCATGTGAAGAACATGTACTCTCATACTCATACACCGGGAAACCAACTGTAACATCTTCTGCCTCAATAACTTTTCCTACTGATGTAGGCCCTTTATCTTCCTGATGATAGTAAACTATTCCTGTGAGGAATTCTATTACTGTTTCTTTATACTTTGGATTGCACCAGACATATACCCTATTTCCTGAATCATTCTCTACTCTCCAGATAACGTCTTTGTACTCTCTTGCGTTGTTGCACAGTTTTAGCCATGCCATTGCATAGCTTTCTGTTGTAGGTGCTGTAAAATCGGCTGTAATCATTACAGCCTTTTTCCGCTCAATAGATAATTTTTCTTTTAACATAGTTGTCCCTCTTTTCTTTTCAATATCATATTTCTTAATGCACCAACTATTTCCTTGCACTTGTAATCACGATTATAATAATAGGCGGAAGAATTATAATATACTTTACACTCTCCATTAAAGCGTAATCTTGTTGGGAATCACAAAATATATTGGTTAAAGCAGTTCCATCCGCCCATGTGTAACCTTGCTTTTGCGCTTCTTTGATTAACGCTATATATTCTGCTTTATTATTCACCAAAACAGTACAACATTTCAAATCTATCATTTACGTTTCCTTTCTGACCATTATGAGTCTTCGCACTCCTTTAATTATATCCAAGTATCTAGGATAATCTCGTGCACATCTTCCACGACTAGAACCCCAATATGTTTCATATTTCCTATTAAATTCTAGTCTCGTTGGAAACTCACAAAGGACTATACTTAAAGGGGCCCAACTCGCCCATCTAAAGCCTTGTTTCTTAGCAATTTTAGTCACAGCTATATATTCTTCTACATTGTTAACTAATACTGTGCTATCTCTTAAATCAATCATAACTTTCCCTTCTGTCTTATAATTATCAATTCTCGTAATCTACTCATCAAATTTTTACAATGATAGTCACAATATTTTTCATGATATCCCCCAAATGTGACCCTTCCTCTTTTATCAAAAAACAATCTTGTTGGAAATGTACAGTAGATATAATCTAAAGAGTCTCCAGAATTCCACTCACATCCTTGTTCTTTCGCAATCTGAATTACTTTTTCATATTCTTTTTCATCTTTAACTCCCACAATACAGTCTCTAAGTTCAATCATTTCCACCCCCAACCTTTCCAGATAAGCATTTTCTTCAAATTTTTACATTTGATGAAGCTTGGTGTATACTCTTTTGTCTCTTCACAATAGCCGAACCATCTGCCTGATACGTCTTGATGAAGTTCATATATTTTCATGAGGTCGCCTCCCTTGTCATTACTAAATATCTCAAACTATTTGCCGGAAGTAACATTGCATTGTTAAAATACCATGATACTTCTTCATCATCTATTGATAAGAAATATTCATCTAATACAAGATCTGTAATTTTAGTTACTACACAAATTTTTCCACAAAGTTTATACATGTGGCTGTTAAAAAATAATCTTCCCATTGAATTTTCATAATGGTAATACCACCCGCTAACTAAATTTTTTCTAATCACTACTCTGTCTCCGACTTTATATCTCATGATTTTCCTTTCTAATTTCTACAAGTCTACTTAAATTTCCTACTGGAATAAGTGATGATCTGTACCAGTATCCTTCTGGAGTACCAGATAGATAGTAACCTGTATAACTTATTCTATTGATTCTATAAACTTTTCCGAGATACTTCACCCCTATCTCATGAACTGCTAGGTTACGTTTTACACGAACCCAATCTCCAACTTTTAATTCTTTTTTCTCTTGCATATAAGTCCCCCTAAACACTGAACAGGTTCTAACATTATGTCACTGAAAACCCAATCTTCTTCTTCATTTCCTAATGCTAGCCTATAGTTAACATATCCATAATATAATGATGGAATCTTATCAGTGATTTTATACAAATTACCACAGAACTTTTGCATACGACCATTAAAAAACAAACATGCATCATCACTTCCAGCATAGAAGTAGTATGTGTCCGCTTTTAAATCACTTCTAACTTTTACTATGTCTCCTATTTTATATTTCTCTTGCATATCAAGCTCCTTAACCCATCAACAGGCATCAGCATTGCATCATTAAATGCCCATACGGATGCCTCTTCTCCTAGAGATAAACTATAAGTTTCACACCCATAATCATCTAAAGATGCTACTATCTCGTACTCCTCTCCACGGAATTTTTCCATTGCTGAAGCAAAATATAACTTTCCACATAACGGATTCGAATAAGGATATTCCAATCCGCCAACTAAATCTTTCCGAACTATGACTCTCTCTCCAACTTTATATTTCATGTTTCCTCCTCTTATCAATTAGTACAGTTAGTCCTTTGTAAGGAATGAATTCCTCTGCTGGAAACCAATAATCACTAGCTTCTTCTAACTCATAAGCTTTTCTTTCAAAAGTTTTAGAAGTTAGTTCTATAATTGATTTTATGGTACATATATTTCCTAATAAATAATTTATATCTACGCCCCATAGAATACGAGGAGTATTAGATCTAAAAATTACTTTATCTCCTCTCTTCATATTGCCTTCTTTCATGGATAGCTAAAAATAAAGTACCTTCTGCAGGAATAAACATATCCAACTTAAAAATATATCCTGATTCTTTAACACAACAATAAGCCTCAAAACCTCTAGGGTTATTTATGGATATTATAGTCATAATTTTTCCTTTAACTTCTTCCACAGGAATACACCATATGCATCCATGCAATCTAGGATCAACTATTACTTTATCTCCAACTTTCATCTTATTCCTCCAATATAAAATCAAGTACTTCTACAATACCCATACCTGATATATCTAATAGTTTCATTTCCTTTGAAGCATACTGTACAATACAAATCCCGTCCTTGATTGTGCAGCTTATTATGCTTCTCTTTTTTAATAACTTATCTAATTCCATAATAGCTCCTTGATAATTCTCTTGGGGAGTCGAACCCCAAGAGAACTGTTTATTTTATTGTTTACTCAGCATCTGGAAGATAGAACTTTTTGATTCTATCCTCTCCTACAGCTTCGACAGCAGCCATTGCTACCTCATGAGAGCTGAAGTAAATACCATCTGTAATTTTTCTTCTGCTCCATGTGGAATCAACTTTCTCTGTCTCTCTGTTCCAGCAGAGTTTGTATTTTCTCTGAGAGTGATCGTCCCAGTCGATCTCATCGTTGTGATCAATAGCGAAGCGTTTCAGCTCTGCTACAATCATCAGATACTCAGCGGCTGCATCTCTCTCTTCCTCAGTCTTGAAGCAGTTGCCTACTGCTAAACGCATCACATCTTTCTGGTTCTCTGCTGTGAATACTCCACCGTCTTTCTTTCCTGTACCCCACAGATAGAAGTACTGCTCACCTTCTGTTGGCTCCCAATGTTTCTGTACTGTCTCTGGTGCATCAACCATTCCCTGAAGTGCTCCGATGAGTTCTTTAAGCTCGTCCTGTCCAAGTGCTGCCATAATTTTTGTAATAATAGTTGTGTTCATCATAATCATAATCTCCTATTCTTGTTTGAAATTTGTTTTTTGTTGTTTGTTTTAATCTTTACCCATATTCAGTTGTAATTTTTCTATATTCAGTTGTAATTTATATGAAAACCTCTTAGTGGGCTAGAGGTCAATCATATACTTTGGCATAAACATTCCTCCTTTACTGTGATTTTATATCAATAATGTCACAAGCAGAATAATACTGATAATGACTTAAAGCCATACCAATTGCTTCCATTTCATTTATTGCGAGGATTTCACAACAGATTTCATTTCCGCTGTAAGTCTGAAGATAAATATGGAAGAATTTCTTTGCCTTCTCCTCTTTCGAGAATATATAAGTACAATCATCTGTATAAGCTGTTGTGTAATCAGTGCTAATAGGTGATGCTTCTTCATCATAATCTCTCCACCAGTTTCCATAACCACCATAGGCAGCTTCAATGTACTCAAATGGTTCCTCGCATGGTAAAGCAAGAATCTTTTTCGCTTCTTCAATTGTAGAAAGTAATGCCTCTACATTGATTGTTTCTCTTGTAGTGTGTTCGTCGAAATAACCAGAAGATAAATTGACTGCTGCTACACCGAGTGCCGGAGCAATTGTTGATATATCACTCACAGAACCCCATGCTGTTTTGAAATATCCAGTAGACTCTATGAACTCTTCAAAATCTGGATTGTCACAAGAGTAGAATACACAGTCATTGGTCCCTCTTCTATCAATTTCAATGATATAATTTATATCATTGTTTACTATATAGTCACTTACAGCAAACTTCTCAGCACCGATACATCCTTTCTCTTCATCCTCTGTAAACAATACAGAACAATGATACTCTTTAATAATTTGCAGAATAGCGTAGATGCCACACCGGTCATCTCCCCCAATCCCTTGAGGAGAAGACATGATTGCTCCAGTGTATTTGATTTTCTGGACACATTCTTCATGTACTGTATCCATATGAGCAACTAAGAGTACTGGGAAAGTTCCCTTAGCATAGAGGAATCCATCTTCTGATTTAGGCTCATAACCTGCTGCTTCCAACTTGGCTTCCAGGTGACTCTTTAAAGTCATTTGTTTCATTCTCAAAATCTCTTCTAATTCTGTAATTTTATATTTATTTTTACTCATCTCCGGTCTCCTCTTCTATACAGTCTGGACAAAGTCCTTTGTCACCTTCTTCAATTAAGTAAGTTTGTCCACATACGCAAGTATTTACTTTTTCAATGGGATAATACTCATCTTCAGTATCTACATATGCATATTTGTTCTCTAAGCATCTGCCACAAACATTTTCATCTGTAGATTCAATATAAGTCAAATCATCATTGTTAGTTAACTTTCCACAACAGTCACAAGTGGAAAAATCTTCAGAGATACATTCATCACAGATGTCCTCATCTAACTCCCCGTAATAATGAATACTCGAATTGGGTACTCTTTCACCGCAGTGATCACAATAAGTGGAACAACCACTACAATACCATTCTCCATTGATACAGTACATTTCATCTTCGTCATAGCGATCACCGCAATCACAGCATCTTCGAGAGCCGCTGTAGGCATAATTATCATAGCAATCTTCACAAAGAAGTGTACTTTCCATATCATGCCAATCTCCACATTTTACACAGTAGATATCATGTCCAACTGTCATATGCCTATTATCTACTCTTCCCTTGGGAATCATTTTGATAATTTTACTTACTGAGCACTCACTCTGGCACTCATAATCTCTGTAGTGGGTACCTTCAGAATTAATAACTGAGCAACAAGCAGAGGTGCCGCCTTTCTTTCTCCAAAGGTTAGGAGCCACCAAACAATCAGCGATGATTTTCTGAAGCTGTGCTCTAATTGGAGTGTACAGTGAGTTTTTACCATCATTGCACTGAGGGTAGAGTCTTCCCTGTACAAGGATTCCATCTTTATAATGGAATAACTGACGGATGATTTTCGGCTCGAACTCTAAGTCATTGCCGTCGTACTCTTTATCTACCTGATAGTAAACCATTGTAGTTCCATCAAGAAGATAACTCATTGTTCCAGAACAATGGCATCCTGAGTAACCATTAGGATTGTTTTTATCAAGTGTATGACAGGATGACCAGCTATTTCCATTGGAGGACAACAGATAATCAACTGGATTAACTGACAGGATAGTGTGCCGGACAACATCCAATGGATTGATTGCATCTGAATATTTGGCATACCTCTTTTCAAAATCTGAATAGGTATCAGAAGTAATACCTATAAGTGTACAGATTTTCTTCACTGCTCTTGAGGTTTTCTGACCTGCTGAAATACCTTTAATATCAGGATAGCATTCTTTAATTAAAGAAGCTGTTCGTTCATCCAGAAGCTGTTCTCTATAATATCTCAATGCATCCAAAGCATCTGTGTATCTTCTCTTGTTAATCATCCAATCAATGAACCTGTAAATTTTCCCCTCGTCTGGCTGTCCCTTGATATTCTGATCAAATGCTACATAGCATTTTTCATCATTCCAGTTAGGATGATGTCTTAATAACTCAATCAAAGGGGTTTTGTTGTCTGCCCATGTGTTGATAATTTTGTCAATGGCTGAATTACCCCAAGGGATATCATACATATTCAAAACTTTAATCATACCCTGTTTCATTGTTTCCTTATTCATGCTACAAATCCTCCTAAAATTGTTTCATATAATTCCTGTGGAATCTGTTCTTTTCCTAAGTACTGTTCAGAGATTTCTTTTGCTCTCTGTACAGCTAATGCGCCTTTATCTTTGATTCTGTCATAAAAGGCTTCCACTGTATTCATGACTTTTGAAACTGTCTCATATTCTGTATACAACTCTTTGTCATCTGACTGAATCTGTTCAAACACTTCCTGTACTCCATAGGTTACGAAGCATTCTGGACAATAATCATTGACTAAAGATCCGGAAATAATCTTTCCGCAGTGCTTACAGATGGAGAGTTTATAATCTCTCTCATCCAGATCTTTATAGTCACCGTTTTCAAACTTGAATACCTCATACTGGTCAAAGATATAAGCTGCTTCGTACCCCTTAGCGAGCTCCTCGAACTGAATCAGAACCTCTACAGAATCCTCTTTTTCTTGCGCAAACTTTTTTATTTTCTTGTTTAGAGGTTTCATTTTAAACTTGCTGTCCTCAATGTAGAGAAACTTTGAGTCAAAGTTTTCTGTGATATCTTCTCCTAAGACATAGTTTTTGAAGAGGAATCCAAGGACAATATCAATGTCCTTAGATTCTACCTCTGATGAAGTGATTCTGTTATCTTTATATAAACTAATAAGTGTTGCCATTTGTTTTCTCCTTTCTTAACTGTAACTGCATTATAAACCAGTTTGTAAAACTTGTCAATACTTTTTACAAACTTGTTTAAGAAATTTTCTTTCCTTTCTCGTTAAACTGTTTTGGTTCACCAAGAGATACAAGATAGTCCTGCAGGTAGAGAGCAAGACTTAATTCAACTCTTTCTGGATAAGCAGCTATTCCTTTTGCTTTAAGTGTACTTGGCTCAGTTCCTCTCATAATAGGCAATACTTTTACTAATCCAATATCTCCGTAGAAGCAATAAATTTTATATAAGTTCCTAATTATCTTGTCACATAATCCATCTCCTGATAAGTTATAACCAGCTTTACAACAAGTAGATATAATACTTTCATAAGCTATCTTACCTTTTGCTTTAATTATCCTGTAAGCGGATGTGTAACTACCAATAGTTCCTGGTTTTCTTACCCCTTTGTCTTCTGCAATGCTTAAATTATATTCATCAACCACTTCCTGCAACGCTACAGCATTCGGTTCACCTAAGATAAGATTTGCCTTATGCATCTGCAGCGGAGTAACTTTTTCAGTATACAAGCTCTGTCTTGTAAAGATACTTGCTTCGAAATGTCTTCTCTCATCTGGATCAGATGGGGCTGAAGTAATAACAACACATTCGAGCTTATCTAAAATACCTTCTGATGCAATAAAACGACCATAGCCATCCACTATGGAAAATGTGCTTTCTTCTGGATGTGGCACTACTAACAAAGCATCCATAATCATATGATCAAAATTGTCATGCATCGCTTTAATTTTTCTATGATTTCGTGTCTCTAACCGCTGATAAGCAGGATCAACAGACATCAGTTCCCTTGGAATTACTGCGCATGCCTTTGTACCAGAGATTAATAAGTTGCTCATAACTGTGTTGTAAACGATGTTTTCCATTTTGTTTTCCTCTTTTCTTTTTTATATAATAAAAAAGAGCTGTTTTCACAGCTCCAATTTTATTTCATTGTTTAATAATTGCACTCTATTAAATTAACAAGGTATTCAATACCATGACCACATAAAGCAGTCAGAATCTCATCTAAGACATCAAGCTCTCCCTTTGTTTCGCATGATTCAAGAGCTTGAATGATTCCGTAGCCTTTTTCATACTCACTGGTATTCACAAGTTCCTTAGTTACTGTGTCACCGAGTTTTTCCTCGGCATAATTAACTCTGTAGAGTCTTTCCTTTGCTGTCTTCATTTTGAAAACCTCCTTGATATGATTAATTCTTTAAGATTTTTTGGATCCTTTGTCCAAATTAAATCTTTATCTTTGTATTTCATTTCATAAGTAAGTCCATTTACAGTTGACTTATATAGAGCTTTTATAGAGCAAATGCCACGAATAGTGCTCAAATTTTCATCGTAATTACTGCCTATCATAAAACCATCAGGTCCAATAATACAAAAATCTTGACTGCCATAATTCGCCGTCTCGCAATCGGTAAGAACAAGATAGCTTCCTGCTGGTGTGACAGCTATCATTCCAGACCGAAGCTTCTTCCTTAAATCAACCATGTTGCCTCCTCTCTATTAATGATACCAGTGGAGGAATGCACTTCATTCCTTTAATGTCGTCAGGACTAAACCACCAACCATGATTATATGGACAGGATCCCGGTTCTATAGCACCGTCATGTAGATTGTCATCTGCTTTGAAAAAGTACACAAGTTCACTGCCAGGTCTGAGTTTTATAACTTTGCCTAACCCATAAAGTAGGTCTTTAATGTAGTCTCCTAACATCTATATCTCCTCCACATATTCAAGTAAGTCTCCGGGCTGTATCTGTAATAATCGACAGATTGTATTGAGAGTTTCTTTACTAGCAAGTTCACCCTGCCGAATCTTTTGTATCTGAGCTTCTCCCATGATTCTATCTCTCCGCAAGACATAAGTTGAATATCCTTTGTGCTTCAACTCTTGCAGGACATTTATTTTGTATACTATCATTTGCCTTGCCTCTTTTCTATAAAATGTCTCAATGGTTTTTTATGTAAGAGCTTGATTTCATCTTTACTATAAACCGTACAGTTTATAACAGCTCTACCATCAATTAAACCATTGTATAAAAACTCATAGGAATGATGATTATAAGTGACTACATAAGAATAAAACGCTCTACCTTTATACCATATCAGTTTCCCTACTTTTCCGTAAGGGTCGTATATATATATGTTTTGCATTGACATATTCCTTCCTTTTAGTAATTAGATCAATCAGTGGTCTCTTCCTGAGGTATTTAATATCTCTTTTGCTATAGCAGGATGCGTTAGTTATATATCTTCCTTCATAGTATCCAGAGTAAAACTTTGGATCATGTTTATAATGGTCTACTATGTAGTGAGAGAGCCATAATGATCCGTCATAAAAATTTAATTTACCTAAACCATCTGGTGTTTTCACATAAATATGTCTCACCGTTGTTCTCCTTTCCGATTTTATTTACGTGTTTATAATAGCAAACATCCGTTCCCTTGTCAAGCATCTATATAACAGAAACTTCCGGTTCCTGTATCTACAGTACAACAAGCATGTTCGTACTTCATTATCAGACGATTAAATTTCTCTTCTGACATAGGAGTTTTCACTCTGAACGGATGTGCCCAAGGTGAGTTCACCTGCATTCTATTAGGAAGCAGATATACAGGATTTCCTGCAATGAGTGCTTTCTGTGCTTCTCTTCTGGTTACCTTCTTTAACATATTGTTTCCTTTCTAAGTAGCATAGTTAAACATCTTGGAGGAAAACGGGTAGCCCTAGGTTTCATGCTACCCCTTTTTGAGTAATTCAAGATGCTTAAATATACTGCTTATGCAGTATATTTTATTTTCTACTTAAAAAATTCTCAGCCACTCATCTCCTATCAATTCCCATGTTGTAGGATTAAGAGCATAGTCTTTAGAATTAAACAGTTCCTCATATCTTTCCTGCATCAGTTCCTTTGTAGGAAAGAACTCTTCTTTCCTTAGATTTCCTTTGTTGGAACCTGTTTTGAAATAGATTCTAAGTTTATATTTCATGATTAGTCCTCCCTTGCATACCGAGCAAATTGTTTAAGCCCACCTGCATAGTGTGCGTCTACAATTTCATCGTCATAGACAATCTCGGTTCCGTTGGACTCCATGATGCATGAAGCAAGGTCATTAATAGACCAACAGTCTTCTGCGTCAGCGTACCAAGAGAACTGATTTCCATTGGCAGTTGTCATAGTAATCAGATCAGTATCTTCCATGTGCTCAACCTCTGTTACTATTCCTGTCAGAGGGTACAGGTCTTTGCATTCTCCATCTGTTGTTGGAGCTGCTGATACAGGTGCCGACACCATTATAATTGTTAATGCTAATGTTAATGCTTTCTTCATAATCTTTGTTTCCTTTCTGTTTTAGATTTTAGGTTCTCTTTCAAGCAATATATTTCCGTTTGAATCCTCTATTATAAAACTTGCTGACACACTATAATAACCATTTGATGTACCATACCACCTGACTGTAACATAACCTTTTCTAGTAGCAAATTTGTAGAAAGTATAAATTCCATTATTGGCTCTGGAAAAATATTCTTCAGCCATGAGGATAGGTTCATTAATTAAATCTTCTAAATTCCCACAAATATCTTCAATAGATACATCTTCACAACATTCCTGATAATGAATAAATTTATAAACTTTATCTTCTATATGAAAACTTAATTCGTCTTTCCATTTACCAACTTCTATTTTACTAAAGGTTTTGCCTATAAATTCCTCTAGCACAGTTATTTTTTCATATTCAAAACTCATAGCATACGTTTCCTTTCTATATAACTACTATAAATTTATAGATATCTACATATTGGTCTAACTGATATACAGGTGCCTTATCAAAGATAGGCAACAGTCTATCAATAATACCTTGGTATTGCTTTGTGAGTTCTGCTAAGATAGCTTCATACACTACGTTTGACAACTCACAGAATTTCAAAGTCATAATCTCTTGTATCGTGTATACGTTATTCATAACAGAACTCCTCCTTTAGATAAAATTCACTATCTCTCTTGCAAGATAGCTATACATAACAGACACTGAAATTCTGTGCCAATTTCCATTCTGAAACATTAACACAGGAATATTCATAGGATCTTTAGGTCTCTCTGTGCAGATAAACTGAAGTCCATTGCCTCTAATAAATAAGGCTCCTTTAGGTACTGTGTAACCCAAAAGAGCCTCTTTCCGTTGTATTCTTACAGTTGTGTATTTATATGTCATGCTAATCTCCTCTCTGCTATAGAATCACTCAGAGATACTACAGGCTTCAATGTACCGGTTTCCTTGTTAAAGAAGTATGCATGATTGTCTAAAACCAAGTTATCTTCTACGTAAGCATTTGTTCCTCGAATCATCTTATTGATTCTTGTAGGATCGCCTTCAGGCATGAGAATCACTTCTTCTGTTGAAGATGGAATGACAAAGAAGTTTCCAATAAGTTGAGCGAAGCGTTCCATTGCTCCAGAGTAAAACAGAGCTATTGCTCCACAAGAAGTTTTATTGGTTACAACATAACCAGTATGAGACTGTAGTACCGAAGTTGCATAAAATCCTTCATCATTAAAGGATCCAAAAATAGCAGACTCCATTGTGCAAAAGATTCCTGGATGTTCGGATTCCAGCTTATCAAGATAGATTGACTGTCTATCTTCCGGAGTTTCAAATGAATCGTTTCCTGAAAATTGCTTATAGAATATACTTAATGTCATAATTAATACCTTCTTTCTAAATAATACGTTTCGCTTGCAAAGTGGACTAAAGCCCCTTCTTCAGCTGCTTCTATTTCTATTGGTTGTCCTTCGCTCACAACAGCCGATTTGATATAATCATCTACTGTTTTGGATGTGCCATTATTAGACACAACACAAGATACTGTGTCTCCAACAGAGAAACCTTTTCCTTTGTAGCTCCAAGTGCGCTTATCAGGAGAAACTATTGAGACACTTCTCCCTGAAACAAAATAGACAGTGCCTGTCATTGGACGGGTACTGTCTTCGCTTGCTCCTGTAGGCTTCACTACAGCCAATAAAAAAAGGAGTGCTATTAACACTCCTATCAATGAAGGGATTACTACTTCTTTAATTAATTTTTGTTTTACTTTGTCTGCCTTGTTCATAATGATTTCCTCCTAGCTGCAATTTCAGCAGAACGTTTTTCGTACATTTTCTTACTGATAGTCTTTTTAATCCAATAAGCATTGCGAACTTCTTCCCAGATACAGGAAAGTTCGAAACTTGATTTTGCTTGTGCGATTCTGGTTTTATAATTCTGCATGATTACCCTCCTTATGCGAAAGTTGTGAACTTGTCACAACGCATTCTCTTCTGGTCTGGTGCTACACGCTCAAATCCTTCTACAGGTGTCATAGCTGCTACTTCTCCAGGGTATGCCTGTGCAGCTATAATACTACCGACAATCACAAGGGTTCCATTGGAGAACTGTCTGTTGTAGACAGACTTGATTCTCTCTATTGTTTCCTTACCTTCTTCTGTTCCTACGAACTCTGTCCGGACAAACAGATCAGAAACTTTTCGCTCTTCTGCCTTGGCATTGATCAGCACAGAAGTAGGCACGGTGATTAGTGTGCCGTCCATATCCTGCATGGTGACAGGATGCGGAGTTGTGTTCACTACTACTACGTTGTTGCTGAATGCTACGAAGTTGATTCCTTCCAGTTCCTTTGTTGTTTTCTTTAAGTTAATCATGATATTTTCCTCCTAAAAATTTCCTTCTATGATGTCCATGTCCACATAATCTACTACTTCGCCTGTGAACATGTTTACAGTGAGTTCATAATCCGGTCCCTTGACAGGAACGAACAGACATTTTTTAAGCTTCTTATTTCCTTTCCAGAGAAGAGAGAGTTCGTTTGTGCTTGGATACATTACTGGAATACATCCATAGTCAAACAATTCACTGTGACTGAGAATCAGTACAGCTGCTTTCTTTTCCTTTACTGAAAGAGTTTTGTAGAACTCAGGGAAAAAACTATAATCATACTCACTAAAGAAATCTGTCAGTTTTTCTTTAACAAGGTTGATGATTTCCCTGTGCTTTGCTTTACCTTCCGTAATGTCTACATAGACATTGTTGAGTTCCGCCCATGCTTCATAGTCGGCAATATACTGGCAGAACTGTTCTGGTGTATAACTGAAAGAAAATTCGTTGAGAACATCTGTCCAGTTTCCATTGTTGCAGATGTAGAGTTCTCTGCCTAAGACAGACTTAAGCTCTACTGATGTGATTTTTCTTTCCATAATTTTTTCATAAATAGTTTTACTCATGTTACTTTTCCTCCTTTTTATGCTTTATAAGCATTACAAAAGGCGTAAAGATTTCCCTTACGCCCTCTCTAAAACTTATAAATTATAGATTCTATTTCTGATGAAACGCTTGCTCCCGTCATCATAGTTAATATTTTCAAACCAGTATGAACTTCGTTCATGGTTTGGATTTGATATATAATATGAGACTTCAGAGACGTTTCCTTTAGAATCAGTTTCTACCTGCTCAAGGATATAAAATCCTTTTGGTAAATATGGTAGTACAGCTTCTACTGTCATGTTTCCGCTATATCTATAAGGATACTTCCCATTCTTTTCTACGAAATTCACTTCCATACATGACTTTTTAAACTTTCCGTTGAAAATAGATGCTCGACTGGTCCAACGGTAACCTGGCTGATGTCCATCGGAGGCAACTTTTGAAATTGACCCATAAGTTACATAGCCTTCCGGAGTTTCTCCGTATACAAATTGCCTTGCGTCATTTTCAAAGAGAATGGTTTCCTTTGGTGTTGCTGGCATTTCGTCTACTGTCAGCTGAAGTTTGAAAAGTTTTAATCCGTCTAAAATTATTTCTGTTCCAATGATCATAATTTTCCTCCTGCCTTTTAAAGTGGCATAACTCATAGATTAATGCTCTATCAAGGTTTGACCTTGCCTTGTCTACTCCTCGTAGAAATAGAGCATCTGCTTAGACAACTAAGCAGTAGAATACAAAGAGTGCATTTTCAAAATTGCCTTGTGTAGAGACAAATTCTACAATGGACTCAAAGTATTCTTCTTCCGTTGCCCCTTCTACCCAATATGGACAATGCTTCTTCCATGTTGTGTATTCGGAGTAACAGTGAGTGAGCAAATAGTCGCTCATCTCTTTTACTGCCCTTGCTTTTCGCAAGGATGACCAGTGCTCATACATAGGACACCTCCCTTCTACCGGAGGTAGTCTTCTCCTACGTACTCAGCTGCTCTCAGTTCATCTCCTGTCCAATTATGGTCAGGATTTCCCTTGAGCAATTTGATCTGATGACATAATTCGTCATATGAAATCATGCCTCTTCTGTAATTTCTTAACATCTTTTACCTCCCTTCTCCCATACTGCTTTAGTTCCAGCAGGCTTATGGGAAACCTGTGGACGGTTTTTACCCGTAGACCAGTAACATTCATGGAAAGTAACCTCCATGTCGTTGACAGCTCCTGAGATGTGAGAATGCTGTCTAAACTCATAGCCTACACGGCGTTCCTTTGGAACACATGAATATAGACCTACGCATTGTGAGGGTTTAAGTCTCTGAGGAAGATAGAAGCCATTCTGTCGAATAAACTCCAGAATCTCCTGTGCAAGGACAGTGTCAAACCGGATAATGCCCTTTGTCCATGTGTACACATCATTATCAGTATTAGACATATAGACATGGATGCCCCTGTCGAAGTTTCTGCTACAGCATACAAACCGCTGTTTTCCTACACCTTTAATGAACAGAGAACCTTCTGGGAAAATAAGCCCATAGTGGCGCTCATCATTTTTCATAGCACGAATTTTATACATACTACACCTCCAGATTCACAAGGTCACCCAAACGAACATAGAGATGTTCTGGGTATACTGGTTTACTAGCTGCGAGGTCTTTTTTCAGACCTTCCACTACTTTCGTGTAGTGGTAAACGGTTTCTGCGTCTTGACAGAAAATTGCCTCGTTGATGAGTTGCTCACAAGACGCAATGCGAGCTTTTAATTCTTTACGGTTCATAGTTTTTCCTCCTATTGCTCTTTTTAAGGCTAGAGCATGACCCTATCATGTTCTTATTCCTACCTATAACCGAAGTCATAGGCAGAGTATAAGTTCATGATTGTTTATGCTACAGTAGGAACTTCTAACTCGACTTTATCCCCACGAGAAAGCAGGTATACACCTAAGAGGTCAGTGATAGCTGAAGCCACAGAACGATTGCTGAAATCATTCTTGTAGTCAAAGTCAGAGACAGTGTTTTTACCATCTTTAGACTTAACATTACGTCCAGCTTTACCACCGAAAGCCGCAAGGAAGTTACGAATATCTTCACCGTTCATGTCTGAATTTTTGAGTTTCAGACCAGTAAACATATCCCCGTCCTGTCCACAAAAACGGTAGAAACATTTTTTCAAAGACGCATTAATACCTTTGACCTGTTTACCGTGGGTATAGTAGGTCTTGATAAGACCGCCTAAATCCTCTGGAATAAGGTCAGCAGACAGTTTTTCACTGGAAACTACAGAATGCACCATGAGCGTCAGAAAGATTCTGTCAGTATCTGCAAGAGCCTTAAAGGTAGTGCTATCACATTTACAAGATGCAAGGTGAGCTTCACATTCTTTGAAGTCATCACGAAGTTCGGTCATCTTGTCTGTAGAACCTGCGAAGGCTGTAGTCATCTCAGAATCAGAGAACTCAGTCCAGTCTTTTCCTGTGAACATTTTCTCTGCTTCGTTGATAAGGTCAGCAACCTTTTTACCGTTGAGCTGGCGAGACAGAATCCGCTCTTTCTCAATGGAGTATGTGCGGAATGCAAGAATATCACGTACACAGTCCTCTGTACCCTCTTTAAGGTTTTTAGGCATAGTCATAGCGTTAAGAATAATAGTAGATTTTAACATAGTTTTTTCCTCCTGAAATTTATTTATTGGTTTACTACTTAGTTACTATGTCCATGCTGGGTAATGAACCCAGTCACCGCCTGTAAACGGTTCATGGACGTATTTGCACCCTTTTTTAGTGCAATTGTTATTCTTTTTGACAGTTTTTTAATGAGCCACCCTGTTAATTATAAGGCTATTGCTTTAATACACCCTTTTTTACAGAATTATCCTGTCGCGCTCATAAGAGTTTAAAGTCAGTGATATAGTAATATCCACTATGAACTACAAAATAGTTCGGGCAAGCTACAAAATAGCTATTACTTTATGTGACCTGTGAACCGTTTAAAGTGTGGTTCTGCACTGTCGCAAGAATTTCAACTTGCAAGGTACTATCCCTATTTACTGTACTACCTTCGCCACCTCGAAGTGTTGATATTATCTTTTATGACCTATCCGCTTTTCCCCTTATGCTAGCACCTCTTACAGTGTCACCTTCCAGTGGTTACCCCTACTTGCAAATGAGCTTTCAAGTACAATTCCTAAAAAGGTTGGGTTGATTGAACGGTTCAATCAATGGTATAATTGATAACGACTTAATAATGCCGCTTGCCACCTGCTAGCAAGTGCCTATGTAGTATTTACGTCCTACATAGTGGACGAATCATGAGCTTCACCCTCTTTCCTGCTGATGTGCTTATCTTACTACGGATTACATAGTTTGTCAAGTACTTTTTTCAAAAAAGTTTTATTTGCTACTTTAGAAGTTTTTTAGTAGACTTCTGGACTACCGCTTGAACACTGCCGACTGTCTTTCCCTGTCGACACGTTTATACTACTACGGATTACATAGAATGTCAATACTTTTTTGAAAATATTTTTATTTACACGTTTACAAAAGCCTGCAAACCCGCATAAATACAGGCTTTTTGGCATGAAAAAAAGTTTTTTCGTGAAAAATTACTTCCTATTAAAGCGAAAAATAAAGGTTGTCCAGATCATATTGTCTGCATACAGAGTGTAATATGTATTACATAGTGTATAAATATACAGTATGTCGGACGTATGACAATACGTGATTATATACGGATTGTAAGACGTATTAACAAAAGTAGTATAGATGAACTATATAAAGTAATACGTCTTATAAAAGATAATATGTCAGATAATATATATAGTTTATTCAATTATGTCTGCAATTCGTGATTTAATGAAAGTTGCACGTGCAATTTTGTTAGTGTCACAATAGTTTTGTAATTTTTCATATTGTGAGTTTGATAACCTGATAGTTATGTTTTTTGTATTGTTTTTATTCCATTCTTCCGCATATTTCTTGTTATATTCATAATTTGACATAAATTATAGCCTCTTTTCTATTCAATTTGTTGAATTGTATATACAATTAAACCTCTAGTAAGAATTATTAGATAGTTTTACTGTAAAAGAAAACAATTGTCAGAAACATTGAGTTTTAAAGCAAAATTGCATTGACAATCTTAAAAACACTATGGTTCGATCAGAGAAACCAGACACAATTCAATACAATTCGTTATATTGACTGAATATTCTGATTACTTTAGTGCTGTAAAATTCTGTAGTATTATCACTGTAAAATTTTTCAATTGTAAAATTTCAATACTATAAAATTTTGCTACGGTACGAATGCTACACACTGATTTATTAAAGTATACTAGGGCTATCCACTTTAGCACTTTAAAGCCTTAAAAACGGGGCGTTTGTAAAACGATACATCTTACCATTGTACAAATCATAGTATTCCTAGCACTTCAATCAGGAACAACCAAAATCAGCCCAAACTGTTCACATCTGCCCACTAAAGGTTTGAAAATAAGCATTTTCGCACGTTTTAAACCGGGGGTACTTATGCCCTGAAAGCCTTGAAAACGCAGTGTTTTCCGGGGATGCAGAGCTTTTTTGACACCAAGTTCAGATTTCGGATCCATGTTCCCAGATTCTCCGATCATCACATCTCTCTTACTCGATTTCCAGATCAGAGTTTCTTCCTTATTATATATGTTTTCCTGATTCACCTGTTTTTATTTTTCTAAACAAGTTTGTAAAATTCTGTTGACATTTTTCATGGTTAATGCTATAATACACTTATCCCGAAAGGGATAGAAATCACAGGAGGCACATATGAACGACATTACTTTTATTGGAGTCAATCTTACTCAAGAACTCCAAAAACAACTTGATTCTCACAAATCAGCCATTCTATCTACTGCACCTCCAGATGCAGTAAAAGGCTACAATCTAGGTGTACAAAACACTCTTCTACTCTTAGACTCACTTCTCTCATCTTTCGAACCCAACGAGTTCCTGATCAATACTACAGATTCCCACTTAACTGAGTATGACTATGATGAGCTTGAAGCTTTAACCTGTAAACAAGTTTATAAATCATAAGGAGCATTTTATATGAAGACTTTTACTAATACCCACACATTACTATACCACACTAATGATTCAATTTCAATCCCTCTCAGATACTCTATCATTGAAGGCACTACATGGTTCATCGGCAAAGATGTTGCAGCCATCTGTGGATACAAAGACACCTGGCGAGCTATAAAAAATCATGTTTCACCTGAGAATACTGATTATACTATTTTTAATTCCCGTAAGCTTATTATCATCAATTACGCAGGTTTCAAAGAAATAGATCCTACCGAAGAACATCTAAACTGGTTTATAAATCATCTCTCAGAAGCGTCTACGCCAACAGAAGCCCCAACAGTGTTCAATCATCCAGAATTTGGTGAGCTGAGAACTGTTGAAATAGACGGAGTCGTGTGGTTCGTAGGCAAAGATGTAGCGGAAGCGCTAGGATATAGCAATACAAAAGATGCTATAGCAACGCATGTGGCATCAGAAGACAAGAAACTGATTCAAAGGTCGGAAATCACGACCTTAGAAATTCCGAATAGAGGAATGACCATTATTAACGAATCCGGTCTCTACTCTCTCATCCTCAGTAGCAAACTTCCATCAGCAAAAGAGTTCAAGCATTGGGTTACGGCAGAAGTACTCCCATCCATCCGTAAGACAGGGGGCTACGTTAACCCATCACAGTCCGACCTTTTCCTAGACACCTATCTCCCATTTGCGGATCAGAACACTCGACTTCTTTTTAAAACTACTCTTGATACTATCCAGCAACAGAACAATACAATTCAGCAGCAGAATCACACTATTTCACATCAGGAAGACATCATTCGTAATCTTACATCAGACATTCCATTAGCAGATAAACGTCAGATCCTCAATAGAATTGTACGCTTCGGAGGAAGTCCTCATACTCGTTGGCCATTCCTCTACAGAGAGTTCGACAATAAGTTTCATATGAATACTAAAGTACAGCTTGAACATTACAATGAGACACATAAACCTAAGCTACAGAACCGTTTAGATTACATAGAGCACATTGGTATGTTCAATGATCTAGCTGAAATAGCATGTGTAATCTTCGGTCCAGACATCGAAAAGCTGTCTGCTCAGTATTATGAAATATGCAAGTAAATTTTGATTCTACAGTGAGAGGCTTACAACTTTACAGTGAGCCTCTTACAAAAGAAATTTGATCCATATACTCAAATAAAACCATTATATAGGGGGCAAGAAAGTTGATTGACACCACAAAAATTTTACCAGGCCAAGAATTTAAAAATATGCAGGAACTGTCAGTAGCTCTTACTGGTCAGAAGATGCCTGCCGGAAACAGATATGTTGTCAGAGTCAATGAAATGAAGAAGTATCTTTCATGGGATAAGGTGCCTGGTTCCAACAGAATTATTATTACTGACATTTTTCCTGAACCTGTCACAAAACCCAGGAAAAAATGTAAAAAAAGAATAGCAACACCAAGAGAATATTATCCTCAGGGTAAATACAATTCTATGATTTATGCCAATTTAACTACGTTAGAACTCAACCATAAATATTCTCTTTCAGAACTATTTGAGGAGTTGGGCATGACCAGTTGCAGGTTCACGCGTCCAAAGTATTACTTAGATTGTGTGAATACAACTAATCTTTCACTTTCAACTTATAGATATTTTTTTAATAAATTGAACAATTTATTGAGTAAAACTTTATATACTACTCTTACTAATTTTAAAAAACGAGAATGTATTTCTTATCATATGGAATATAGATACACTTTCAAACAAGGATATGAAGAAATAGACATACCTACAGAAGCTATAGAAGCGCTCAAAGAACAGGCGCTGCAGGAAACTTCATATAAAGATGAATGGTCTGTTTTACATAGTTCTGATTCTCAGAAGTATACTCAATATATTTTAGATAAATTGTCTATATATGGAATCAAAAAATATACTAAATGTTATGTGTTCACTTCTATTAAACCATTTAATAATCTTCCTGAGCCGAGTTTGTCTGAAATGAATGCTTTAACAATCGAGAAGCTTTATAAATTTAGCAATAAGTTTGATCAAGTTAATCAGAAAAAGATTCAATCCATCATAAACACCAGTATTTTAAGTCGGTAGACCGGAAGGCGAAGCCTGAGGTCTGAACACATGAAAGTTTTTTCAGCGCTACTTTCTACACTCGGCGGTTAAGCGCCTCGCCTAAAGCAGCTGCTTCTGAAAAAATTTTGCGTTCAGACGTTGATTGTTTTTGTTGGTGAAAAGTTTCCACCAAAATAAAAATTGTACATATATCTTTATATATAAAAAATATTTGTACCTTTTTTTATTAAGTAGAAAAAATATTATTCGAAGTTGAACGAATGAGCGAAGCGAGTGAGAGAAAACTATAAGACCCTCATGGCTCGCATAAGTTAAAGAAAGGAATGATTACAATAGCAAAGCAGAAAAAATGTAAAAGATACTTATTCAAGCTCCACAGTGAACGTCTTCGCAGATCACGCTGGAAGCTAGAATATCCATTAGAGGAAGCTCTAAACACAGAAGACATTATTTCTCTGTCTGATAGCCAGATTCTCAGATTCATTGATGAACTCAACGGAGACACCAGTGAAGCCAGAGAAGAAGAAGCTTCTTATATAAAGAAAGAAATCAAGCGTCTCAAAAAATCTGATTCTTCTAAGAAAGATACTCTCATAGCAAATCTCTATAAAAGATTCTATAATCTTCAATTTGTTCCAGATTACATGTGTCTGATCATTGATAAAATGTCTGATTATAACAGAGCCAATAAAGGCTTTTCTATCAATGGAATAAAATATCACAGACTCCTAGGCACCAACGGGGGCATAAAGAATTCTACTATTGTTTATGTCTCTGAAAGGCTATATCCCCAGCTCTATGAGCGTCTCTGTTGCGGTAGGAACCTAGAACAAAAATTTGTGCCAGCTAAACTTGAAGCGTACCAGGCACTGATCTGTTCCGGTAGTATTCCAGTAAGTATGCCAAAAGGGATCATAGTCGTTCCTGACTGCATTACTCATTTCACAGAAGACATTATTCGTGTAGATGACTCTCAGTCTGATGAACCAATAGTAGAGTTCCTCAAGGATCAAGAAATAGAGCTTACGGAATCAGACGGTTACGGAATCATGCTTCCATCACTCTCTTACCGTTGGGCAAGAGAGCTTGACGAAGAAGAAGATTTTTTATCTGGCTGTAATCTCAGAGGACTTCCATGGACAAAGGGCATGGTTTTCACAATGGATTACTTAGCTTTTGGGGAATCTATAGCGAAAAACTTCTATATAAAAGATGCCTGGGGAGATATGAGAGATATCAGAGAGTCTGAACTGATTATTACTACTTCTATGCTTAAATTATGGGATTCCTACTCTTCTTTCGAAGATTACTGGTCCAATATAGAAAAATATCATTATCAAATATCTATAGCCAAGACTGCTCCTGCAAGACTTGATGAGTACAGAAGCACAAATTACCAGTTCCTGCAGAATTACCACCTTACACCGGAAGAAGTAACTGAATTGGTCCGTCCTACAGTAGAAGAAATTCAAGAAATCCTTGGATTAGATTACAGGAAGTCACTCCTATTTCTGAGAGGAACAAATCTTACAGAAGATTCCTATATTGATGAAGAACCGTATATCAATGCTCTCATGATTGAGCCACAGATGATTCATGATCCTTACATCAGAGACAGAATCTACAATATGATAAAGAAAAAAATCAGACAGGCCAAGATTGGTGTACTCAAAGTAAGGGGTAACTTTGCCATCATTGGAGGGGATCCGTATAGCTTGATGCAGAGTATCTTTGGTTTACCGGTCACAGGATTACTCCATGCTGGGGAATGCTGGCATAAACATTGGCTTGATCGAGAAGTCAGCGAGGTCTGCTGCTTCAGAGCACCTATGACAAGCAAATACAATGTACGTAAGCTTAAGATAGTAGGGACTCCTGATATGACTTATTGGTATAGATATATAAACACATGCATGTTGTTAAACTCATGGGATAGTACTAAGGAAGCTCTTAATGGAGCTGATTGTGATAAAACTCTGTCACCTTATACAGCGATGTATATGTAAAACTCGGTGAACTTACAAATGTAAGGTGTCCGGAAGTACCGGGCTAACAGTGGAACTCTTATTGGAAAAATAGATTATAAAAAAGAAGGTGAGAACAATAGAAGAAAGAATTTTAAATGTAAAAGGTATTGATTACATAGTTCGTGAAGATGGAAAAATATTTAGTACTCATAATCGTGGTAGAGCGAAATATCATCAGGAAATAAAACAACGTATGAATTCAGATGGGTACATGTGTATTACTGTCGGTAAAACAGGAAACAGAACAGTTGCCAGTGTTCATAGATTAGTAGCAAAAGCATTTATCCCTAATCCTTTAAATTTACCGGAAGTAAATCATAAAGATTACAATCGCACAAACAACAGTGTAGATAACTTAGAATGGTGTTCACATAAAGAAAATATTGACTATACTCTCGCTGCTGGCAGACATGCTTCGCAGACGTTAGATTATAGTGGCAAGAAAAATCCCAACTACGGAAACACCACACTCAGTCAGAAGTACAAAGCTGATCCTGCATATTCAAAAGAAAAACAATCTCGTCCCGGAGGACAGAATGGAAGAGCTATTCCAGTATGTTTGTTAGATAAAGACAAAAATGTAATAGCAACTTTTCCATACATGCAGTTATGCGCAGAATATGTGTTGAAACAACTGCACTCTTCTTCATCTCCGGCAGGTCTAGCAGGAAGAATCCCATATTATATAGAAACAGGTAACATATATAAACACACATACTATTTTTCCAAAGACAATACTGTGCTAAGTCTCAATAATGAGAAAAGTTCAACGACTATCGAAAGCATAGCTTAAGAGAAATACTTAAGTAAAGAAGCAAGTAGAGTACCTTGTGAGTGGAATCCTCGCAGGGGAAGTGCCGAGCATCTGTATCTTGGTGATAGAGCTACAGATGAAGATATAGTCTAGTCCTTATGGAAACATAAGGTGTTAAGTCGGGAGACTTAATGTTTACTACTAACAATACTATCTTATTAAAACATACAGAAAACCTACCGCCAATCTATTGCATCCAACGTAAAGGAAACAAGGTAGTTCCGACTGAGACAGATATGATACAAGCTAATAAAGGTTCTTTCGGTGATGCGATTGGTCCTATTACTAATGTTATCACTTCACAGATATGCTTACAGGCAAGGTTCCCGAAAGACAGTGAGGAATATAAAGTCTTAGACTACAGGATATTGTGTGGGCAGCTGTTCCAACAGAACTCTATTGATAAAGCTAAAGGAATCATCGCTAAACCTATGCCAAAACATTGGTATGACAATAGCTACAACCGTATAGAAGAAACAGATACACCAGAAGAAATATCTAAGAAGGAATTCAATCAGAGAATTTGTGCAGATAAGAAGCCGTACTTCTTCATCTACAACTACCCTACTCTTATGAAAGAATACAAAGACTACATCAAAACATCAGATGCCGTGAGCAGGTCCAGATTTAATATTCCGCTGGAAGAGCTGCTGTCATCACAAGAGTTGACTGAAGAACAGGCAGAGTTTCTTAAATTCTATAAAGAATTCTATCCAGTCAATGCAGAAACCTGTGTAGTCAATGAACTCTGTTGGGAAATTGAGAAAACACTGGCTGATGTAAAAGAAAGTAAGGTACCGTTTGACAGTTCTATTCTGAAGTCAGATGTCACCTACACAAATAAGGATAAGGCTTTTATAAAACGTATCTATGATAAATATAACAAAACTTATGCAAACAGAATGAGCCGCCATAGCTCTGTGTATGAAGATACTTCTTTAACTCCTATTGGAATGACTTTTGAATCAGAGTGTGCAGAATATGTTCCAGACGCAGAAAAGCTTTGTAACATTCTGGTTGATTTGGGATATAACACAAAAAAGGGTAAAACTTTCGTCTGGGAGATGTCCGGAGATACTATTATTGATAACCTTCTTTCTCGAACAGATGGTTATGCGCAGTTTCCTGTAAAGGATCCAGACGGTGATATAGAGTTTTGCGGCGAACACTTCTCAATGAAAAAAGTAAAAATGAAAGGCGAAGAATAATGGATTTAATACTCAACGAAAAACAATATATAGAAAAAATGTTAGAACTCGGTGATTGTAGCCCTAAAGATTTAGGAGCAAACATAGCTCTTCTAACTAGATATATGTATCAGGAAAAGTATACTCAGAAAGAAATTTATAATGGTATAGAAGAATTTGCTTCCAAAGTAGATTCTGATTTTGATATCAATAACTGGTACTCATTTATAGACAAATGTATTGGTAAAGCTAAGAAGAGAGATCTGTTGAACATTGATTATATACCTATTACGCAGAAAGAGTTAGATACCATCAAGGAAATCAAGAATCCTGCCAGGGAAAGACTTGCATTCACTCTTTTAGTCATTGCCAAGTTTAACAATCTAAAATCAGAAACCAATAATAACTGGATCAATTATTCTATGGACGTATATTTCAACCTTGCCAGAGTAACTTGTAAAGTAGATGATCGTCCGTACATAATTTATGACTTAAAGGAATTGGGGTTGGTTGAAGTGAGTAAAAAGATAACTCGCTTCAATATAAGAATCACATTTGTTGATAATGAGTCTGATCCGGTGCTTAAAATTACAGATATGCGTGAGTTGGGCTATCAGTATCAGAACTTGGGCCCGAAGTCTAAGATAAAGCTGTGTAAACGCTGCGGGAAGCCGTATAAAGTGAAATATTCTAAAGGCGGTTCACCTTATTGCACCGATTGCCAGAATAAAAGTGCCAAGGATGAAACAAAACTTATTACGTGTGATTGTTGCGGTAAAGAATTTATTGCAGTATCTAAAAATAATCGTTCTGTACTTTGTTCCGAATGTCAAAATATTATTGACTTAGAAAAAACTCGTCAAAGAGTTGCTAAACATAGAGAAAAAAGGCATATGTAACGCTATCAAACTAAACCAATGTCTCCGCAAATGCGCTCTACAGGCGCGTTTGCGAGATTTCGTTGATTGAGTATATATGAAAGGGAAGGTATAAGGATGAAAAACAACAATAGACTTTATTTTGCCAGACAGAAATTTTTAGGAAAATGTCCTGTCTGTGGAAAAACATTGAAAAAAGTAGATGGAGTAAATATCCTCCGCTGTGACAACGCAGTCTGTTCCGGAGTGACTGTGAGAAGAAATGGGGAGTCTTCTCAGGAACCTTACTACAGGATGCTGAATGACAGGGGTATGGAAATCTACGAACATCTATTTAATAAAAAATAAATTATAGAAAGAGTTGATTATTATTAAACCGATTTCTAAGAAAGAAATTGAAAAACTAATGGACAAAGGTATCATTAGAAACACGCACAAAGGTTACATTAACAAAAAAGGATATCATGTAGGATATTATAAGACCTCAGGCAACAACAGATATATTGAGGACTACTATGCTGATAAAGCAAAATCACTGTAAAGGAGTGCCTAACTATTACTAAATTTTATGATACCAATGCTCTCCTGAATCTCCAGGAGGCAGCATTCAAAGAAAGATTCTTCATCTCTGATGAAACTCTTAGAGAAATCGAAAATATCAAAACATCCTCTCGGAAAGATGAGGATATCAAATACAAAGCTAGACATATAGCTCGTCTTTTAGATCAGAATCATGATCAGTATTCCGTAATAAATTATAATTTTGAAATGGAAAAACAGCTGTTAAATTTCGAATTGGATCCAGTCAGACCAGACAACAGGATTGTTTTTAGTGCTTATACTCTATCTAAAGCTCAGGATATTGAATTCATTTCAGATGATTTGTGCTGCAAAAATATTGCAAGGAAAGTCTTTAACCTGCCAGTGTATGGAATCGTAGAGCCTACTAACGAGATATATAAAGGATATAAAGTAATTAAAGGTGATACTAATGCTATCAATCAGGCTATGGCTGAACTAGATTATTCAACTTGGTACACCAATGAGTATCTCATTATTGAAAATACTGACGATGGCACTACTAAAGAAATGCGCTATGACGGTCAGGGGTTTGTGGCATTAAAACTGCCATCTTCCAAATTTATTAAAGCAAAAAACTCCTTACAACGTTGTGCATTAGATATCTTGAATAACCCAGATATTACTATTGCTGCTATTCTCGGTGGTTACGGCAGCGGAAAAACTTATCTTTCTATGCAAATGGCACTATACAATGTAAAGGAGAAAGGCAGAAATAGTAAAATCTTAGGTGTACGAGAAGTTTCTGGTGAAGGTAAAGAGATCGGATTCCTTCCAGGCGACATGGAAGATAAAGTTGGGAGATTCTTTGAACCACTCTCTCAGTCTCTTAATGGCGGAGAGTTTGAATTACAGAGTCTGAAAGTATCTGGTGTGTTAGATACTAATGTACCGTTCTTTATGAAAGGTACTACTTATAATGACACTGTTATTCTCTGTGATGAAGCAGAAGATTTATCAGAAAGTCAAATTAAACTTATTGGTACACGACTTGGAGAGAACAGTAAAATTTATCTTGCAGGTGATTATAAACAATCCCTGTTAAGCAAAACGATTAATAATCCTCTCATTAAAATGTGCAATGAGTTTAAAGGAAATGAAAAATTTGGATGTATCTATCTTGGAGAAGATGTGCGATCAGAAACCAGTAAACTCTTCGCTGATCTTTTCGAAAAGGATCACTTCTAAAAATATAAGGATTACAAGGAGAAACATATGGAAGAATTATTTGATTTTCCAATTATGAAAAGTGGAGTAGATGAATTGGTTGCTGATATCATCAAAAGCAACTATGACAATCGTAGATTAATCATTAACGATGAAATCAATAACAATCTATTAGAGTCCATCTGTTTATATATTTTGAAATATAATCAGGAAGATAAAGATGTTCCTGAAGATAAAAGAAAGCCTATTTGGATTATTTTAAATTCAGTAGGTGGAGTCGTAAACTTCGGAATGGGACTCATTGATTGTATTAAACATAGTATCACACCTGTTTATTGCTTAATAATTGGAATGGCTGCAAGTATGGCAAGTTATATTCCAATGGTCTGTGATAAATCATATATCTTTCCTAATAGTACAATTTGTATTCATGACGGACAAACCGGTATTATGCAGACTTCCAGAAAAGCAAATGACATCATGAATTTTTATAATAAATGTGATGAAAGATTAGCTGAACTTGTATATGCCAATACCTCTATTACCAAAGATTTTTTAGACGGTATTGCTGATCGAGAATATTATATGTTCCCAGAAGAAGCTAAAGAATTGGGAATTGTTGATACTATTGTTGGTGTCGATTGCCCTATTGATGAAATATTATGAAATATTCTAAAAAGGAATTGATTGCTAAGGTTTCAGAAAAAACAGGCTATCAAGAAGAAAATATAGCTGAAATATATGAAGCTTTAGAAGAAACTGTGTATGATTTACTCCTGTCAGCAAATGAACATAAGGATGTAGAAATTCGACTGTTCACAGGATTTGGTATGTTTAGTAAATTAGTACCAAGTCATGAGAAAAAGATGCCTGACGGAGAAATTAAAACAATAGAACCTACTTTAAAATTCTCTGCACGTTACAGTGCTCGCTGGAGGAAAGATAATATTAAAGAGTACAGAGAAGCTTTAAAATTGTGGGAAAGAGTGAAAGGAAGAAAAGGATGAATGGAGTAGAAATTAAAACAACAACTACTACCCAGATGAGAATCAAGAAGGCTACAATTGATGAACAGGGAGCTGTTTACGTAGATGGCGAGGTAGTTGATCTTATCAATGCACTGAAGAATACATTTGAAGGCTGTATTTTTGATTTAGCTGTCACAGAAAAAACAGAGGTCCCTGTAGAGGACTGATGTTGAGTGTCCTGTGGTATATATTGCATTGAGAATAAAATAAATCACAAAAAGTATGTTGGTCAATCTATTGATATTAAATCACGATGGACTCAGCATAGACATACAAGTTCTTTAGTAAGAGATACATTTCTTTATAGAGCAATGGATAAATACGGTGTTGAGAACTTTGATTTTTATATACTTGAAGAATGCCAACCTGACGAGTTAGATATTAAAGAAATTTATTGGATAGCTACATTAGATACATATAATTATGGGTATAATATGACTCTTGGTGGATCAGGCTTGGTAGGTTACAAAGCTTATAATAGAAACTGTATTCCTAAAAATTTTGGAATGCTTTCTAACAATATAGATGAAACTGTGCCCATTATAAAGTTAGATACTGACTATGAAGTGTTGGAGTATTATGTAAGTGTTCAAGACTGTGCCAGAGCTAATGGCATAGCTTCCACAAACATTTCTAAAACTGCATCAGGGAAAAACAATACATGTCATGGATATATTTTTATGTATTTCAATGACATTAAGGATATGACCACTGATGAAATTATTTCTTATAGATTACATCAAAGAAAGAATTATAAAGATTCTACCCTAAAATCTATAGATCGAATCTCCTCTTCTGGAGAAATTATCAATAATTATGAAAGTATTAGTCAAGCAGCTAAAGAATTAAATTTAGATCCATCTTCTATAAGCAAGGTGTGTAAAGGAAAACTAAAACAAACTCACGGCTATAAATTTAGATATGCCGTAGTAAATAATAAAGAATAAAAGGAGAAATAATTATTATGACAAAAGCAGAAGTTATTACAAAAGTAGCAGAAACAACAGGAATCACAAAGAAAGATACTGGAGCAATGGTTGATGCATTTCTTCAGGTTATCACTAATGAACTGGCAAGCGGAGGAAAAGTAGCATTCACAGGATTCGGTTCTTTCTCAGTTGTTGAAAGAGCTGCTAGAGAGTGTCGTAATCCGCAGACGGGAGAAACTATGATGACAGAAGCTCGTCTTGCACCTAAATTCAAAGCCGGAAAAGCATTAAAAGATGCAGTGAAATAAATATTAAATTGCTGACCTGGTGAATTCCAGGTTGGCGATTTGTCCGGTTAGTCTAGCGGTTAAGACACTGCGCTTTCAATGCAGTAACATGGGTTCAATTCCCGTACCGGATGTTTGTATATTTGAGAGTTGTGGGTAATCTCAAATGTCATTTTCCGTATAGTTGTTTCTTTGGGGAGAACTGGAACTCCCCCCTCCTATTCTGCAAAGTAAATTCACAAGGTGTGGAACCGACCTGCTAAGTCGTGTGATCCGACAGGATTGAGTTTCGATTACTCTGCTTTGCGTTACAAGATATGTAGATTACAGCCCACCTCCTGTGGGAATTCGTAGGTGAAAATCCTACCATGTAACTCTTGGTTATGTGATTGTAGCATATCATGAATATAAAGATAACCGGATTGATTCCGGTTGAAAGGCAGGATTACTCTCCTGCCTTTTACTTATAATTAGGAAATGGCTGCGGGGCGGCCTGACAATCTGGAAAGACAGATTAATGTTGCGTGTCCGGTAGGTCGAGGGTGCAGTCCTGAAAACTGTCTGGGTGTAAAAGCCTCTGGGGTTCGAATCCCTAACGCAACGTCCGGGAGAACGGTAGAGATGGAGATCTACGGCGGTCTGTAAAACCGTTGCAATTGCTTTGAGTGTTCGAATCACTCTTCTCCCATGAGGTTGACAAATTAAATCAAAATTCCATAAAACAAGTAGATAAGTTTTACTATGAGATGTGTATACGCATGGATTAGGTTTATTAGAAGGTTTTGTCTCTGATTGCAACAGATAATGAGCCTTTTGAGTCTACAAATACCGCAGGTTACGTAGGATCGGTTCCTCGGAGCTTTCATAGGGCTTGTAGATGGGTTCAACTCCCATACCTGCTATTACTAAGATACTTCGGTATCTTTTTTTAATTGGATAAAAAGGAGGTGCTCTAGTGGCACAAGAAGTTGAAAAAAAGCCTGTACCAAGAGCAAAACCTAAAGCACCTGCTCAAAAAGTTATTGATCGTGCTATTGATGAAGCTCTCTATGAAGTAGGGCGTACTAAATTTACATGTAATATGTGTGGAAAGCTGAAAGATGCTTCCGACTTTTATAAAAGTACAGATCCTCTATGTACTACTGGTGTGACAAGAATATGTAAAATGTGTGCAGCAAAGTTGGCATATTCTGAAGATTTAAAAGGTAATAAGAAAGCCCCTGATGAACAGAGTGTCCAGTTAGCGCTCAGATATTTAGACAAACCTTTCTTTCAAAAGCTTTATGATGAATCTATTCTTGAAGCTGCTAACACTATGTCTGGTCGGCCCAAAAATAATACCTGGACTAGTTATATAAAAAATATATCTATGCCACAATATAATACATTAACTTGGAAAGATGGTGATTGTGGCAATAGTTCTACTCTTCTACCGTCTATTGGGTCTGTAGATAACTCTGATGAAGTAAAAAAAATGTATAAAACCAATAAAAGAACTGTTATTTCAGCTCTTGGTTATGATCCATTCGAATCTGCTGCTGATGCAGATAAACCATTAATGTATGGAAAATTAGTAGGTTTCCTCGATGAAAGTACGCAAGACGATGAATTGAAGTTAGGTGCCTGTGTAGAGATTGTACATAGTCTTAACCAATCTGAAAAAATCAATACTGTAATTAATGCTCTGCAGAAAACTCCAGAATCTATTATAAAAAATTCTGCTACTATCAAAGCTCTTGAAGCCACTAAAAAAGACATTATGAAAACTACTCTTGATTTGGCTCGTGATAATGGAATTAGTATTAAGCATAGCAATCATAATACTAAAGGTGCTAATACCTGGACCGGGAAAGTAAAAGAGCTTAAGGAAATGAAGCTTCGTGAACAGGAAGTAAATGCTTTTGATATAGGAACTTCTCAAGGTATGCTTCAGGTTGCGGAAGCCAGTACTGCTGCAATCATGAAACAGTTGGCTTTAGATGAAAATGACTATACTGAAATGATATCTACTCAACGTCAGAAGGTGTTGGAATTAGAAAATAAATGTGATGCTGCGGTTGAAGAAGCACGTATTCTTCGTAGAGAGAACGATGATCTAAAAAATTTCCTCAGAGATAAGAAATTGATTGATGAAAATGATGAGGTGATTGTGGAATGAAACAGACTGATTCTGGTATATGGGTTCCAGATACACCTACTATTTTTGTTAAGCCTACAGAAGAAATCATTTCTCAACGAAAAATGGAAGGAATGCAAAAACTTTCTGAAATTAAACAATGGGGCTTAAGAAATCCAACCAAATTTATGGAAAGATTCATAGGCGTTGACCTTCTTGATGTGCAGACCTATACATTTATGAATTCTTGGGATAAGATGTATGCTCTATGGTTATGTACCAGAAATTATGGAAAATCGACATTGCTTGCATTATATTACATGACAAGAGGTATGCTTCTTAATAATTGTAGATGTTATATATGCGCTGGCACCAGTGACCAGTCCATAGAAACTTTTGAAAAGATTGTATCTATCGCTAAAAATGAAATTGAGTCATTTACTGGATTAACTGATGTATTTAGGAATGAAGTTGTCATTAATATGACCAATAATGATGGTTTTATAAGAAATCCTGCAGGTTTTACTTATAGATTGTATAATGGTAGCTTCGTTAAAACACTTAACAGTAACGTCAACGCGAAAAGAGGAAAACGTGCGGAAGCAGTTTGTTTTGATGAATCTGGTTTCCTGGACGAAGAAGTATTTCAGGTTATTGAACCATATACAGCTCAGGATAAGAACTTTAAAATGGGTGGAAGTGTAAATGTAACTACTCTTCCTAAAGAATTGCCTAACCAATTACTCTACACTTCAAGTGCCAGCACTACTGATTCTTACTTTTATAAAAAGTATAAAGAATACAGTAAAGCTATGATCTGGGGTTCCAAAGATCATTTTGTAGCAGACATCAACTGTGAGATTATGTTTAATGCTACATATAGAGGTAAGATTTATCCAGCATCTCTGTTAACCAAAGAAAAGGTTGACAATGCAATGCGTGAAAATAAAGAAAAAGCTCTTCGTGAGTATTACAATATATTCACTTCTGATGGCGGTGCAGATGCCATCTTCAAACGTTCTATGATAGTAAAAAATTCTACTATCCGTCCCCCAATTATGTTTAATGATACAAAAGACAGACTTTTTGCCTTAGCATATGATCCAGCTAGATCTATGGATAACTCTTTTGTCCTTGTTGGAGAATATTATAAAGATTCTTCAGACAATTGGAGAATGCGTATTGCTAATGGTATTAATTTTATGGATCTTAGTAAAAAGAATAAAACTCCTATGCGTACACCTGAACAGGTCAAGAAACTGAAACAACTGATCCTTGACTATAACGGTGATGGAGTCGATGACTATACAAACATAAGTAATATCTTTATAGATGCTGGTTCTGGTGGTGCCGGTGTTAATATTGCAGATTATCTTATGGAAGATTGGTATGAAGAAGGACATGAAGGTGAACAGAAATATTTACATAGAGGTCTTATAGATAAAGAACAGTCGTCTGATTATGTCAAAAAATTTCCTAATGCTGTAGATAAAATTAAATTATTACCGCCTACTATGTATAAATCTATTATCTATGAAGCTGCTATTGAAATGATGAGACTTGATCTCATAGATTTCACTGCTGAGTATGATAATAAAGGATATTTAACAATGCTAGATATAGACGAAAAAGAAATGGCAAAAGTAAAAAAAGATTTAATTGCTAAGTATAAAGATAAATCTATGTCTAAAGGTGAATTAGATCGTTTAGTTGAAGAAGAACTTCAAGAAAGAAATTTGGCCTCAACTAAAATTTATAAACTATCTCCTGATGAGGAACTTGGTCTAGTACAGATCGACTCGCTAAAGGAGGAAATGGTTAATATGGTACGAAAGAAACGAGAATCTGGTAAAGATGGCTTTGAACTGTCTACAGAGAAGCAAAACAAATTGCATGATGATCGTTCGTATTGTTTCTCAATGCTTTGTTATGGACTCTCAGAACTTCGTAGAGAACATATTAAAAATAAGAAACGTCCCAAAAAAGAAAATATAGCTGCTGCTATGCCTATTCGTAAAGGTGTAGTAAGAAAAATGTTTAGTTAGGAGGTGAGACATTGGCTATTAAAGAGGAAAAAACAACTCAAGAGATAAAAAATTATGCTCTTAAACAACAGGCATTACAAGAAAAATTCGCTCAAGTAAAGCAAGCCGTACAGCTTATTGATTTAACTAAAACAGAAACAAGAACATTTACTGTATTTAGTAAAGATAAATTACGTCAATATATGCAAAACCCTAAAACCAATGAATCTAACCTTCGTAATTTGAGCAGATTCTTATATAGAGTTTCTCATAATTACAGAAGACTTATCTCCTATCAGGCAGAAATGGTAGATTTAACAGCTCTTAATGTTATACCTCAGATAGATTTTACTGAGGATGCGCATGACGATGAAAAAATAAAGACTAGTTATTTTAATACTTTAGTACAACTTGATAAGATGAATATGCAGTCAGAGATTTTAAAATGCCTATTGATTGCATGGCGTGAAGATACATTTTATGGTTATACATATGAAGATGATTCTGGATTCTTCATTTACCCTCTTGATGGAGATTATTGTAAAGTATCTTCTGTCAATTATGATGGCACTCTTAATTGTGCCTTTGATTTCAGTTATTTCAGAAGTCATACTGCCGACTTAGAATACTGGGATTCTGAATTTAATTCTAAATACAATTCCTTTCAAAGTGACAATACTCTTCGTTGGCAAGAGTTGGATCCAGAAAGAACTTTTGTAATTAAAGTTAACATTGATGATCCAACACTTAATATGCCACCTCTTTCTGGTTTGTTCGAACCACTTATTGATCTTATTGATCTCCAAAGTATTCAGTCGGTAAAAGATGACTTATCAATCTATAAACTTCTGGTTGCAAGATTAGAAACACTTACTAACTCTGACGAACCAGATGATTTCTCAGTAGATATTGATACAGCCATTGAATATTATAATAGACTAGTTGAATCTCTTCCAGATTGTGTATCTGCAGCTATCTCCCCTCTTAAAATTGAACCTATAGAGTTTCAAGGTGACCAGACTCAAGATGTTAATAGAATTGCTACTGCTACTTCGAATTTATTTAAAAATTCTGGTGGTGCACAGATTCTTGATAATGACAAAGTCTCAGGTACGACAGCTTTTACTGCTGCTATTCTTTGTGACACAATGATGGCTATTAAAACTGTCCTTCCACAGATAGAAGAACGAGTTAATAGATATCTTACTTTTGCTATTGGTGATGATCATGCTAGAGTAAAATATTTTGAGGTATCTCCTTATACAAAAGCTTCTAAAAAAGAAGAACTTATGAAATCTGGAGAACGAGGTGTGCCAGTAAAGCTAGCCGTTGCTGCTCTTGATGGCATCTCACCTCTTGAAGCTTTATCTATGGATTATCTTGAAAATACTGTTTTAAAACTTCACGAAACATGGATTCCTTTTAGTACTTCTTTCACATTGAGTGGATCTGCCTCACAGCAAGTTATTGATGGTAAAACAGATGATACAAAAGGTGGAAGACCTCAATCTGACAACCTTACAGATGAAGGTGAAAAAAGTAGAGAATCAGAAAAGTCCAGCGAACAGGAGGGATAATAGATGAACAAACATTTTATCCGAACTGCTGACCAGGAAACAGCAAGTATTTTAAAATCTATTGGCTTTCCTCAGGTCGGCTATACTAAAGGTATCTATACATTTGCAAATTGTTCATCTCTTTCTTTTGCAAATGTAAATATAGATATAAACAAGCTAACTTATACCGATATTTATTGTGCAAGTTAGTACTCCTCTTCTATGAGGATAAAAATACACAATAGAAAGGAGGCTAACATGAAGAAAAAAGTACTTACATTAGATGATCTCTATTCTTTTTTTGAACAGAGGAATCAGACAACTGTATTCAGTGCCAAAGAGTCTGGATATAATATTGCAGTTCAGGTTCCGGCAAAATTTGAATTAGAAGATTCTGATGAAGATGATGGTTTTTTACGAACTAAATTCAAAGTAAATCATTTATATGAAAATAGAAATAAATCTTATATATCTGAAGAAGCTCAGTTAGAAGCTTTACCGTCTTTACACTATAGACCAGTTCTGGCCGCTATTACCACTTTATCTGATGGAACTACTGATTTTACTTCTCATGCTATGGAATTTGATGATGAAGGAAACATTACATACATTGAGCAACCTATTGGTGTTTTTGTCAATCCTGAAGGATATCATCTTGAGTATGATAAAGAACATGATAAAACATATGTTATTGCCGATGCGGTAATTTATAACGATTATTGTGCTCCAGCATGTGAAATTATTCAGCGTAAACAAGGAAGTAAAGTAAGTTGTGAATTAAGTATCTCAGAACTCTCTTTTGACACTAAGGACAAAGTGCTTCACTTAGATAAATTCAGATATAATGGTGTAACTTGTTTAGGCACTGATCCTATCACCGAGAAACCCGTTGAAGAAGGTATGGAGGGTGCCAGATTAGATATTGCTGATTTCAGTGAAGAGAATAATAGTCTTTTTACTAATACAGAAGAAAAATTACTAAAGGTTATTCAGTCTTTGCAGGAGACTCTTGCTAAGTTTGAAATTGAAGAACCAACGAAAGGAGGAAACCAAACGTTGAAACTCAATGAATTATTAGAGAAATACTCTAAAACTGTTGAAGACCTTGACTTTGATTATGAGTCTATGTCCGATGAAGAGTTAGAGGCTAAGTTTGCTGAATTATTCGAAGGTACAGAAGATCCAGACGAACCGGTAAAAGAACCAGTTGCTGATCCGGAAGCTGATCCAGAATCAAATGACAATTCAGAGTTTAGCAATAAAAAAAGATATACAAAAAAAGAAAATGGTAATACTGAAGTTACTTTTGAAATTAGTCATGAAGATGTAAGAGGTGCATTATATACTCTTCTGTCTACTTGGGAAGAAAATGATAATGAATGGTATTTTATTAATGCTACATATGATGACCATTTTGTATATAGCAACTGGGATGAAAGTAAAATTTTCCGTCAGGGCTATACAAAAGATGGTGATGCAGTATCTCTCTCAGATGAAAGAACAGAATTATTTAAAGAGTATCTTACACTTTCAGAAAAAAGTGAATTAGAAGAACTCAGAAGTAACTATGCTGCTCTTCAGAATAAAATTAATGAGTACGAATCAAAAGATAAAGAAGCTGTTCTTGGTGCTGAAATTTACACTGAACTGAAAAATAGAGAAGATTTTAAAGAACTGATCAAAAATCAGGCTATCTACAGTGTAGAAGAAGTACAGACAAGAGCCGATGCTATTTTAGGTAAATATGTTAAAGAAAAAGGCACTTTCAACTATCAGCAGAAACCTAGTGCTATTGGTTTTACTGAACCTAAGAAAGCTAAGAAACCATATGGAAGTTTATTTAAGGATTGAGCTATCAAATAGCTCTTTTTTATTGCCTAAAAATATTTAAAGGAGGAAATAAAAATGGCATCTAATTTTCAGAAATTTATGGCCACTGCTGAAAAACACGCTGTTGCTGGTAGCTCTAAGCTGAAAGCTACTATTGCAGGTCATATTTATAACATTCAGATTGAAGAAGATCTGGACAACGGATCAATTGTTGCAAAAGGCGATTATATCAAACCGGAGACTTATAAAGCTAAAGATTCTACTGGTTTTGCTGGTGTAGTACTGGATAAAGCAGCTAACGGAAATTGGTATGTAGAAGTTAAAACACCAGGAGATGCTCTGTTACTGCTCCAGGTACCAATGTTATACGAAGAGTATACTACCGCTCTTAAACATGAAAGTAATTTCTATAACGCAAATGGTGACATCGTTCGAGCATATGAGCTTTATGTAGGTGATGTGTTTGAAGTATCATCTGAAGGATTTAGTGGTACTCCTACTAAAGGTGCAACTGTAACTGTAGCAGACAAAAAGCTGACAATTGGTTAATGAAAGGAGGAATACATAATGAAACTTAATTTTTCAAGTAATGAAGTAAGAAATATTTTTGCTGAAAATGATTATGCAGAGTACTCCCAGCTTATGTTTGACACAGCTAAGGGAGAAGAAAAAGTATCTACAAAAGATGCTAATAATAAAATCAGAGAGATTATGTTCTCTGTACTTGGAGTAGATGAAAACTGCTCAAGAAAAGAACTTAGAAAAGCTATTCGTAGACATAAAATTGATGTATTTGAAATTATCGAAGAGACAGTAGAGAATCTGCTTGTTTCTGGTTGGGGAGAAAACCCATTCTTCAATGAATTTGTAGAAATCAAATCTATGGCTGACGGTGATACTAATGAGTTCTATGTACCGGATGAAGTTATTCTGACAGTGTCTGAGCTTTCCGGTAACCATCATGACCTTGACAATAATAGGGTCCGTATAGCGTAAGCTGTATGAAAAAATATGCATTTAATTGCTGGAAAATCCTAAAGCTATTCAAGCTACAACATAATACCGCATGGGTATAAATGTGAATGCGACGAAAGTAGAAAAAATTGAATAGATAGTGCATGGTTAAATCCTAAACACTTTGATAGTGGACAATCAGCAGCTAAGACCGAAAGGTAATGTTCAACGACTATCCCTTTGGTGAAGAGATTCACAACAGGAGTACGGCTCAAGTGAGTGGGTGAGAACCCCTTAAATGGAAATGGTGCGCTCGGTATATCCGGGAAAAGATATAGTCTGTTCTCATATGAAAGTATGAGGAGCTATGCTCGACAGGGTTAACGCCCCTATAAAATTATTTTCCAAAATATAAATTGAAATGAGATGAATAAATGCAAAAAGATACATTGATATCTGGTATTTATTGCATTGAAAATTTATCAACGAATAAAAAATATATTGGACAATCTGTAAATATCTCTGAAAGATGGAAAAAACATATTAGCGAATTAAATAATGGGCTGCATCATAATGATTATTTACAAAAAGCATGGAATAAATATGGCATCGAGAATTTTAAATTCTATGTTTTAGAATATTGTCCTATTGATAAATTAAACGAAAAAGAGATTTATTATATAGACTACTATGATACTCTTAATAGAGATAAAGGATACAATTTGAAATCAGGTGGTCAAGATCATAATTCTTATTCTACAGAGTCTCGTCATAAGATGAGCGAATCTGTAAAAAAGTCTTACTTAAATTCAAATCTAAAATCAATTCGAAGTTCTGATGCAATAAATCAGTGGAAAAATCCTAAAATAAAAGAAAAAATAACAGGTAAAAACAATGGCATGTATGGTAGACATCACACTGAGGAAGCGAAAAAGAAAATAGCTGAATCAAAAATAGGTAAACCATCAAGCAGAAGAAATACCACTCCTGTTTTTTGTATTGAATTAAATAAAGAATTTAAAGATGCTGCAGAAGCAGCAAAAGAATTATCACTTGATAGTTCTGCAATATTAAAAGTCTGTCGCAAGCAGAGAAAAACTTGTGGCGGTTATACATGGGAATTTTTAAATATTGGAAAATAATATAAGTTAAACATTAAGTATTAGACAGCGTCTGGCAGAAGGACAGACATTCTCTGTTAGAACTTCATGGTATGGAATCAAGATTTATGCAGAATATGAGCTGTTTATGGCAGGTCGTATTGACTGGGCTGGATTCGTACAGAAAATCTATGAAGCTTTTGACAAGAAAATTAACGATATGGTATATGCGGCTGTAATGGCAGCAGGTGAGAAGGTTCTCCCGTCTACACAGTTTAATAAGACAGGTACACTTGCAGCAGCTACAAAAGATGAGTTTATGACTCTGATTGAAGATGTACAGATGGCTACAGGTGATGAAGTAGTTGTTATGGGTACTAAATCTGCTCTTGCAAAGTTATCTGCTATGGAAGATATCACTTGGGTATCTAATGCAATGAAAGATGAAAGACACACTACAGGCCGTTTAGGTATGTTTGAAGGTATTCGTCTTGTTGAAATTCCGCAGAGATTTGCTAACAATGACACAAGTAAAAAGTTAGTAGATAATACTAAACTTCTGATTATGCCAGTAGCTGATAACAAATTTATCAAGATCTACAATGAAGGCGACGCTCAGATTAAAGAAGTATCTGATGGAAATACAAATATGGATAAAACTATTGAGTATGAATATCAGATTAAAATGGGTGTGGCCACAATTATTGGAAAGCGTTTCGGAGTTTGGACACTTAAATAAAAAACTATTTAAAGAGGTGGAATTACCACCTCTTTAACTGATTAAAAAGGAGTAATAACATGGCAACAAGAAGAGCTGCAACAAAAACTGTTGCTACTACTGAAAATACTACAAAGGAAACAGCTCCTGTTAAAACTACTAAAAAGTTTGAACAGAACGAACTTATTGAATGTCGTTCTTTAGTGCAGGGAACATTATTTATGCCTGGTAAACAAAGTGATATTCTATACCGTTGGGATGGATATGGAGATATTCGTGAAGTAGAATATAGAGATTTGTACTCTCTTAAATCTAGCCGCTCACCATATATCTATGATCCATGTTTCCAGATTGAGAATGATGAATTATTAGAGGATCCTAGATGGAAAGATGTAAAAGATCTTTATGATAATCTTTATGATGCTTCTGATATTAATCAGTTTCTTGCTCTCTCACCAGCTCAGTTTAAGAAAGCACTTGCTGAAGTTCCTAAGGGACTTAAAACAGCAATTAAAATTGAGGTAGCAACTAGACTGGATAATGGTACATTTGATTCTATTCAGAAAGTACGTGCTGTAGATGAAATTTGTGGTACAGAGTTAGAAAAAATGATTTAGGAGGTGTTCTATGACCTCTTATGAAACAGTATTTAAACGATTTGAAAATAAAGTCGAAGATATAAAAGTATTAAAATTAGCGTCTGATGACTGGACTGAATTGTGCTTAGAATGGCTAAATAGTGCTATTGCAATGATTGAATTAGACCAGTTAAAAATAGAACATGATTTAACGAAAAAAAATGATGTTCTGTTCGAATTCGAGGACACCCTTACTAATGGTGAAATAGAAGTCGTTGCTTTATATATGGTCGTTGCTTGGTATGATATTCGTTTGAATTCTTTAGAGCATACTAATATGTTTTATGGTTCAAAAGATGAAAAATGGACCAGCCAAAAAGAACATGCCAATTATATTATGAGCATTCAAAAGAAATATAAAAAGGAAGCCAGAAAATATTTTAGGAATCACTCTTCCAGAAGTAATTCTTATCTGGATGGTGATCAGAATGAAGTATAAATATGGAACTTTTAATGACAATCAGTTCTCTGATTATATAGAATTACTACATAATAAAATTCATTGGCTTTTAATCTATCAAGAAAACTCTTATCCAAAACTTGATAATTATTTTAATAACTTGCAATTATATATTGCAGCATTAGCTGAATTAATTCCATCACCTTATATAATTGATTTAGCTAATACAATAGAATGTGCCAAACTTGAATTTAATAATCCTAATTTCAACCATCAGAAATATAGAAAAATAATTTTTGATGCTCATTCTATCATAGATAAAATAGGTGATAACCATGAGTGATATTTTCAAAAAAAGAATGACCTTATGCGGTGACACAGTATCAGATAGTATCCGTACTCAGTCAGACGAAATCATGCAGAAAACTTTCACTAATGACTTAGGTTACAGACAATGCAAGCTATATTCTAGGGCTATGGAATACTTAGAAGATGTTGAAATCAAATATCAGTATTCCCAAGTCTATACAATCAATAAGGACCAGGTTGAGTATCTGGCTCAATTCAGACCTGGCTATTTCCCTGAAAAGAAATATATGGATCAAGATGGTATTGAACGTTTTGGTTTTTATCTTGAAATACCGGATAAGAACACAGGTGTTCATGAGCTATGGCTTATTTTAGGGAAGAATGATAAAAACTCTTTCATAAGATATAACATTCTTAAATGTAATTGGATGTTTAAATGGATAAAGAATAAACAAATTTATAGTTGTTTTGGTGTATTAAGAAACCGCAACAACTACAACAGTGGCGTATGGAGCGATGGTTTCTTTACATCAGTAGATAATCAGTCACAGTTTATTGTCCCTACTACTCCAACTACGCAAACAATTGATTATAATGATCGTTTCATGTTGAGTGATTCTATGATTAGACCTTTAGTTTTTGAAGTGTCAAAACTAGAAGATACGTTCCCATGCGGAGTAACTAAAGTAACGCTTAAACAGGATCATTTCAATAAAGTTACAGATAATGTTGAATTAAAAATATGTGACTATTATGACTCTCCGGTTATTCCTCAAGAGCCAGAAATAGAGAACATTGTTTTATCATGTTCAGGTACTAATAGAGCTTTACGTGTTGGAGGCTCTAAAAGAACTATTTCAGTTGCGAGTGATATTAAAGATAAATCTGTCATTTGGTCTTATGAGTTCAATGGAAACAAATTATCTGTAGAAGAATTATCTAATGACTTTGAAATCTCTGAAGGTAAGAATACGTTAAGTATCAAAGCTTTGTTAAATTATAATAATTTAGGAAAAGTAATAAAGATTATTGCTACTCTTCCAAATAAGCAACCATCTTCTATTGAATTGGAGGTGATGCGATGAATCAAGAGCGTATTGATAGATTATTTTCTTGTAGAAATGAACAGGGATTTGACAGTATTTCTTATGATAAGAGAAAAATCTTAGAGGATTTATACAAAGATTCAGATATTATTGAAATCTTAAATAATAAAGAACTTCAAGCAGTTAATGCGTGTCCGGAAGATTATTATAATGTAAATATTTATTCTTTTTTAAAGATTCCAGATGCACAAAGTAAAGTCAAAAACTTTATTTGTTTTGAAGTAAATGACACTGAAATTGTATACTCAAATAATATTATGGTTTCTAAACAAATTATTTTTAGAACTATAGCTCACCAGGATGATGTCAGTACTATTTGGGGTATTGATCGACAGGATTTACTAGCAGCTTTAGTTAAAGAAAGATTTCAATGGTCAAACATATTAGGTACGCAGTTAATAAAAACATATGATTCTGGCAAAGTGGCTGAAAATGGTTATTACTATAGGAATATGTATTTTGAACAGACTGCTCCGAATGATATTCAAAATAGGCTTAAGAGTAATCGCTTAGATAAGTTAGGTCGTGATTATTATGGATAAACTTCTCATTTATTTAGGTGAGAACCTTAAAATTAATGATCAGATTACTATTTATCAACCTTCTATTCTTGATATAGCTAAATATGGAGAAAATCATTATTTTAATGTAGTTTATAAAATATGTTCTATACCTTCTGATTATAAGTCTGAATTGTGGGATCTTGGTTATAACTATAGTAAGTTGGATGATTTTGATTTATTCATACTTCTTACTCGTGATATAGGTGTTGAAGATACCTGTCTTCTTTTAGGTGATACTATTTCATTGAAAGATATGGCACCTTTAGTCGATCCGGAAACTCATAATATAATGCTTTATGATGAAAATACTGAATTAATAATTACTCGTGATATATACATAGAAATGATATCTTTCATTCGTGAGATGCACAATATTCATCCTAAGCGTGAACGAGCTGCAAACAAAGAAACCTTACAGCTATTAGTAGATGAAGATAGAAGAAAAAAAATTCAAAGAGTAAAAGAAGCTTCTCAAGAACCCTCTCCGGGTTCTTTTTTATTGCCTTTAATTTCATCTATGGTAAATAGTCCTGGTTTTAAATATGACATTAACAGTCTTAAAAGTCTTGGAATCTATGCATTTTTAGATTCTGTTCAAAGGATTCAGGCCATTAATACTGCTGCCTCCATCTCTGCAGGAATGTACAGCGGAATGGTTGATATGTCTAAGAATCCAAATCTACTTAAACAATTAAATTGGTTGCGTGACTTATCTAATGAGTACTCCTCTTCGAGCAATGTACGAGTCACTAAAACCGAATAATAAATCAAGGAGGAAAATATTATGGCAAATTTTGATTCTCTGGTTATTGATAGAGTCTTAGAAATTGTTGGTGAAAATAGCGATGGAGATTTACTCTATCTGTTAAACAATTTATCTAATGTTTCTATTAATACAACTTCTGAAAGTAAAGATAAAACAGATGCTCTTGGTGTACTGATTAAGAGATTCTATACATCCAAATCTGTAGAAGTATCTGCTGATTGTAACTTACTTTCATTCTCTATGCTGTCTCAGACATTTGGCACAGATAAGATTATTGCTTCAAAAGAATCTAAGATTCTTGCACCAAAAATCTTACATATTGATACAACTGGCATTAAGGAATATACAATTCCTGAAAAGCTGAAACCGAAAGCTCCACTTACAAAGCTTTATGCTCTGGAAGCAAACGGCACATTAGGAAAAGCTTATACTGCTTCTACTACTGCTGCTCCTACTGCTGATACTTTTGTATACACTGAAGATAGCGGAAAAATTACTCTTCCTACTGGAGTAACAGGTACTCTTATTGCTAAATATGAATATGAGACAGAAAGTGGTGTTAAGGTTACTAATGAGTCTGATAAGTTCCCGACTACTTCTTCTATTACAATGAAAGTTCTTGTTGCAGACACATGTTCTGTAGATGTAGTTCGTGCAGCTTATATCGTATTCCCAAGTTTCCAGGTAGCACCAGATTGCGATCTGACACTTGAAACAGATAGCACAATTACATTCTCTGGTGTAGCTCAGAGAGATTATTGTCAGACAGGTTCTCCGCTGTATTACATTGTAATGACAGAGGACGACGTAGAGGAGTAATCCTTAAGTTGTTATACCCCGGTTCATCCGGGGTATTTCTAATGAGAAAAAGGAGGAATACTCAATGAAATCAAAACCAAGAATTTGTGTAACTTGTGGCACTACTTATGAGTATTGTCCTAAGTGCACTAAAGATGCAGATAAACCTGTTTGGATGGTAGCTTTTCATACAGAAGAATGTAGAAAAGTATATAACATTATTGCTAAATACAATACTGGTGATGTGACCAAAGAGGATGCAAAAAAAGAATTGGCTGATGCTGTTACTCATAAAACAAAATTTACTAAACCTATTCAGGATAAAGTAAATGAAATTATGAAAGAAGAACAGCCTAAAGCAAAAACTAAAAAAATAGTGACGGAAAATTAAATATTTTATTGAGGGGAAAGCCGCACTATTTTTGCAGTTTCCCCTTATTTTTTTTCGGAGGAATTAAATGGAGATTGTAATACCTAACTTAAAAGGAGTTCCTTATGATCCTGTTCAAGCAGTAAAAATTATTGATCCAAATCAACAGAAACTCTACCTCAAACATGGATTAAAACCTTTAGATGTTTATTATAGTCCAGATGTGATTGTAATGTTGTTTGATAAAAAAGAAAGTTATCCGTATTACAAAGAATATCAAAATTATACTTTGGAGTGATAACGTGAGGAACTATAAAAAAAGATCTAAATATGGTGTCGATCAAACTACTAAAGGTAAACAGAATCGTACTGTTATAGATAGGAAAACAGAAAAAGAAGTATGTTTCGATTCTCTATTAGAGAAAAGATTTTATGAAGACATCGTATGCACTGGATTGGACTCTGGCGAAATTATAGACTATGAACTACAAAAAAAATATAAATTACAACCGTCTTTCAAGCATAATGGAAAGACTATACGTGCAATAGATTATGTTGCTGACTTTTGGGTTAAATACTCAGATGGAAGTGAACGTGTCTACGACACTAAAGGTGGAATGGTTGATCCTTCTGCCAAGATTAAACGAAAACTGATGTATTATATCTATCCTGATTTGGATTATGTATGGATCACTCATACTAAGTCTACTGGTTGGATCGATTGGGATGAAAATGAAGCTTTAAAAAGAGCAAGGAAGAAAGAGGGAAAAAAGGATGGAAATTAATATTTTAGAATTTGTAAAAGAATATAAAGAGAACCCAGTAGGGGCTTTAGAAAAACTTGAAGTTGAAAATTATGTGCCGTTTGCTACTAAACGAGCACTTATAGATACAGTTATTGAAAGTATTATTGAATATGATACTTCTCTTCTTACATACGAACCAATGAATAAGCATTTAAACTTTTCTCTGACATGTGTGGTTATCTATACTAATCTCACCTACGAAGACGAAGAAGGTCTTGATGCTTATGATGCCTTAGTATCTTCTGGTCTTTTAGATAAAATTATTGAAATGATTGGTGTTGATTATGGAGATATGGTCGCTATGTTTGAAGAAACACTTTCTGCTCGTATTTCATTTACTAACTCTATGTCTAATAGATTAAGTGCATTATTTGGAATATTAGAAAATGTTTTTAAAGAAGCTACTCCGGAACAGTTAGATTATTTACGAAAGTTGGCTGATGTAAAAGATGGGGACAATTCCACAGTTAAGAAAGCTGATTGACCAGGGAATAACTATTGGTTTACAGCAGTTTATTAATGACTACAAGCCTAAGATGGAAAGAGATGCACAACAGTCAGAAGAAAAATATTATAATGACTATTCCTCTTGGGCGGATGGTTATAGACTTTATGATTTAAAAAATATTCATACAATTACAGGCTTTGCTTATAGTCGAAGTGCAGAGCTTAGAGCACGATTTGATTCAAGCCATATGTCTGGAGGACATGGCATATGGGAACCATTGGAAGGTGATCCAGAAATAGTTTTTTCTTGGGGATTTGAAACAGGTAATCATGGATTTCGTAAAACAATAACTCCTATCAGAAATTATTGGGAACAATATTTTCGTGCTAGAAAAATGCATGCCAAAGGGCAAGCAACAAAATTCGTTATCAGCGGATTACATTCTGTTGGTTTATAAAGTGAGGTGAGAAAATGGCTGATTATATAATAAACGTTGGTGTAGAAGTTGAAGACAGTGCGCTAAATACATTAGAAACACGAATTAATTCTTTAAAAGAGAAGCACATTAAACTAGGTGTGGAATTAGGTAATACTAAACAGTTAACTAAAAATGCACAGATGGCGGTAAAGACAATAAGTAAAGCAACTGCCAAAGCCGCTAAAAATACTCCTGTTATTAAGGGATCTAATCTTGTAGAACAGATGGTCGATCCCGAAAAAGCTTTAAAATCTATGGCTAATACAGCCAGTAAGCTGTCAAAGTATCAGGGCAAGCTTGATCTAGGAGAAGTAAAACTTTCCGTAAATCAAGGTATTATGGGGGAGCTTGATGGACTTTTAGCCAAACTTAATGAAATAAAATCTACAGCTAAAAACATGGGCTCTATTAAGCTTACTGTTGGAGACAATATAAAAACTAAAGACGGTAAAATAGTTATTGGAGAAACTACTAGTTCTTCTAATACTGCAAGATCTGCAGGTATTACTCTTAGACAAGCTCAAGCTGAAATTAAAAGGAATATGAAAACTGCTGGCACTTTACAGGACCAGTATGTTAAAGGACTTATCAATGAATCTACATATAAGCAATCCAGGAATTCCCTTTATCGCCGCAATGGCGAACTAGCAAAACAAATTCGGAGCAATGGGACAGCTGCTGATTGGGCTACTACTGCTGCTGATGTTAGACAAGCCCAAGCTAAGAATCAAGAAGCATACAAAGCAATGACTCAGAGTGCTTCAGAATATGACAAAGTTATCACTGATTTGGGTGAGAAACAGAAGACATTCAATAAAATGGCTCAAGTATATAATCCTAACAATGGTAAACCATTAGATAAAACTCTAGGACAAGGTTATGATGAAAGATTAAAATCTTTTAATGATACATATGAGCAATTAAAAAAATCTCGTGATAGTCTTGCGACTCTTACTGGAGACGAAAGAGACACTGAGCAAGTACGTTTTGCTGCTCTCCACTCTGAAGCCAATCGTCAAGCTAGGTATCTCGGTAATACTAATCAGTTTTTCTCACGTACTCCAAATAGATATAGCCGTTCAGAATATATTGGTACAGATTTAGATCCAGCATCTGATAAGGTCCGTCTTAAGATGGAACAAATGTCAGCAGATCTGGCAAAAGGAAGCAAATACACAACAGAGTTTAATGCAGCACAAGGTAAAATGTATACTACTATTGATAGAGGGTCTGGTGTATTTGAAAAATATCAATTAGCATATAAAAATGGTCCAGGTAATATTGACCAGTCTCTTACTAAAGTTACACAAAGTGTAAAACCTTTATCTAGTTATCTTTCTGAAATGGGACAAAAGTTCCGTAGTCTTAGCCAGTATCTTGTAAGCAATTTTGGATTCCAAGCATTAACAACAGGTGTCAGATCCGGTGTTGAATCAATAAAAGAATTAGATTCAGCGATGACTGAACTTAAGAAAACATCAGATGGTACAAAACAAGAATATAGAGCCTTTACTACTCAGGCTAGAACTGATGCCAAAGACATTGGTAGTACAACCACTCAGATTACTAGTAGTGCTGCTGATTTTTCTCGTCTTGGATATAGCTTAAATGAATCTCAGACTTTAGCTAAAAATACAGGTATTTTAAAAAATGTATCAGAATTCGGATCTATAGATGATGCAACAACCGCTATGATTTCCATGATGAAAGCATACGATGTAAAAGTTGATGATTCTATGGATCTCGTTGATAAAATGAATCTTATTGGTAACAACTATGCAATTTCTACAGACGGAATTGCCACTGCTTTACAAGATTCAGGTTCAGCATTAGTAGCAGCGGGGAATGACTTTGATAAATCAGTTGCTCTTGTTACGGCAGCAAATAGTGTAGTGCAGGATCCATCGAAGGTAGGTGCTGGTCTTAGAACAATTGCATTACGACTTAGAGGCACTTCTGCTGAAGAATTATCTTCTATGGGTGAAGATACAGAAGGTCTTGTAGAGACCACTTCTAAACTTAATTCAAATATTAAATCTCTTACTGCCGTTAACGGTAAGGCTGGAGTTTCTATTCTTGATATGAATGGCAACTATAGAGATACTTATGATATTTTAAAAGATATCTCTCAGGTTTGGGATGATATTGGTAAGCAAGATTTGGCAGATGGTCAGAATAGACAGGCTGCTCTGCTTGAAATGATGGCAGGAAAAAATAGAAGTAATATTCTTGCATCCATATTGCAGCATCCTGAATTGCTTACAGATGTTTATAATGATTCCGCAAATAATTATCAAAATTCAGCTCAGAACGAGCTTAATACATACCTTGATTCTATCGAAGCAAAAACAACTAAAATTAAAGAATCTTGGTCACAGTTATGGCAATCAGAAGGTAGTACTAATACTTTTAAAGGATTGCTTGATGTTGGTAACGGCGCTGTAGGGCTCTTAAATGGTTTGGGACTTAATAAATCCTTAGCCGGAGTCGGCGGTATGCTTGTTAGCCATGCTATGGACTGGGGTGGGACAAATTATCAGTTGGTCCTTTAGAAAACGCCCCATGTAACCTGGTGGTGACACGGAACGATCTCATGTGAGAAAGGGGTTACTAAGCAAACAACCGAAACTGTCTTTATTCGAAGGAATAGAGAAATGCTTTTAATTTAGCATTCAGGGTGAACCGAAGTATATACTACTCCCCAATTACAGTAATGTAATAGGTACAGTAACAATGTATATATATGGGTGATCTGCAGCGAAGCTTCTTTATTTTATAGAGAAGAACGTTCATCGACTATAATGGGAACTTGGTCTCCGGATCAAGAAGGAATAGTCAGGACTGTTAGGCAGCTTACGCCGAATAAATTAAAGGGTAAATACATCTTACTCTTGTGAGCAATCTTACCTTATGTGCAAAGGTGATGTAGGCACAAAAGCAAGAGGGGTTACTCTCCTGCTTCTTTATGTTTAATATAATACGTACAATCTTCGTTTTCAAAATAGGGACATTCCTCTTCCTTGCACTCTTTATAAAGAGGACATTCTAATATTTCCATAATCTTTAAACCTCCATAGTATAGTTTTGAAAGTAGGTGTATTTAATGGATAAAAATATTTTTGATAAATTGGTTCCTGAATATGTTCAAAAGTTAAGCTCAGATGAAGTTACAGATTTACTTATAGAAATCAGTAATATTGGCAGGACAAAATTTATCATTAATTACCCAAAAGAAATTGCTGATCAACTTCCAGGATATGACCTATACGAATAATCTTTTCAGTTGTATTCAATGCAGTCGAGATTGTTAACTTTCCTATAGTATTATGCAAAGTGTTGGTGCACAGAAAGGAGAACTGCTGTGACAGTTCTCCTTCTATTAAAAATTTTAAAAAGAGAAATACATATGACGAAGTAATTAAATGATAAAGTAGAACATTATTAGCGATTAGTCAACTTTTTTATTCTTGTATTGTCTTTTCATCATTCCGGTGATAAATTTGACTTTCTCATCAGATAATTCTGGATGGTTGCAAATTTGATCAACGGTATGATTTTTCGAGTTATAATATAGACCAGCTAATATTACAACAAGTAAAAGACTACCAAGAGATATTATTATTCCAGTATTCATATTCTTCTTTTCACCCCCTTCCCTTATAAATTTCTTTATTGGGGAAGTGTATTGCCCAGAACGGGCAGATTCTTCGTCCGCATCAACAATACAGAATGTATGCCAACACTTCTGCATGATCAAAAGAAATGATCAAGTATATTATCGTGCAGCGAGTTATAATGCAGCACCTATAACCATAATATACCTAGTAGTATAATAACAATATTCGACAACTTTGTATATACAGAACATTAGTTTATTATAATCAAAACTTAGCTCCGCATTGTCCACACTGATAAGTCTTACCAAGATCACCAGCTCCAAAAAGACCAAACAGACCTATCTTCATTGCTTTTCTTGTTCCAGTGATTTTCTTAAGATTTGTGCTGCCGCAAATTGGACACTTAGGCCCAGTAGAGAATTTCTGAGCATTCTGTTTGGCATACCATCTGTCTGTTATCCTGTTTTGCTCTTCTACTCCTTCAGGGGATTCCCAGTATTTTCTTTTTTTAACGGCAGAGTAATCTACTTCATTGTCTAATTTGTTATAGAAATATTTCTCTCGGAGCATTTCATCAGATTCTAAGGAACTAGGACAATGACCGTCATGAGTTTTCTCATATTCTTTTGATAACTCCATATATGCTGTAGACCAATCAATGCCAGTACCTATATAAGTTCCAATTTCACAGGTATAACATCTATCCCCTATTTTATAAGAAGAAGATGTACTGGTCTTTCCACATTTATTGCAAAATAATAATTCTTCCATATTGTTCCTTCTTTCTATTATATATAGTAATTAAGATTTGCTATATTATATCACACAGTTTGGTTTTCGCCAAGAATGAAGATGGAGGAATTTTACCACAATCACGAAGAGTTCAACGTAATGCTGCTATAGCAAAAGGCTATGCAGAAGCCAATAAAAATTATCAAGCATATTCAGATGATTTAAAAGTTCTTAAAGACCTTAACAAGCAACTTGATAACAATGGTCAGGCCATTACAGACAACGAGCAACGTATGGCTAAAGCGAATGAAGCAACGAAGAATGCTAGTCAAAGAGCCAAAGATTATGGCAAGCAAATAGCTACTAATGCTAAGACTCTCACTGATTTTAAAAGAGAAAATGAGGTGGAGAAACCTGATCAACAGAAACAAGGGAAATGGTCCGATGGTCTAAAAAGTATGGCATCTGCTGGTCTCTCAATGATTGGCAATGCTTTTATTTCTGCTGGTGTTGGAATGCTTGTACAAGGAGCTTTCTCATTGCTTGGTAAAGGCATTGACGCTTTCGTTCATAAAAATGAGAACTTAATTGCTAAAGGCCAAGAAGCAAAAGAATCCATTCAATCCCAAACTAAAGCCTATGAGGATCAGAAAGCTTCTCTTGGAGAACTTACTTCCAAATACACAGAATTGTCCAAAGGTGTAAAAATATCCGGTAATTCTATTAAAAATATTAGTCTTACAGATGATGAATATAAGGATTTCTTAGATACAAGCAATCAAATTGCTGCTGCCGCTCCTAGTCTCACACGTTCATGGGATTCTCAGGGTAATGCTATTCTTAATGCAGGAACTAATGCTGAGGATTTAAACACTCAGGTCAATGATTATCTAAAGCTACAGAGGAATCTTACTTATTATGATACAAAGAAAAATATTAGTGATCAGTATAAAGGGTATGAGACTGCTTTAGGAGAGAATAAGAGCAAACAAGACGAATACAAAAATGCATATGATGCAGCTAAATATAAAGTTGATTCTGTACAAAAATTTTCCGACATGCTTAAAAAGCATACAAAAGGAGAAGATACCATCACCTATACGTTGGATCAAACGGCATATGATGCGCTTGGTAACACATTTGGAAAAGCAATAAAAGGTTATAAACAATCAGCAGATGGTCAAAAGATAACTCTTGAATTTGATGGCAAACAATTAGATTTCCTTAATAATGAAGCTGCTAGTGTATTAAACTCAGACAATAGCGAACTTCAAGAAGCTCATACCAATTTAATTAATACTCAAGAATCTATAGATGCCTCTAAAAGAGAAATGGTTTCTTCTATCAAATCAATGGCAAGTACTATTGATTCTTTCGATAGCTGGGAAGATCAAGATAAGGCATCAGAGTTTCAATCACAGTTGAATAGTATGCTTGGTTCTTCAGACGGCACAAGACTACTAGATAATTTTAAGCAGTCCGGCAAAGACATGGACACATGGCTCCGTAACAATGTAGTCAACCCTATGGCTACTGCTACTCCAGATCAACAGAAGCTTTGGTCTCAACTGTTTGAAATGGAACCTAAAGACCAGGAAACTGTAAGAGAATTTGCTGCAAGAAGAGATGATGTCCTTGAGTCTATAGCAGACATTTCTCAAAGCGATTTCTGGACTAAAGGTACTTTAGCCGAAGCTTTTGGTTTTGCTCATACTGAATATGATGACAATGATAAAGCTTATACTGTTTGGGAGAATCAAGATAGTCTTAATAGGGTTAGAGATGCTCTGAAAGGAGCAAAGGCTAGCAAAACTAAAGGCGATGCCGAAAAAGTAAGAGAAGATCTAAAAAATGCTACACAAGATGAACTTGAAATAGCTGTACAGGTTATCACTGATAATAAAGATTTAAGTTCAATTGATGAATTTTATACGGCATTCGAAAAGGCTAAACAAGCAGCTAAAAATATGAGTGATCAAGCAGCCGTTTCTTTAGATTCAATGGAAACGAAAGTATCAACTGCTAAGTCTACTCTTTCTTCTATGGGAACTATTCTTACAGAGACTACTTCTGCAGGTGGAATTTCTAAAGACAATGTTAAGATCCTTTCTACTGCTTTCAAAGATGTGAAAGATCCTCGTGGCATTGAGCAAAATGTTAATGATTTATTCACCACTACTTCTGATGGTATCAAACTAAACATAGATGCTTTGAAAACCTTTACGGAATATCAGGCTGAAGCCACTGATGGAGATTTCGAAAAGGGTATTAAGTTACAGACTAAAGCTATTAAGGATCAAACAGATGTAACAAATAAAGCAAAAAAAGCATGGGAAAAAGCTAGAGGAACTGAAGACGAAGATGATAAAAAAGCTGCCTATGATTCTGAAAAAGATAAATTAAAAGATGCTAGAAACGAATATTTATCTTATATGCAATCTCAGTCTGAATGGCAAGCAACTAAGAAACAGCAACAGGAACTTCTTTCCTATTATTCTCAGTGGCAACGTGCCCAGAGTACGGAGAATGCCGGAGATAAATATAATAACATTGTCGCCGGACTAAAGAATGCTAAGGATGCATATGATAAAGGTCTTGTAGGTACAGATGATTTTAAATCATTTGCCGCTCTTATTTCTCCTACAGGTTCAGATGATAGAGCAAACTTTGCAGAGAACTATGGTAAAGCTGTAAGATATCTCACAGAAGATAAGACAGGTGTTAATAATTTCTTAGCTGATCTTAAATCTAAGGGTATGGCATCTTATGATGATGCAAGTAAAAGATGGTCATTTGACATAGATGATATGAGTAAAGCCGCTCGATCAATGGGAATCAGCAAAGAATTCATGAGTGCTAACTTCGGTCGTCTTCGTGATTATGGCATTGATAATAACTTTATATCATCTACAGAAGAAGGCATAGATAGGGTTCAGGAACTTACTTCTGCTCTTTCAGACGAACAAAAACGACTTGAAGAATTAAAGAATACAGATAGTACCAATACTACTGCTATTACTGCTTCTGAGGACAAAGTTAATAAATATAAACAGGATTTAAAAGAAACCTATGATAATATGGGTGACTACTCTGAAGATGCTGCACAGACTGCTGTTGATAATTTTAATTCGGCAGCAATGGGTGTACAATCATATCAGAATGCAATAGAAAATGTTAAAAAGAATGAGAATCTGACAGAAGCTCAAAGAACTTCTGCAATTAATCAATTAATAGCTAAACAGGAAGAATTAGCTGCCACTTACGGTACTACTGTTAAAGAATTATTAGGAGCAGATGTATCTTCATTAATGGATGGCATTATAACAGATTCTGCTTCTGTTACTACTGCTCTTGATGGTATCAATAAAGCATATGAAGAACAGAACACAGATGTTACTTCTTTAGTAGACACTCTTGGAAAATATACTTCTGAACAGTTAGAAGGTATAGATTTCAATGACGGTAAATGGGACACTGAATTAGGCGATGCTGAAAAAGCTGTTGAGTCTTTATGTGAGAAGCTTGGCTTAACAAAAGACCAAGCTTCTTCTGTTATTGAGGCTTTAAAGGAAGCTGGTAAGTTAAAAGATTCCGAGAAAAGTAGTGATTCCTCTAAAGAAACTACTAAGGGGTCTTGGGAGAAACCACAGACTGCTGAGGAAATGGGATTTGAAAAAGATTCAGATCAAGCTACCGATTATGCTAATTCATTAGAAGCTCTTACTGCTGCACATAAGGAAAATGATGCCGCTACTGAAAAGTCATTTGAAACCCTTTCTAAATATAACCGTACACAATTAGATGGCATCAAATTAAATGATGGTGCTTATAATGTTGAGGGTATGGAACAGGCTGAAGATGCCATACAACAGTTAGCAGATAAGACTCAGTTGTCTAAAGATCAGATTCTTACTGCTCTTGAAGGTTTAGGTATCTTAAAGGTTAATACAGATACTACTGATGCAACAAAAAATCTGGATTCTGTAGTTACCGAAGCGAAAGAAGCTCAAAATGAATTAACTGATCTCACAGGAAAAACTTATAAATTTGATTTTGATTCAACTGATTTAGATTCTATTCATCAGCAAGTAACTGATTTAGGAACAGAAGTAGATAAGTATAGAGATCGTGATGGTAAATACCATCCAGAGATTACTGGTGGTGAAGAACTCCAGACTGTGTATACAGGAGCTATTTCGCATGAGCAAGATGTAGAATATAACTCCTCTGATATATCTCAAGCCGATTCTAGTTCTAGTATTGTAAAAGCTGCTCAAGACTTTATGCAAGCTAAGAATGAAATGGATGTCCAGACCCAATTATACCAAAAAGGCATGGATAACACTCTGGATCAAGCTACTCAAGATGCTAATGCAGCTTTTGAAACTTTACAGCAAGCTCAGACTGATTCTAAAGTTAAATTAGTAGATACTGATAATATACAAACTGCAGAAGACCAATTGCTTAAAATGTCAAATGACGACATAACGGCAAAAGTTGATGTTGAAGCAGATACCAGTGAAGCAGAATCAGATATTGAAAACTTACAAAACGTTTCTGGATCCACTGTAACTTTAAACTGTGATGTTTCTAATGAAGGTAGTTTTGAACAAGCAAAATCTACAATTGAATCTATGCCATCTGATACTACAGCTACTATTGATATGGAAGTTAATGGTGAAGAGGATGTTGAGAAGGCCACCGAATTAATTGAATCTGCCCCTACCAATGGAGCTAAATTAGTTGTTGATTGCGAAGTAAACAATAAAGAAGAATTTGATGAGCTTATGCAAGCTCAAAGTACAGCAAATTCTAAAGGAGCAAATGTAGAAGTACACGCTTCTATTAAAGGGGTAGATGTTGATTCTGCCGCTACTGCTGATACTGAAGTTCCTGTCAAAGGTAAACTTGAAATCGAGCCTTATTCTGGAGATGCTGTTGAAGTCAACGCTAAGGCCAATATCACTGGTGTTACTGGTGGAGAAGGAGTACAAGTAAGTTTAAATGCAAAAGCTAATGTAACAGAAGCTCCCACTGTACCAGATACAACCGTTAAAGCTACAGCTCATGTAGATGAAGCGCCTACTGTCCCAGATGCTGAAGGAATAGCAAATTATGAAGGCATTTTCCCACATGTGGCTGATGATGCATACGGAGTTGCTCATTATGAAGGAGATTTTCCTACCTCAGCTCCTACTATTTCTGGCACAGTTAATTATTATGCTCATATTATAGGTGCTCCATCTGGTGGTGCCATAGCAACTGCTTCGGGTACAATGACTTCAGTTGCCCACGCTTCTGGAACAGCTTATAACGTTCTTAATATGAGGCCTCTCTCTTCTGCTCATGCAAAAGGTGATGTAGCACTTAAACATGATGAACAGGCCATTGTTAACGAAGTAGGTATCAATGGTCATTCTGAATCCATAGTGCGTGATGGTGTATGGTCACTTATTCCTGGTGGTGCTCATATTGAGAATTTGAAAAAAGGTGACATCATCTTTTCAGCTACTCAAACAGAGGATTTATTAAAACATGGTGCTACACATGGTCATGCTAGAGCATATGCACAAGGCACTGCTTCTGGTGTAACCCTTGCTCCTGCCTATGCAGACGGTACATCAGAATTAGATGATACAATTAAAAAAGTAAGTACTCAAGCTAAAGACTGGATAGAAACTGCTCTTGATCGTTTAGAGAGAATCGTTGAAAAGTATCAAGATATCGCTGAAAGCGATTATAGTAATTATAAGTCTTCTGAGAAGAATTATGATAAAGCACTTAAAAATCTAAATAAACAATTACAGACACAAAAAGATTCCAGAGCAAAATACGTAGCTAAAGCAAATGAAGTTGCTTCTGCTGTTGGTTTATCTGACGAACTGAAAAAGAAAGTCCAGAATGGTACAATCAATATTGAAAGTTTATCCGAAGATGATAAGAAACGTGTTGACGCATATCAGGAATGGTATGAAAAAATCTTGGATTGTGACAAAGCGATTCGTGAACTCACTAAGTCACAGAAAGATTTAGCTAAAGCAAAGGTCGAACGTGTTATTGAAGCTTATGACACCGTCATAGGTAAACGTGAGAATAAAGCTGACTATTACAACGCTAAACAGGAATTGAGAGTCTCACAAGGGTATAATCAGAAACCTGGTTCTAAATATGAAAAATACATGAAAAAGGAACTCTATTATACCAATGAACAGAAACGTCTTACTGATAAAGAAATAAAAGAATATAAAGGTAGGATGAAAGAATATCTTAAGGTAAATGGACATAAAACTGTCGATCCAGAATACCAAAAGATGAAGAAACAGCTTTATAGTCTCCAGACAGAGGCTGTTAAGTTAGAAAATGAAGCTGCTGAATTAGTTCAGGCTTTACAAGATAATCGTGAACAGATAAAACAATGGGCTGTTGACCGCTGGGATCGTGCAGGTTCCAAGCAGGATGCAGTAATTGATTACGCAAAAGCAAATGATAATCCTGAATATCAGATTAACGAAAAGATTTATCAGGAGCGCATTAAATCTAATGCGAGACAGATCAATGCACTTCAAAAGCTTCGTGCAGAAAAAGCCGAATACTATGATACTCATTTTTCTTCTATGAATAATGAAGAAGCCCAGAAATATCTTAATTCTATAGCACAGATTGACGAACAAATTTTAAAAATCGGCAGTGATATAGAAAATCTGAAAAATGAAATCATGGAACTTCGCTGGAAACCATTTGATGATGCACAAGATAAACTATCAAATGTTATCACTGAATATCAGACTATGCAAAAACTTCTCGGTGACGCTGAAAGTTTTTACAATGATGATGGTTCATTTACTACAAATGGATTAACTAACATTTTATTAACTCAAGAATCTATAGATGCGACAAAACAGAAGATTGCTAACTATAGGGAAGGTCTTAATAAGCTTGAAGAACAATATAAAAATGGTTGTTACAGCTTAGACGAATACAATGAGAAAAGCAAACAACTTCTTGATGGTATTCAACAAGAATCTACTGCTCTTTCTGAACTGAAACAGAATATGCTTGATATGTATGAGACTCAAATTAAGAAAGAGAATGATTTACTTCAGGAAAATATTGATAAGCGTAAAGACGCTCTTTCTGCTAAAGAGAAATATTACGATTATGACAAAACTTTAAAAAAGAAGTCTAAAGATATTAATACTCTTAAATCCCAGATAGCTGCCCTTGAAGGAACCAGTAATGCTGCCGCCAAAGCTCGTCTTGAGAAATTACGTGCAGAACTTGCAGATGCCGAAGATGATATGGCAGATACCATGCATCAACACGAAGTCGATATGAAAAATACCGGCTATGAGAATTTCTCTAATGAAGCGAATAAAGCTCTTGATAATACACTTGATGCAGTAAAGAAAAATTCTTCGTTTCAGGAAGCTATTATTAGTGGAATGCTTACCAATGTAACCACTAATTATGATAACACATATAAACATTTACATACTGTGATGGATCAGTATGGTGTTAAGGTGTCTAGCACATTTGATACTATGATAGGTAAGTCTGCTGATTTCAATACAAGTTTGATTCAACAGATAAAAGCATTAGAAACCATTTCTAATATGAAAGTTACTCTTCCATACGGAACAAGCAATGGACAAGGTGGTTCTACAACTGGTAATAATACATATACCGGTGCTGAGAATGGTATTCACAATACATTTAATACCAATAAAGACTCCACTGGTGCTGGAAATGAAACTCCAGGTACAGTTAATGGAAAAAGTTATAGTTTTTCATTAAACAAATCAGAAATATTCTTGACACCAAATGAATCTTATAAATTGAAAGTTACATGGTCTCCTACCGCACCTTTACATTCAGATATTAAATGGTCTAGTGATAAAACTGATGTTGCAAAAGTTTCATCGTCTGGTAAGGTTACGGCTACAAAAGGGGTACAAACTTCTAAAGGTGGCGGAGTGACAGGAGTTCTAGTTGGTGGACTTGAAAAAACATTTAAGGCTACTATTACAGCTAAAAGTGATTTTGGAAGCAAAACTTGTGTTGTACACGTAATGCCAGATGCGCATTACGACGCAATTGAAGAATATGCAAATAAAAATGGATTGGCTATGACCAATGATAAAATGCAGGAAGCTCTCGAATATGCTTATCGAAATGGTGGAAACCATGCTGATAAGGCAGACATAGCAGTTGAGGGATTTAAAAAAGCTTATTTGAATGATAAACCAGCATATTTAAAGAGTTGGTTTAATACTCTTCCAAACCGTCCAGATGGTGCAACAGACGTTCCTGCCGGAGTAAGCCAGCTAGTAGGTTATTTCAATTCCAAAGGTAAGAAAGTCGGACCAAAAGAAATGCAGCAACTTGCAGACATCCTTGAAATTCCCACTCCTGGTGTTAAGAAATATGATTCTTGGGGAACAACTCTTAAGAATCAAATTCTTCAGAAATATAGATCATATGGTTATGCTACTGGTGGTGTAATTAATAGACTTATTCCTGCAAATATGGACACTCTTCTAGGTAAAGCTATTATTAGTAATGGTGATCAAGGATTCGTTGGTGCAAAAGTTGGTGAGTCAGTGATGACTGAGGAATTCACTCGTCTACTCAAGCCTTCTATTGCTGCAATGAATGACTTTACTAATATGTTTAACCCAACTACCCCTATCGCCACTACAAATAATGATTATACTGTCAACAATGAAGTAAACATTAATGTAGCAAGCATGAATAGTGATTTAGACATCCAAGATGTCGCAAATAAGGTCTCTACAATTATTAATAAGAATATGACTAGAGATTGGAGAAAACTTAGATAATAAAAGGACTGCTTCGGCAGTTCTTTTATTATGCAAAAATATAAATGAAAGAGGTGAATAAATGTTACAATTTGAATTTGATGGACATAATTCTAGTGAATACGGGATTATAATGACTGGAATCACAGACAATGATAATCTTGAAAGTAGATCTTTACAGTTAGGAGAAAAGAATAGATATAGAGCAAGAGAAAATCATTTCGGAACAGTGTACGGTGATAATTATAGCTTTACACTCAGTATCATGAAAAATCCTTGTCACAATACAAATGTGACACCTGAATTATCTAATGGAATCATTACATATCCAGAAAAATGTACTCCTATATTGAAAAATGGTATTATTACTTTCCCATTAGAGTACATTCCAGATGTTAAATTAGGTGTTATACAGATGAATGATACTGATTACCTTTCTTCAAGCAATATCCGTATTATTAATGGCTGGTTAACTTCTCCACAAACACCAAAATTATTTAAGATACTTGGTGGTGACTACTTCTACGAAGATATAGAGTTCTTTGCTACATTCACAGAAATTACTACTGATCATGTTGTGTTCCCATATGAAATGAATTTTACAGTCACTTGCGACAGTCCATATGGTTACACTCCTGAGATTACGCATAATATCACCTCTTCTTCTACTCTTCCAAAAACTTATATAATTAACAACACTTCTGACTGTCATGAAGATTACATCTATCCTCTTATTAAAATTTCCCCTAAAAGCCATGGCACTATTACAATCCAAAATGTAACAGACAATAACGGAACAATGAAAATAAATGCTTTAAAAGATGATGACTTTTATATTGATTGCCAGCATTTAAAAATATATGACATTACTAATTCAATTATAAGTTTTGAAGATTTGGGTGTAAAAGATATAGATAATATATACTGGCTTAGATTGGCTTACGGTGAAAATGAATTAAGATTCACTGGTGATGCTACATTTGAGCTTATTTATAGAGAACCAAGAAAGGTGGGTGCGTTTGGGTGAAAATAAATCATAAGTATGATATTTATGGACGTACTGAGCCTTCTATTATTTATTTAGCTAAACCTGGCAAAAGATTATATTGTGCGCTAGGAGGCATTGATACATCTACCGCTTCATTGTCGTTAAAAACTAATAATACAGCTGAATTAACATTTACTGTTGATAAATACATAAACAATACTGTTACTGACGGGTATGAAGAACTTGATGAGCTAATGGAGCTATACTGTGATGGCATTTGGTTCAAAATAGTAGATCCGCCAACTATTAATAATGATGGTTTGCGTGAAACTAAAGAGATTACTGCTGAGTCTTATGAAATCATGCTTACTCAATATAAACTGAAAAACTTTAAAATTAATATGGGCGAAGAAGATTCCTATGAAATGATGTATCAGGCAACTCATGATACAAATAAGTTTTATCAGATTAAGTTTTATGATTCAGAAAATGAAGATCTAAGTTTTTTACATTTAGTATTAAAACATGCAGATGTTCCTGGTTGGCATATAGGTTATGTGGATAATATTACTCCTGATGACGATGGAAAATTACTCCCTAATAATATATGTAACTTTGAAGTAGACGATCAAAATGTATATGCTTTCTTAACACAAGAGGCCGCACAAGCCTATAAATGTGTGTTTGAGTTTGATACTGTAAATATGACCATAAATGTTTATAGACCTGACAGCTTAGGTAAAGATACAAATGTAGTTTTGGGTTTTAGAAACATTCAGAATAGTATAACTATTTCCAGAGATGAAAATTTAGTTACACAATTTTATGTTGAAGGCTTAGATGATTATAATATTGATGCAGTCAATTTTGGTGATTCTGTAATTACTGATCTTTCCTATTTTATATGTGAGCCTTACATGGATACTTCACTACAAGAAAAATATAATGCATGGCAAAGCTACCGAGAGTCCCGCAGAGAAGAGTTTATTAATTTATCCAAAGAATATAATAAAAATTTGGAAGTTCTTACTGAATTAATGAATAGAGTCCCAATTGATACTGCTCAAACAAATTGGTTCGGGAAAAAAGTTGAAGATTTAAAAGATGCATATAATGCTAACATGGCAATCATTAAGGGTTTAGAAGCTCTATATGTTGATGATGAAAAGAATTTTGATTTAGAAGCTTTAAAAAAGTCACATGATTGGCCTTTATATGAATCAATTATGAACTACACTCTTCCATCTATTGTAGCTGCATTACAAGCTCAAGACGAAACCGTAGAAGGATTCGGTAAAGGAAATATTATTTCATGTGTAAATCCGATTGTGTTGGGCCAAGATTGGTATATGGTAAACCCTGGAACTTCTTCTTTTCAAACTATACAAATTGATGATGCTCCTGCTTATGGAATCACTCGTGGAGTTAAAGTAACTGGTACTAATGGAGGAATTTATCAACACAATATTAGTATTGAACCATCTCAGAGATATACTCTTAGTTGTTTTGTAAAAGGATCCGGTACATTTTATCTTGGTTATAATAACACTGGAGAAGATAGAAAGAATGTTGCTTATAACATTACATCTTCTTGGACAAGAGTTTATACTTCTTTTAATCTTTCTTCTCGTTTAATTGATGTAGCATTCGCTGGAACTAATGATTTCACTATATGCGGTATGCAATTAGAGATGGGCGATTCACCTAGCCAGTTTGGGTATTTCACGCAATCTGAAAATATTATAAAAGCTTATGAAACTGATTGGAAGTTATATGGAATCTCAGAATTAAAAGTAAAGATTTCAACTTACGATAGCTGTATTAAAGAATTAAAAAAGAGTGGTTATGCAGATGGTTATAATCCTCTTTCTGGATATGAAGAAGCATATTTTACTCAGATGCATCAAAAATATCTGGATTATCTGAATTTAAAAGATCAGGCTGAGGCTGCTTTAAAAGAACGCCAGGCTGAATATGATAAGGCTAAGAAACCTGAAATTCAAGAGAAACGAAACCAGATTGCAAAAGATGTATTACTTGAAAATTTTGGTAAAGTACAGAACAAATACTCAGCTTTTACTGATAAAGAAACATATATTATTAAGAGTTTATATAGCCAATCCACTTATACAAATGAAAATATTATTGTTACTACTCTTGACAGTACTGCTGATGCCGTAGATAAGTCTAAAGTTCTTTATGACGATGCATTGGAAGAATTGTATGTGGAATCACATCCACAATATACATATACTGATGATGTAGAGAATGTATACGCTCTTCCAGAATTTAAGGAGTACCATGAACAGCTTGCGGTAAATGATTTTGTGCGTGTAGGAATCACTGATACTAATTATATTAAACTAAGAGTAATTGAAATCACATATAATCCTTGTGATTTAGATGAATCTATGGAAGTTACTTTTAGCAATATGATTCAGTACAAAGCTAAAAGGAATGATTATAATACTCTTTTAAACGATGCCCTTAATACTTCCAACCGTAATGGTGGTCGTGTTAATTCAGTCAACAAATCTTCTACTTCTGATTATGTCATCACATCAGAAGCTATTAAACAAATCTTTTCAAATCCTCTATTCAATTCAATGTTAGGTGGAACTGTCACTGGAGGAACCGGATCTGGCGGAACCATTACCGCTGATACAATTATTGCAGAACTCGTGAAAGCAAAAGAAGGTGTATTTGATAAGCTTACTGTTGATACTGCTTTCATGAAATATCTCGATGTAAAACTTATTTCCGCAGATAAGATCACAACTCGTATTCTCGAAGCGGAACAGGCAAATATTGAAAAGCTGTCAGCTAAGATTATAGAATCTAATCAGATTAATGCTGATATGATTAATGTAAAAAATCTTCTTGCAGGTCATGCAGGAGTTGGAGAATTACATACAATTCATCTTACTGTAGAAAATGCAGAAATTGATCAGGCTGTTATTACTAATCTCATCGCAAAGAAAATTGCAGTTGGAGATTTAATGGCTCAAAATGCTCTTGCAAATCAAATTGTACTTATCTCTAAAGACAATAAACCTACTATTGCATTTCAAGAAAGTACCCAACAGTTTTATGATTCCAAAGGAAATGTTCGTGTGCAGATTGGTATGGACGGTAAAGGGGATTTCAACTTTATTGTTAAAAATGGAGACAGAGCCGCTTTATTTGATGAAAATGGTATTACCCAGACAGGTATTCCAGATAATACAATTCTTGGCGACATGATTAATAACGCCACCATTACCAAAGACAAACTTGGATTCCAAATCATAGAACCAAATGAACAAGGTGGTATTGATATCACTAATATTTATGATGGTAAAGGAAATCAATGGTGGGGAATAGAAAAGACGACTATTACCGATGACTACACAAAACAGATTAAGAATGTTACAGATACTCTGACTGGACAAATCGAAACTAAGGTTAGTAATACTCAATATCGTAAAGATCAAGAATCTATCCGAACAGATTTTTCTGATATCAAACAAAATGTTTCTGGGATTACATCTACTGTAAGCAGTATGCAAACAGATCTTTCTGAAGCTCAAGAAAAAATTAAAGCAAACACCTCTTCTATTACTCAGAATGCAGATAAAATCAGTTTTATGGTAACTGGTGACAAAGAGTCTGAGTTCACAGTTACTGATAAATTTATTCAGATGATTTCTGACCATATTAGCATTGATGCCAGCACCATTGACATTAATGGTATTATCACTGCAATGAATACACACACTGGACCAGGTAAAACTAAAATCGACGGTGGTATTATTGAAACTAACACTATTACCGCTGATTCTATTAAAGTTGATGCAATCAGATCAAAAATATTTGAAGATGATCTGACATCTAATTATTCACTAAAAGGTATCTGGTTTGATTTATCAGAAAACGGTGCTATTAAAGGTAAAAATTTTGCTGTTGATTCTAATGGTAATGCTTATATTCGTGGTGACAGCACTGTTGAGGGAACCATTATAGCTAATAAAGGTTATATTGGCGGTATTGGCGGTTTCCATATTGAAGCGGGAAAACTATATTCTGGTATGGATACCTTTCCTGAACAACCAACATCAATATCAAAAGATAAAAATGTGTATATTGGTACAGACGGAATTGCTCTTGGTAGTGGAAACTTCAGAGTTGATTCAAATGGTAAGCTTTATGCTAACTCTGGTACATTTTCAGGAACTATTTACGCTGATGGAGGAACTATTGGCGGTTGGAATATATCTGCAAATTCATTAAGCAACAGAGACGGATCCATAAGTTTAAATCCTGATGGTTTAAAACTTGGCAATCAGTTAAATGTAGATAATCAAGGGAATGCAACTTTTGGTGGTAAACTATCAGCTGCTACCGGAAGTTTTTCTGGTGAATTAGTTGCAGCAACAGGTAGCTTTTCTGGAGAATTAAAAGCTGCTACTGGCACATTCTCTGGGGATTTAAAAGCTGCAACAGGTAGTTTTAAAGGAGAACTTTCTGGTGCAACTGGAAGTTTTACAGGTAGTGTTATTGCTACATCTATTACTGCAAAGCAATCATATTCTATTTATTATAACGATGTTGGAACTGGTGAACCAACTGATTCAGTACAAGTAATTACTGCATTTGACTGGGGAACTAATACAACTCAAATTGGATTTGGGTTGATAGATTCATCTTTAGACTCTTCAAAAATGCATGGAATGCTTCTGATAAAAGAACAAGGCGCAAGAGTTCTAACATTAATTGCAGATGATATTAATACAAATGGATGGTTAAATGTTAATAAACTTAATATTACTGATTCATTCGGACAGTATAAAGGAGTGCCATATAAATCAATTATGTGGAAACCAACAGACACATTTGACTTTAATGGTTATAATCATCATCACACTATTCTTCCTTATAAGAATGGTAATTTTGCAGTAGGTATGGAGAGTACGACTACAGGAATGTTATCTATTAGTTTATTACCATATTTGTTATCAACTGAAACCGATGCATATGGTAATATTACAGTAAGTAAAACTAAAGATACTACTTCTCAGATAAGCATTGGAGCAACAGCTAATCCATATGCATGTATTTATGTAGATGCTATTTATCTTACTGGTGATAAAAAAACTTATACTTCACTGGCTAATTTAGGTGAAGGCGGCACAACTAATTATAATGGACTTACAAATAAACCTAAAATTAATAATGTTGAATTGGCAAGCGGAAATAATACATTATCTAATTTAGGGATCGCTGCACGATCACATTCCCATTCTAAGTTGAATAACAGTTCTCCTGTAGATTATAAAGGATTTGGTCATTGTCATACCGTAATTATGAATAGTAATCATAATATGTGGGTTGCAATTAATAACGATGGTACACCCGCATTAACTCCATATAAATTAAAAACATCAACTAGCTATACAGATGTTGATACATATTCGTTGGAAAAAGGCGGAACTTGTAACCTCGGAAGTACAGATGCTCCTTGGAATGCTGTATATGCTAAAAATTACTATGATGAATATGGAAATAAGATTTCTACAGGCGGTGGTTCAATCAGTCTTAAAATTGATGGAACTACACGTAGTTCTGGATTTACGAATTATAACCTTGCAACACAAGACTGGGTAACTGGGAAAGGATATTTAACTCAACATCAATCTCTTTATGGATATGCTACTACAAGTTGGGTGTCTAATAATTTTGCTCCTAAAGGTTCTGGTGGTGGAACAACGTATTATGGAGGTACAGGTATTACTATTTCTGGAAATACTATTTCTGTCGATAGTACTGCTTCTTCTACTCATACACATGATCATTTAACGGGATCATTTGATGTTACAGTTGGTTCATCAACAATGTTTCCAGACGGAGATGGTGTTTATTCATGTGGTAGTAGTGGACATAGATGGAAATATGTTTATGCGTCTAATGGTATAAATACTGGTTCTGATGAATATATAAAAGAAAATATCAAAAGCATTACCACTCTTTCATCTATTGACAAGTTTTATATGTTATTAAACCCAATTCAATATAAATTTAAACAACGTCCAGGTGATAAAGAAGCCTCTAAAATACATTTTGGATTTGGTGCAAGAGAAACAGAAAGACATTTAAATGAAAATAACTTTAATTCAGAAGAATATAGTTTGGTTACAAAAGCTATTTTAGATAAGCCTAATTTTGTTGGACGTACTGATGAATATTCAATGAATTATCTTGAATTTATTTCTCTCAACACTCACATGACACAGAAAGCCCATCATCGTATTGACTCTCTCGAATCTGAAAATCAATCCCTTAAAAATGAAATTCTTATGCTTCAGGGACAGCTCTCTCTCATTACTCAACGACTACAAAAAATGGAGGAAAAGTTATGTTAAAAATTAGTGAAACAAGAAATGTATCCGGTCAGGTTATGATCGGTGAAGGTGAAAACTCAAAGCAGATTGCTTATCTTAATGCATCTGTTAGTAAAGATGGAAATGTAAATATCAATAAATCTATTCAGGATAGTGAAGCATTTAAAACAAATAAAGAGGCTGTCCTGAAAGATTTTACAGAGTTTGAAACATACGTATATGGAATTATTCCTGAATAAATAAGAGGCCATGAGCAATCGTGGTCTTTTATTATGCAAAGAAGGTGAAATATTTGACCAGTCGAGAATATGAACTTGAATTAAAGAAAATCAAAGCCAAAAATCGGCAGATTGAAATGAAACGAAATCTGAAAGCAGCAAAGGTTAAAAGATTCAATTTTAAAAAACCAAATACAAGTAAGCTTATTGTGTTTGTAGTCTTTGCTATTTGCTTACAGATTCTTTGGTTTAGTGAACATATGATAAGTCTCACTGGAGATACGAGTTATATGTATGCGCTCATAGGTATTCCGGCAGCGTTGATTCCTACAATTTTAGGATATTATGCCAAAGCTAGTAAAGAAAACCAGGTCGGAGGTATTACCTATGATACTGCAATGTGCAATTTAGAAGCACAAGAAAAGCCAGTCTTCGATCATGTATCTGAAGATGAGGCTGTAGGATGAATGGAGGTATGACTATGGACATCAAACAGGGTATTCAGGATGTATTATATCTGATCATTACTGGTATTCTTCCACTTTTAATCACTTATGGAATCCTCTTCCTAAAAGTAAAGATTAAAGAACAGGAAAAGAACCTGGAAAATGATCAGCTCGTAAAATATATAGACGCTGCTACTGATGCTATTAGTAAAGCAGTGCTCACAGTTAATCAGACTTATGTAGATGCTTTGAAGAAGGAAGGTAAGTTTGATGCAGAAGCTCAGAAAACTGCTAAACAGATGGCTATTGATAAAGCTAAGGCTTTGATTACAGAAGATTCTAAAGCGGCTATCGAAACATTATATTCTGACTTTGAAGCATATCTAAATGATGCTATTGAAGAACTCGTCAGAGAAAATAAAGTTACATATTAATATAAAAGGAGTACAAGGATTATGAAAAAAGTTATTGTAAATGCAGACATTATGGCAATGTATAAAACATTAAATTCTATGAAGAGTCGTGCGGATTTAATCGCAGGAGATGTTGATGTATTCTGGGCGAATACAATGAACCTGAAGACTCTTAAGGCGCAGGTAGATAAAATCTCAGAGGTTGAGCAGGAGTTAGTTGATTCTTATTTTACAGAGGAAAACTCACATTCTATTGTTGACGAAAACGGTAATGAAACAGGAAATCGTGCTCTTAATGATGACATAAAAGATAAAATCATCCCTGAAATTCAAGAAGGTCTGCAGAAAATTTATGATAAAACATGTGAACTTGATGTTGAGATGATCCCAGAGGAATCTCTCAAGAAAATGCTTAAATCTAATGAAGACAAACTGTCTATGCTTGATATGACAGTACTATATGAATTTGTAGAAAAAGGTGAGTAATAATGGCAACATATATTCAGGGAATTCAAACCTCTGTTGGTGTTGTTAAGTATGATTACAATTATCTGGCTAATCTCCCTGAATCAGATATGACATTATCTAAACAGGGTGCATTCGCTGATGCCCTTGTTGTTGGAAGAAAACTTACTCAGCTGGGAGCTGATGTGGATAAATTGAAAGAATCTATGACTGCCGTACAGAAATCTATCTCTGATCTGCAGTCTGCAGATTCTTCTTCTAACACTTCAATTGAACAGATCAATACATCATTACTTAGCATGACCAATAATATCGAAACAATACAGAACAATATTACTACTTTGACTCAGAATACTGCTGAGATCAAGAAAAGTGCTGATAATGCGAATTCATCAGTCACAACACTGCAGGAAACTATTAAGTCACTACAGACTAGAATTGAAGCTTTAGAAAAAACTCAGACTAAATAAGGAAGGAGGCAGTTATGTATACACTAAAAATTACAGATGAAAATACTGTTGTTACAACAGTCAAAGAATCAATTGTGGAAAGAAGCAATTATGTAGATAAGATTCAGATTGTAACAAGTAAAATGTACCGGGAACAGATTGATATGTCAGATACAACTGTTTATATGAAGTATAAGCTCCCGGTGTCAGACAAAATTAAAATGACACAACTTATTATAAATAATCTTGAATATGAACAGAATTATATTCAGTATTTAATTCCTGTCGATGCAGCACTTACTGCTGAAGCCGGGGATATCGAAGTATCTTTCACGTTCTTAAAACTTGTTGCTAATGAAGATGGAACATACACTTCTTATATTCGAAAAACCACATCAGGTGTTATTCATATTACTCCACTTGTACAATTTGATAAATATGAACCTTCTGAATTGTTTACTGAAATTGATCAGAGGCTCCTTGCTATGGAAGGAATGATTAAAGATCTCAATGCTCAGAATAAAGCGACTTATGAAGGTATGGTAAAAGATATTCGTCTTAATACAGAAGACAGAAAAATCACTTTAACAGACAGAAATGGTGAAGATACCGGAAATGGTATCGTTGTAAAAGATCTTTCTGCTATGGTAGCCGAAGATATGACAGGTAAAGATCCTGATGGCACACAGGATGGAGTTGTTCATCTTGATCAGGTTGTCGATCTGGATAAATTATTAAAGTAAAGGAGTCATGATATGTCATTTAAAGATTCTAAAATTGCTGCTGCGGCTAATTCGGCAATGACTTTGAGTGCTGAGTTAGCCGTAGACACTGAGGAATATACATTATGTACTGATGGTCGTTATGAAGTATATACCAAATATCAAGACAATGCATATTCAACAGTGGATAACTTAAAAAATATTGCCGTTGATGCTACACAGATTAATATTATGCAGGAAGAAAACAGCCAGTATATGCCATTTAGGATTCCAAGATATTGGGATGGTATGGATCTTATGGATATGCTCATCCAGATAAGATATGAATCTGTAGCTGAGAAAAAAGGTAAAGTAGCGACAGTTATCAATGTAGCTTCCAACAATACTTATATTCGATTTGGTTGGTTGATTGATGCTGCTGTTACAGCAAATGCCGGAGATATAATTTTTGAAATTATGGCTACTGGCGTAAATGAAAAAGGAAACAATTATATTTGGAGAACCAAACCAAATGGTAAGTTTACTGTTCTTCAAGGATTAAATTATGACGGAATCATTGAACCTTCTGAAGATTGGTATACAAGTTTTGTAAATATGATTCTTGGTCATGTAGCCGAAGCAAAACAATACGCAGATGAAGCAAAAGCTTCCGCTGCTTCTATTAATGTAGATGATATAAAAGCAGATGTAAAAACATCTGTTATGAATGATCTTAATGGAACAGTAACTGAATCTCTGAAAGCATATTATACAAAAACAGAAGTTGATACAAAAGTCAAAGAATTAAACACTGCTATTTCTGGTATTGACAGTTTGAAGAACTTAAAAGTTGAATATGACAACACAACTGGAAATTTAGTGTTTAAAGATGGAACGGAACCTATTGGAGAACCTATTACTATTAACAGTCTTGCAAACCTTATAGTTGAGTATTCTGTTGTCAATGGAAAAGGTTCATTAGTATTCAAAGATGGAGAAACTATTATTCAGACTGTAGAACTTAGTTCTATTGAGCCATCTGCTGAGTGGAGAGCTGCATTGAAGCAGGAACTTGAAGCAGAAATGGACGAGAAAGATACAGTAATCTCTAATCGAATTGGTCCACTTGAAACAGCTAAAACTGAAATCGAAAAGAATGTAAATGCCAATACTGCTGCTGTCTCAGAGATAAAAACTACTATTTCAAACATTGAGAAGAAAGTAGAAAGTGCTACTACAAAATCTGATGAGGCCAAAAATGCTGTAGATATCTTGAAACAAAATATGACTTCTTATGATACTCAGTTTGAAGGAATTAATACAGATATTACAGATGTTAAGGCCGCTATTGAAGAAATCAAGAAAAATCCTGCGGCTGCAGAGTACGATGTTACATACGAAAATAGTATTTTTACATTTTTAAAGGATGGAGAAATCCAGAAAAGCTTTAAAATTGAAGGTGGTGGAGGATCTTCCTCAGATACTACTACTATTACTATTGAAAGAATCACAAATGCAGATGCTATTTTCTTACTTGGTTCAAAAGCAATTATTGAATATAGTTTTTCATCTGTAGATAATACTGGTGATACAACTGGAGCCGGTACTGCTGTGTGGAAAGTTGGTAATACTATTGTAGCTACGAATACGGCTGCGCAAGGAAACAATAGTTTTGATATCACTGAATATCTTAATGTCGGTGCAAATACTATTAGATTAACTATTACCGACAGTTTTGGGACACTTGCCACTAAGACATGGACTGTTACTATTGTAGAATTCAAACTTGAAAGCACATTTGATGATACTTTGTTATATACAAATACAGATGTAGTATTTAGATATACACCTTATGGAAACGTTAATAAGACTCTTCATTTTATTCTTGATGGTGAAGACTTAGGCACTGTTGAAACTCAGTCCTCTGGCAGAATTATGTCTTATAATATTCCTAAACAGGAACATGGCAGCCATTTACTCAAAGTATATATGACTGCGACAATTAACAATAAAGAAATAACCTCAAATACTATTTGTAAGGATATTATTTGTGTTGATCCTACAAATAGAACTCCTATTATTGGATGTGCTCAACAGGAATTTACAGCACAACAGTACCAGGCAACAAGTATTAAATATGTTGTATATGATCCTGATCACAATCCCGCCTCTGTAAAACTATCAATTGATGGTAAAGTACAGAGCACTCTTTCTGTAAATCGTTCTGCTCAAATCTGGAGTTATAAGTCATCCACTGAAGGAAAACATAACCTGACCATCTCATGTCGTAAAGTGACTAAGATTTTATCAGTTAATATCACTAAACTTGATATTGATGTTGAACCAATCACAGCCAACTTAGCATTTGATTTTAACCCTGTTGGAAAATCCAATGGAGATACCGACAGACTCTGGACCGATAAAAATAACTCTGCTATTACTCTTTCAGTATCAGATAACTTTGACTGGGATAATGGTGGATACCAGATTGATGCTTATGGAAACCAGTATTTCTGTGTAAAAGCTGGAACAACTGCTCAGATTAATTATAATCTCTTCGGAAAAGATCCGAAACAGACTGGTTCTGAATTCAAATTTGTATTTAAGACTCAGAATGTTCGCAATGCTTCTGCTACTTTCTTATCATGTATTGATGGTACTGAAGGCTCTGACGTAGGTATTAAAATGGATGTTCACGAAGCATACGTGAACACTTCTACTGACAGCTTATATTTTCCATATAGCGAAGAGGATATTATTGAATTTGAATATAATATCAATACAATTGATACAAAAGACACATCTGCAACTTCTATCATTATGACTTATGAAGACGGAGTTGGAGGAAGACCTCTTATTTATGATAATTCTCATAGACTGCACCAGTATTCTCCTACCCTAATTTCTATTGGTTCTCCGGATTGTGATGTGTTGATTTATAGAATGAAAGCTTATTCTGCTTCTCTCACAGATTCTGACATTCTTGCCAACTTTATTGCAGATGCTAGAGATTCAGATGAAATGATTGCAAGATATAATAGAAACCAGATCTACAATGACAATAATGCTCTTACTCCAGATTCTGTAGCTAATGCTTGCCCGAATCTAAGAGTAATTAAAATTGAAGCGCCGCATTTCACAAATGACAAGAAGGATTTTGTTAAAAATACTTCTATGGAATGTATTTATAAGAATGGGGATCCTAAATTAGATAACTGGAAATTTATTAACTGTTTCCACGCCGGACAGGGAACTACAAGTAATGAATATGGTTTTGCTGCCAGAAATATTGATGTTATTTGTTGTGCGGATGGTGTACATCAGATCAATAGTAAGATTCCTCTTGATCCTAACTATAAGACAGAGTTAGTTCTTGGTGATGGGACAAAATATGAGGACGGAACTGGTAAGATTAGTCTTACAAGAAACTCTGTTCCAAATAATTGGTGGAATTTTAAAGTAAATGTAGCATCTTCAAATATGGCAACTAATGCATTAGGACAGAAGAGATTCAACGACTTTTTACCATATGAAAGTCCTGCGGTACGTAGAGATCCTAAAGTTAAAAACTCTATGGAATTTGTCAACTGTGTAATCTTTATTAAAGAATCTGATCCTGATATTACTACTCATAGAGAATTTCAGGATACAGACTGGCACTTCTACTCTCTCGGTAATATGGGAGATTCAAAGAAGACTGATATTACAAGAGCTTATGATCCAGAGGATATGAAAGAATTCTGTATTGAAATCAGTGACAATACTCTTCCAAACTCTGCATTCCAGACCGGTATAACAAACCAAGATGGAACTATGAAATATCCTATCAGTAAAGCTGAATGGAAAACTGGTAATACAGCATATGATGCTCTGTATAATAACTGGGATGGATCATTTGAATTCAGATATGATTGTTGCGGCGATTCTAAGGATGGTTCTGCTCTTACTTCTGATGAAGCAAAAAAGAAAATACGTACAGATAACAAACAGATTTGGAGAGACTTCTATGAGTTTGTAATTACGTCTAGTGATAAAGAATTTAAAGATGGCTTGAAAGATTGGTGTATTCAGGATGCAATGCTCTATTTCTATTTAGTTACACTCAGATATAGTATGATTGATAATAGAGCCAAGAATGTTTTCCCGCATTGGGCAAAACATTATATCACTCAGGAAGAAGCTACAACTATGGGTGATAAAGCTAAATATTATACTATAGATGATGATGCGGCTGCTCTGCATAATGGTTATAGATTTGATCTATGGGCATATGATATGGACACTCAGCTTGGTATTAATAATTCAGGTGAGCTGTCATTCCCATATGGTAAGGAAGATACTGACTATAAAGAAGAAGGAAATCCTTCATCTGGTTATGTTTTCAATGCTGCTGAATCTGTATTGTGGTGCAGAATACGTGATGTATTTACACAAGAATTAAGAAACATGTATCAGTCTGTAGATTCTAACTGTTGGTCTGATTCTCATTTAATTAATGAGTATGAGGCTTGGCAGAGCCAGTTCCCAGAAGAACTTTGGAGAATCCACTATGAAAGATTATATCTGAGAACATATCGTGCTGGGACAGTAAGATTCCTTAATGAGATGATGAATGGACGTGGAAAATATCATCTCAGACAATGGGAACGTGACCAGCATATTTATATGGGAACAAAATTCTTACATACAGATGTAAAGTCTGATCAGATTATGTTCAGATGTAATACTCCTAAGAAAGTTGTAGTTAAACCAGATTATACTCTGAAGATCATTCCTTATTCTGATATGTATATTTCTGTACTTTATGGTAATTCACCAGAAACTACTCAGGTACGTGCAAAAGCCGGACAAGAATATAAGATTACTACGGACTTAACAAATATGGATGATACAGCTATTCTTATCTATGCTGCATCAAGAATTGAGGCACTAAATGACCTCTCTGCTTGTTATATTCATGATAATGATTTCTCAAAGGCTTCTAAGCTGAAAACTCTTATCATTGGTAATAATACAGCTGGATATCAGAATACTTTTATGACATCTCTTAATATGGGTAATAATACTCTTCTTGAGACTTTGGATATTCGTAATTGTCCAAATCTTACAGGATCTGTTAACCTGTCTGCATGTGAAAATCTTATTAATCTTTATGCTGATGGAACTATTGTAACATCTGTATTATTTGCTAATCATGGTAAGATTGCTCATGCTTATCTCCCATCTTCTATCAACACTCTTACACTCAAGAACCTCAAAGACTTAACTGATCTTAAGGTTGCAGGATACGATAATTTACAGACATTTGTATGTCAGAATTCTATCGTAGATGCTCTTGCTATCTTAAATGCTGCTATTAATACTCTTCGTACCGTAACAATTACTGGTATCTCATGGAATCTTGATGATACTACGCTTCTTCTGAAATTATCAAAACTTGCCGGTATTGATGATAATGGCGCTACTACTGAGCAGTCAATTCTTACTGGATCTGTTCATGTTCCTGTAGTCAGACAGCAGGAATATAAAGAATTTGTTGGTTCTGAAGATGAACCTGGAATCTGGACAGACCTTGTTCTTACTTACGATTCAATCATTACTCAATTCAAAGTTACATTTATAAATGATGATGAAAGTAATACTATCCTTGATATCCAGTACGTAGATAAAGGTGGAAACGCTGTTGATCCTACTACAAGAGAAGTTAATCCGATTCCTATTCCTACAAAGAAAAGCACAATTAAGCTTGATTATACCTTCAAAGGATGGGAAGGTTCAATGACAGGAATCTTTGCTGACAGAACTATTACTGCTGTATATGACAGTAAAATTCGTGAATATACTGTAAAATATGTTTCTAAAGGATTATCTCTTCAAGAATCTACTGCCCAGTATGGTTCTTATGTAAAATATACAGGTGATACTCCTGTATATACTGCTGAGGAATCTGCTTATAAGTACAATCTGTTTAAAGGATGGGATAAGTCAGGATTTGTCGATGGAAATAAAACGATCAATGCAGTATATGAAACCTGCGAATATGTAGATGGATATTTTGATGGTAAGGATCTGGCCAATATGACACAGGTTGAGCTTTATACTCTTATGAAAATGGGACTTGAAGCAAAATCATTATCATTAAAAGATACATTAGATTTCAAACTTGGTGTTGATTATAGCTATGGCGACATTGAAGAGCATGAAGTTATTTCAACTGCGACTAAATTTGATGGAACAAACTATATTGACACCGGATTAAAGATCATGGAAAAAGACAGAGACTTTACGATTGCTATTGACTTTGAATTTGATTCAGGAAATAGTGTAAACTCCACTCTTGCTCAGTGTTTTCAGGGTGATGGTTCAAATGGATTCAGACTTTGGTATTCTCAGGAACCTCGTTTCTCATGGAATACTGATAGTATAACTCCATCTGCTGGAACAAATCGAGAGATTATTGTATTCCGTCATGAAGCTGGAAGTCAGAAGCTTTATGTGTACAATTCAAACATGACTGGGAAAGAAGTATCTTCTACTACTCTGAATGCGATCAGGATTCCAGAGCATAGTTCCACTCTCGTATTTGGATGTTCTAAAGCTGACGACGGAGCATATGAAAACTTTGCAAAAGGCACTATACATTGGGCTAAAGTCTGGTACGCAGATCTTGGTGAAGAACAATGTATGGATATTGCTGCATGGATCCACGAAATAATCCCTATGGAAGTGGCTAAGTTTAAAGGATATTATCTGTCTGACGTTGCTTCAAAGAGAGCTAACATTACATTTGTTGCTTCAAACCTGTTAGGTACTGAAAAGCCTTATAATAATAAGAGCACAAATGCAGGTGGATGGGCTGAATCTTCTCTGAACACATGGCTGAATACACGTTTGCTTAAAGCTATTTCTCCTTTATGGAAAGCTCTGATCAAACCTGTAAAAGTATACTCTTCTATTGGTAATAAATCAAATGATACATCCGTATCTAATTGCAGATTCTATGTTCCATCTCTGTACGAAATTGATCCTACTGCTACTTCTGAACCATATATTTCTGAAACAAATGCTCCTATTGCTTATTTCACAGATGATGATACCAGAAAGAAAGCAAATTCTTCTACTCCTACGGAGTATAAATCTTACTGGACCAGATCTCCAAATGCTACAGTTGCAAACTGGCTGTATACAGTCAATGAAGCCGGTGGAACATATGGGTTCTCTTATCCAGGACAGAATTCTGGAATCTTACTTATGTTCTCAATTTCAAGTGAGGGGTAACCATTCCCATCTTATAAGGAGGATATCACATGTATTATAAAGTAATCAAAAATGATGAAGTCGTAGATGTCCTTAATCATATCCTGTATATCAAATATCAGGAGAAACATAGTCTGTTGCTTCTATGTGATATCACAGAAGCACAGGCTATTTTAAGTTCAGACGGAAAATATGGATGGCACATTGAAGGTCTCTATAATTTTCCGCCTGATAATGACATCTATGCAATAAAAGAAATTTCAAAATATGAATATGACAAATTGAAGAGGTGATCACAGCATGGCGTTAATTCCAACCTGGTATTCTGCATCAACTAAGCAAATTGCAGAAAAGGCTTTACAAAGAGGGGTGCTAAAATACCCAGGACTTTGTTACATCCAAGACAGTAAGAGTATAGCGTGGGTGACCATCGACAACACATTAGAATATGTCAAAGGAGATAAACAGATTACAGATGTAAAATGCATCGGATCAAATCTTATGTTTTTCTCTGGAGATAAACTGCTTTTCTCTTATGACATATCTATGACTGACGAAGATAAAGGTCATATTATTGAAGAGGTCAAGAAAACAATCGGATTGGATAATTATGTCAAGTCTTCTGAGCTTTCTACTCTTTTAGATAATATAATCGGTAATCTTGAAGATAAGTCCACTGTTGTAGACTATATCAACAGCTTATCTTATAACAAATTATTTGACGTACCTATTGTAAATCTTATAGGTACACTTACTGTTCCTGTGAAGATATCATCACTCGATGATGGTATTTATAAAGTAAAAGGCCAATGTATCATTGGCGGAAACAATACTACTGTTCAATCTTCTGCAGACGATGTTCTGTATCTTGTATCTCATGATGCTGATACTTCCAGCACAACAATCACAAAAATGCAAGGAAAATCTATTACATTGTATTTCATTCAGCAAGATGGTGAATATACGACTGATCGTTATGTCACTGAAAGCTGGATTAATGAACAGAATTTTGCAAGTGCTGATTCTGTAAAAGAATATGTTTCAAATATCATTGAAGAAACTGTTCTGGATGTTTTAGATGAACATATTGACTCTGCTTTAGACCGAAAACTCGGAGGTATTGATTCCGAAGATTTAACAAATATATTTCAAGGAGGAAACTAATTATGGCAAAATTACAGTTCGCTACACTTTCTAATCTTCAGGAGTTTTTAAATCTGCATAACGTACAGATCGACTCTAAAATCAGTGAGGCTGTCAAAAACTCAATTAAAACAGTATCTCAGTCAGAAGACGGATACACACTTTATTTCTACACAAAAACTGCTCCAGTAACTATTGATGAAGCAGCATTTACTATTACTATTCCTCAGCCAACAGGAAAAGCTGACAAAGTAAAAGGAGCTATTTCCGGACATCTTGCAGGTCTTGATGCTAATGGTAATCTTGTAGATTCTGGAAAGGCGGCTACAGATTTCGATGCAGCCGGAGCTGCTAACACAGCAAAAACAGAAGTAATGTCTTATGTTGGTACTATTCCTACTGGTGCTAAAGCTAAAGATGTAGTTTCTTATATTAAAGAAGTTGTAAAGACAGGTACATATGATGATTCTGCTCTGAAATCAAGTGTTGCAGCTAATACTGCAGCAATCAGTACTCTTAATGGAACCGGTGCTGGATCCGTAAAGAAAGCTGTTTCTGATGCAGTTGCTCAGATTGTTAATGGTGCCCCAGAAGCGTATAACACACTAAAGGAAATCTCTGATTGGATTTCTTCTCATGCATCTGATGCAGCAGGAATGAATAGTCAGATTACTACCAATAAAGAGGATATCTCTAAGCTGAAAACACTTATCGGTACTCTCCCAAACACAGCAACATCTAAAGATATCGTAAGTTATATTGCAGAATATGTATCTAAAGCTCTTGCTGATTCTGACCTTTCTCAGTATGCGAAAGCTGAAGATCTTAAAGCTGCTGTAGGAAGAATTGATGTTCTTGAGAAAAAGATTCCTACATTAGAAGCTGCTGATAAAACAAACGCCGATAATATCGCAGCTATAACAACAAGAGTAACTACTGCCGAAGGTAAGATTACTGCTCTTGAAAAAGATCTTGCTACTGAAAAACCGAAGATTGCTAAGAACACATCTGATATCACCGCTCTTAAGGGGCTTGTTGGAGATGGATATGAAGCAATTCCAAGTGCGTCTATCAAAGGTTTATTTA